TTTCCCTGGAATCCTTGAACCCCTTGTGGTCCTTGGAAACCTTGGTTTCCTTGATTACCTTGATTTCCCTGAGATCCTTGAGGACCTTGGAATCCCTGGTTTCCTTGATTTCCCTGAGATCCTTGAGGACCCTGGAATCCTTGATTGCCTTGATTGCCTTGATTTCCTTGAAATCCTTGGACACCTTGAGGACCTTGGAATCCTTGGACACCTTGAGGACCTTGGAATCCTTGATTGCCCTGGTTTCCTTGAGCACCTTGGTTGCCTTGATTTCCTTGATTTCCTTGAGAACCTTGTGGTCCTTGGAATCCCTGGTTTCCTTGATTGCCTTGATTTCCTTGATTCCCTTGGAAACCTTGAACACCTTGAGGTCCTTGGAATCCTTGATTTCCTTGCGCACCCTGATTCCCCTGGAATCCTTGTGAACCTTGAGGTCCCTGGAATCCTTGATTACCTTGATTACCTTGATTGCCTTGGTTTCCTTGTGCACCTTGAGGTCCCTGGAATCCTTGATTTCCTTGATTACCTTGGTTCCCTTGATTTCCTTGGTTTCCTTGATTCCCCTGGAAACCTTGTGCACCTTGAGGTCCCTGGAATCCTTGTGTACCTTGGTTTCCTTGATTTCCCTGGAATCCTTGAACTCCTTGAGGTCCTTGGTTTCCTTGATTGCCCTGTGTACCTTGATTTCCTTGGTTTCCCTGGAATCCTTGAGCACCTTGAGGTCCTTGGAATCCCTGGAATCCCTGAGATCCTTGTGGACCCTGGAATCCTTGAGATCCTTGATTACCTTGATTACCTTGATTTCCCTGAGATCCTTGAGGACCTTGGAATCCTTGGTTTCCTTGATTGCCTTGAGGACCCTGGAATCCTTGATTACCTTGATTTCCTTGTGGTCCTTGGAATCCCTGGTTTCCTTGATTGCCTTGATTCCCCTGGAATCCTTGAACCCCTTGTGGTCCTTGGAAACCTTGATTACCTTGAGAACCTTGTGGTCCTTGGAAACCTTGGAATCCTTGTGAACCTTGTGGTCCTTGGAATCCTTGATTTCCTTGATTACCTTGATTTCCCTGGAATCCTTGAGCTCCTTGGGGACCCTGGAATCCTTGATTACCTTGAGACCCTTGAGGGCCCTGGAATCCTTGGTTTCCTTGAGACCCTTGAGGACCTTGGAACCCTTGGTTTCCTTGGTTTCCTTGATTGCCTTGATTTCCTTGTGCACCTTGAGGTCCTTGGAATCCCTGGAATCCTTGTGAACCTTGAGGACCTTGGAACCCCTGTGGTCCTTGTAATCCTTGAGGTCCTTGAGGTCCTCTAAATCCTTGATTTCCTTGATTTCCTTGATTTCCCTGTGATCCTTGTGGTCCCTGGAATCCTTGATTTCCTTGATTGCCTTGGAATCCTTGATTACCTTGTGGTCCCTGGAAACCTTGAGATCCTTGAGGACCTTGGAATCCTTGATTTCCTTGATTACCTTGAGCACCTTGAGGTCCTTGGAAACCAGTATCTCCTCTAATTTGACCTACATTATCCCAATCAGATCCATTATAAATCCACAGATCTCCAGTATCTAAAGCAATAACTCCTTCACCAGTAGTTGGTGGATACCAAGGAAATCCTGTATCATCTACAGTTAATGTAGTATTAGGAGATGAAGTTGTAACTGATGGAACTGATCCTACAATAGTAATAGATGTTCCAGTGTTTCCCTGGAATCCTTGTACACCTTGAGGTCCCTGTAATCCTTGAGGTCCTTGTGGTCCTCTAAATCCTTGGTTTCCTTGGTTTCCTTGATTACCTTGATTACCTTGATTGCCTTGGAAACCTTGAGCACCTTGAGGTCCCTGGAATCCCTGGAATCCTTGTGAACCTTGAGGTCCCTGGAATCCTTGATTGCCCTGGTTTCCCTGATTACCTTGGAATCCTTGAGATCCCTGTGGACCCTGGAATCCCTGGAATCCCTGAACACCTTGTGGTCCCTGGAATCCCTGGAATCCTTGAACTCCTTGAGGACCTTGGAATCCTTGGTTTCCTTGATTTCCTTGGTTTCCTTGGTTTCCTTGTGCACCTTGAGGTCCCTGGAAACCTTGATTGCCTTGGGATCCTTGTGGTCCTTGGAATCCCTGGAAACCTTGAGCACCTTGAGGTCCCTGGAATCCTTGATTGCCCTGGTTTCCCTGATTACCTTGGAATCCTTGAGATCCCTGTGGACCCTGGAAACCTTGATTGCCTTGGGATCCTTGAGGTCCTTGGAATCCTTGAGGTCCTTGTAAACCTTGAGGTCCTTGTGGTCCTCTAAATCCTTGGTTTCCTTGATTGCCTTGGTTTCCTTGTACACCTTGAGGTCCTTGGAATCCCTGGAAACCTTGAGCACCTTGTGGTCCTTGGAATCCCTGGAATCCCTGAGCTCCTTGTGGACCCTGGAATCCTTGATTGCCCTGGTTTCCTTGATTACCTTGATTGCCTTGGGATCCTTGTGGTCCTTGGAATCCCTGGTTTCCTTGTGTGCCTTGAGGTCCTTGGAAACCTTGATTGCCTTGATTACCTTGGAATCCTTGGTTTCCTTGAGATCCTTGTGGACCTTGATTTCCCTGGAAACCTTGAGACCCTTGAGGTCCCTGGAATCCCTGGTTTCCTTGTGTGCCTTGTGGTCCCTGGAAACCTTGATTACCTTGGTTTCCTTGATTTCCTTGGAATCCCTGAACACCTTGAGGACCTTGATTTCCCTGGAAACCTTGATTTCCTTGAGGTCCCTGAAATCCCTGGAATCCCTGAACTCCCTGTGGTCCCTGAAATCCTTGGGTTCCTTGATTGCCTTGGAAACCTTGATTCCCCTGATTACCTTGAGGACCTTGGAATCCTTGATTTCCTTGATTGCCTTGATTTCCCTGTGCACCTTGTGGTCCTTGGAAACCTTGGAATCCTTGAGGACCAAATCCTTGAGGTCCTTGGAATCCTTGTGGTCCTTGGAATCCTTGGTTGCCCTGAGATCCTTGAGGACCAAATCCTTGAGGTCCTTGAACCCCTTGTGGACCTTGGAATCCTTGTGGACCTTGGAATCCTTGAGATCCCTGTGATCCTGGGGGTCCTTGAGGACCATCAATACCAATATACCCAGGATTGCCTTGTGATCCTTGAGGTCCCCCTGCACCTTGAGGTCCCCTTGGTCCTCTTCCACTAACAAAACTTTCTAAAGATTGAGTAGAGTTTAATCCAATTTCTATACTATTTGAATTTGATCCAATCTCAATATCTATCATGATGCTGTTCCCCTAATTATCACCATACCATCAACTGCTTTTGTAACAGTTGGTCCATTATCATATAAAACATCATAATAATATCTACCAACTGGAATAGTAGAAGTTATTGTGCTTGCTATTGATAAAGTTATTATCCCATCACCTTCCGATTCAACTGTTATTGGATATGAAGTAGATGACCCATAGTGCTTTTTAATTTTTGATGAAAAGGTATATCCGCTCAAATTCAAAGCAGCACCATCCAATTTAATTCTCATAGCAAAGGAAAAATCAGTTCCTTGCTCTACTGTTAAATTAACTGATGGCACTGCCATATCCTTAATTTCCTACTTAATTGTATTTATTTCTAAACTACAGTCCAAGTTGCTCCACTGTTAACTGTGACAGTGATGCCAGAGTTAATAGTGATAGGACCAATACTCATTTCATTATATGTTGTTGTTACTGTGTAGTCTGCAGCAATTGTAGGAACATTTCTGAAGAATGGAGTGTTAGTAAGAGCAAATGCTCCACCAACTGCTAATTCACCTGTTCCTGGGTTATAAGATAGTGCAGGAGCAGTTGATCTAATTCTAGGAGTAGCATTAACGCCTGCACTATCAACAAATACTGGATAGTAAGTAGCACTACCTGTAGTGTTAGTGGCATTTACTACTGTTGATGGTCCAGTAAGACCTTGATTTCCTTGGAAACCTTGGAAACCTTGAGTACCATTTATTCCTTGAGTACCATTTGTTCCATCTACACCTTGGAATCCTTGATTTCCTTGGTTGCCCTGGTTTCCTTCGAATCCTTGAGCTCCTTGAGGTCCTCTTGCACCTTGAGGTCCAATAGCACCAGGATCTCCCTGAGTTCCTCCAGAACCTGGAGAACCTTGAGCACCTTGAGGTCCAACTGCACCTTGAGGTCCTTGTCCACCCTGAACACCTTGAGGTCCTCTAAATCCTTGGTTTCCTTGATTTCCTTGGAATCCTTGGACACCTTGAGGTCCTTGGAAACCTTGGAATCCTTGAGTTCCTTGGAATCCTTGAGCACCTTGAGGTCCTTGAGTACCTTGAGTACCTTGAGTACCTTGGTTTCCTTGAGATCCCTGTGGTCCTGTTCCTTGATTACCTTGGTTTCCTTGGAATCCTTGAGCTCCTTGAGGTCCAATAAGACCTTGGAATCCTTGAGGACCTTGAACACCTTGTGGTCCTGTAAATCCCTGAGTACCTTGATTGCCTTGATTACCTTGGAATCCTTGAACACCTTGAGGTCCTTGGAATCCCTGGAATCCTTGAGCACCCTGAGAACCTTGAGGTCCTTGGAATCCTTGTGGACCAAGAATTTTACCTACATTGTCATAGGTAGCTCCATTACAAACATAAAGATTACCATCTGCCTGGACAACATAGGCATCTCCAATTGTAGTTCCATTACAGGTAGGTAGATTTCCTACTGTTGCAACAGTCCCTTTAATATCAAGTGCTGTTCCTGCTGGTCCCTGAGGTCCTTGGAATCCTTGAGGACCTTGAACACCCTGAGGTCCTCTAAATCCTTGATTTCCTTGATTGCCTTGGAATCCTTGAGTTCCTTGAGGTCCTTGGAATCCTTGTGAACCTTGAGGTCCTTGGAATCCTTGATTGCCTTGGTTTCCTTGGAAACCTTGAGTTCCTTGAGGTCCTTGGAAACCTTGTGGTCCCTGAGAACCTTGGAATCCTTGATTTCCTTGATTCCCCTGGAATCCTTGAACACCCTGAGGTCCTTGGAATCCTTGAGGTCCTTGTGGACCAACTTCTCCTTTAAATCCTTGGTTTCCTTGTGAACCTTGTGGTCCTTGGAATCCTGCTCCACCAGATCCACCCTGAGGACCTGCAATACCTTGTGGTCCTTGTACTCCTTGAGGTCCTCTAAATCCTTGGTTTCCTTGATTTCCTTGGAATCCTTGGACACCTTGAGGTCCTTGGAAACCTTGGAATCCTTGATTTCCTTGGAAACCCTGGAATCCTTGTACACCTTGAGGTCCCTGGAATCCTTGGGCACCTTGATTACCCTGGTTTCCTTGAGTTCCTTGAGTTCCTTGTGGACCTTGTAAACCTTGAGATCCTTGGAATCCTTGAGGTCCTACATTTCCCTGAGATCCTTGTGGACCTTGGAATCCTTGATTACCTTGATTACCTTGTGTTCCTTGGTTTCCTTGAGATCCTTGTGGTCCTCTTGCTCCAGTTTCTCCTTGGAATCCTTGATTTCCTTGATTTCCTTGGAATCCTTGAGGACCCTGTGGACCAAATCCTTGAGGACCTTGTAAACCTTGAGGTCCTTGAGGTCCTCTAAATCCTTGATTTCCTTGGAATCCTTGATTTCCTTGGAATCCTTGAGCTCCTTGAGGTCCTTGGAATCCCTGGAAACCTTGATTACCTTGATTACCTTGGAAACCTTGATTTCCTTGAGATCCTTGAGGTCCTTGGAAACCTTGAGTTCCCTGGAATCCTTGAGGTCCTTGAACCCCTTGAGGTCCTTGAGGTCCAAAAAATCCATCTCCACCTTGGTTTCCTGCTATTCCTTGGAATCCTTGAGTTCCTTGAGGTCCTATTACACCCTGAACACCTTGATTTCCTTGATTGCCCTGATTCCCCTGGAATCCTTGAGCTCCTTGGGGACCCTGGAATCCTTGATTACCTTGAGGTCCTTGGAATCCCTGAGGACCTTGTAAACCTTGAGCACCTTGAGGACCTTGGAACCCTTGGTTTCCTTGGTTTCCTTGATTACCTTGGAATCCTTGAGCTCCTTGTGGTCCTTGGAAACCTTGATTACCTTGAGAACCTTGTGGTCCCTGGAATCCTTGAGGTCCTTGCAATCCTTGAGGTCCTTGTAGTCCTAATACTCCTTGGGTTCCTTGTGTTCCTTGAGGTCCTAGTAATCCTTGGAATCCTTGATTACCTTGAGGTCCTAGTAATCCTTGGAATCCTTGAGCACCCTGAGGTCCTTGGAATCCCTGGAATCCTTGGAATCCTTGAGTTCCTTGGAATCCTTGAGTTCCTTGGAATCCTTGTACACCTTGAGGTCCTTGGAATCCTTGATTACCTTGATTGCCTTGTGTACCTTGATTGCCTTGTGTACCTTGATTGCCTTGAGCACCTTGAGGTCCTTGGAAACCAGTATCTCCTCTAATTTGACCTACATTATCCCAATCAGATCCATTATAAACCCAAAGATTTCCGGTATCTAGAGCAATGACTCCTTCACCAGCAGCTGGTGGATACCACGGGAATCCAGTATCATTTGCTGTTAGTGTTGTATTTGGTGCAGAAGTAGTAACTGATGGAACTGATCCTACAATAGTAATAGATGTTCCAGTATTTCCCTGAAATCCTTGAACTCCTTGAGGACCCTGTAAACCTTGAGGTCCTTGAGGTCCTCTAAATCCTTGGAATCCTTGAACACCTTGGGGTCCCTGGAATCCTTGATTGCCTTGAGCACCTTGTGGTCCCTGGAATCCTTGGGCACCTTGAGATCCTTGTGGTCCCTGGAAACCTTGATTTCCCTGAGTTCCTTGATTTCCCTGTACACCTTGAGGTCCCTGGAATCCTTGGAATCCTTGATTACCTTGGAATCCTTGTGCTCCTTGAGGACCTTGGAATCCCTGGAATCCTTGGTTTCCTTGGAATCCTTGAGCTCCTTGAGGTCCCTGGAAACCTTGATTACCTTGAGCTCCTTGAGGTCCTTGGAATCCTTGAGGACCTTGAATTCCCTGTGGTGCCTGGTCTCCTTGGAATCCTTGATTGCCTTGGTTTCCCTGGAATCCTTGGAATCCTTGTGCGCCTTGGGGACCTTGGAATCCCTGGAATCCTTGTGCTCCTTGAGGACCTTGAGCTCCTTGAGGTCCAAATCCTTGAGGTCCTTGGAATCCTTGTGGTCCCTGTGGACCTACAAAACCTTGGAATCCTTGTGATCCCTGAGGTCCTCTAAATCCTTGGAATCCTTGTGATCCCTGAGGTCCTCTAAATCCTTGAGGTCCTTGTGGTCCAATAAATCCACTAACGGAGTTCCAAGTAAATCCTGCTCCTGGACCTAATGATGTTAATACTTGAGGGAATAGTCCAACATTCCCATCTTTATTTGCAATATCTCCCTTTATTCTTACTGTTGGAACTTGTATGTCCAACTGATAATTTGTATTTGGATTATTGGTTCCAATACCTAATGACTGAGCTGCAGGAATATAAACTATATTACTTGGAGCAATATCAAAGGTAGTTACTAAACCACCAAATCTTTCGGTAGTAAATCCTAAGTATCTTGGGCGTGCATCATCTGGCTCAACTACTGGAATCTTTGAATCAACTCTAATAGTTGCAATACCTACACCAGCAGATGCAAAACCTACAACACTAACACTAACTCCAACAAAGTCTAAAATAGTAATTGAGTTAGCTACACCAACTAATGTGCCTTCATCCCTTACTGTAAATCCTAGAGGTAGAGTTTCTAGAGGAACCCAAAATCTTTGTCCTGGATATGTAGGAATAGAAATTAAGAAATATCTATCTCCTACTGGAATAGATCCAGAATATGGAGGATCTCCCAAGTTAGGTTCTGCCTGATTTAATCCTAGGTACTGATATCTATCAGAAGTTAGCCTAGATTGGGGAGTTCTTATTACTCTGCGACTAAGATACTTTGCCATTATTGATTAAGAGTTTCCAGGATACTTATAGTGTATTTGATATGATTTGGAGATGTGGTAGAAATTCCACTCATTACAATGCTATCAGTTTTTAATGCTGTCCTTTCTAAAACCAATCTTCCTTCTAAAAGAATCAAAGCATCATTAGGAGGAACTATGCCCCCACTAATAACTTCTGTAATATCAGTAGATACTCCAGATTGACTTCTATTGACTCTTTTATGTGAAAATGTTACTGTTCCTATTCCAGATCCAGTATTAGCAGTTTGTGCAAAAAGAACAATGCTGGTATAACCTGTCCTTGTAGTATAAACCTCTGTGTTAGCAGTAGTGCTAACAATACCAGTAACTGTTTTGTATGTATTTAGTGGTTGTTGTGCCATGTAATTTTAACCTCCTCCTAGGGCAATGATGAGTGGAGTGACTTCAGATTGAAGACTCTTACTGAATGCGGTCCCACTAATGGTTCCTGTATTTTGATTAATAGTAATTCCTTCACTAATTCTAAAGTTTCCTCCTTGATCAGTACTGGTAAAAGGAACTCTTCCCCCATCTGTTGCTACTATTTGATTTTCATCAATTGCAACAGCACCCTTAGAAGGAATAGAATTGACAATATCTGTACCTGTACCTATATATTCAAATGTTATACCTGATGCAATAATCTTACTTGCTTGGAAGAAGTTGACTGTTGCACCAACAGAAACTGGATAAGTAATAAATTGGTCAAATGTTACTGTGCAAATACCAGTTGGGTCTGGTTTTGTAGAAGAAACAACATTAAAGAATAATTTTTCCATTACAGCAACTGCAGTTGCAGTTGTTCCAATTCCTGGTCCAATTAATGGAGGTGGAGAAATTGTCACAGTTGGAGGAGTTTCAGTATATCCAGTACCAGAAACTAATATAGTAATTTCTTGAACTGTTCCATCAGAACCAACCCCATCTTCAAATATTGTAACTTCTGCAGGAATAGCATCATCACCTAGTGCAGGAAGTCCAATTTGAACTTCCACTGCAGCTCCAGGTAAATATCCATATCCAGGATTTGTAACTCTAATACTATTAACTGTATAATATTGAGTACCAATAAAGGTTACTTGTCCATCATAAGGTCTTTGACCTCTTGGAAGTTGTCTTGCTGGGATAGAAGTAGTTCCTATTCCAATTATACTTGTGATAATTCCTGCATTAGTTGTAATTGAAGATCTAATTGTAGGAGTGTATCCATTCTTATTGGTATTCTTAAACTGACTGATGCTACTTACGCCACTTTGATATGATTTTGGAAGATTTTGATTTGCAATAACATAAGTACAAATTCCAGCAAGATATTTAATTGATTCAATTTCTCCTGTTGCAACATATCCAGTGGCAAATCCAACTGGACGTGGAGATGAATCATTTAGATAAGTTCTTGCATAAGTGGGTGAATCTCTGTATGCAAGTCCACTATCAATAGAATTTCCATTTCCTTGAGAAAGAAGATCTAATGCAATAGTTTCTACTATAATCTTAGAATCTCTCTTACAGAAATCTCTTCCCTTGATTGATCCACCATAATCAAATGTTGGGCCAAGTGCTCCATATGGACCATCTGTGCTAGTTACAAATCCAACAACTTCATTTGCAATGAAATCTGCATTTGCTCTTAATAGATCTACTGCATCTAAAGATGCCTGAGTAACTCCAGCACCAACATTAAGAATAAGAGTATCTACATTATCACCAGTAGGAGCAACAGTAACTACTCCAACATATTGAAGTGGTGTAGTGCCATTTGCCCACAATCCATAATTACCAAATGAGGCATTACTGTTGTTCATGTCACAGACGCCACCACTATCATTGTATACTGCAGTATCACAGCAAATTGTGAATAGTGAAACTAACTGAGCATATCCAAAGTTAGTGATTGAAACTCCAATTCCACCTTGATTGTATTGAGTGTATGCATCAAGAACCATGGACTTAAATCCACCTGCTCTATTACCATCAATCCTCATTCCAACACTATTAGGAACAAAGTTGGTGCAGTTCTGAACATATGGTGACTGCCAATTTTGCTCAGTTCCATCAGCATACCCAAGCCCTTGAGTTGGGAAAGATACCATGGCATTTGGATTTGTTACACCAACAAAAGATTGGTGAGAAATATAGCAACCTCTTCTTACATGATAAAGATCAGTTTGTCCTCTGGTTGAGACAAGAGTTCTTCTTAAATCTTCTCCTACAACAGCAACTCTTTCTGCTACTTGAATTGGACCATCCTCAACATAAAGACCAGCAAAAACTCTTACTGTATCTCCAGGTTGAGCAAATGAACATGCTTTTTTGATAGTTAAGAAGGCATCTCCAGGAGATAATCCTTGGTTGCTGTCATTGCCAAACTTACTTACAAACCATTCATTGCCAACTTTTGCTCCTGGTGGGGACCAAACCAATTCTCCAACTGGTTTGTTGATTTTTGGAGCACTAATTGGACCTCCATTAATAATAGTTGTAACAATACCAACACAACTATAAATTGCTGATACTACATTGGAGCAAGCATTTGGATTAATATTACTGTCACCATCTGGAAGAAGTTCAGTATCAATTAATTGTGGAATGCTTCCAATTCCAGCAATAGTTCTAGTTGCAGGAAGTGTTTGTACATTTACATCAATTGCATTAGTAATTATTTGGAAGAATGTAGTGATTGCTGAAGCAGTATCAGAACAATCTCCAAGATTGTAAACTCCTGGAAGTCCAGAGATATCTCCTACAATTGTATTATCTTTATATTGAGTTAATGCACTATACCCACCAATAGTAATACTCTGATTTCTCATGGCCTGGATGGCCATATCTCTTGCTTGATTAAATGCGTAAATTGATTGTGCTTCTTCCTGGAGAAGATAATTATTTTCTAAGTAAATCTTAGCAGCATCATAAACTTGGTCATTTCCACCAATCTCTAAATTATAACAAATTGCTTCTATTACATCTACAATGTCATCAACACAATTCTGGTTTCCACCAGGAACTGAAAATCCAGTGTAGAATGCTAACATTCTACCAACTGCAACTTCTGCAATTAATTGCTTGTTTGCAAGAATTACTCTAGTAGCATCTGCATTTTTTCCAGATATTGGTGGAACTTGGTAAGATTTTGGAATAATAGCATTATTAATTACATATCTTGATAGACTTGCAATACTGCTAAATCCTACAAGTGTTGCTCTCTTTACATACCCAGTAGAAAATCCTGTTGGTATTACTACAGAATCATCTAGGTACTGTAAAGTTACTCCTGAGTAGTATGATAATCCAGCTCCAACAGACTTAGAGTTTCCACCCTTAGAAATATCAAATGCTATTGCATCAATAATTAAACCAATATCTCTTCTACACTTTACTCTTCCGGTTGCAACTCCAACTTTTCCATAATCAAAATCAGGACCATAATAACCAAAAGGACCATCTGTACTGGTTATAAATCCTACAATTTCATTAGCAATAAATTCTTTATTTCTTGTTAAAAGATTTGCAGCATCTAAGAATCTTCCTGGAATATTATAACCAGAAGAAAGAACCGAATATGCAAATCCTACATTCTCATATGCATCTACTACTTCTCCTCTAATTCTCAGATCCCCTGCTACATCAAGAGTTCTAGTTGGTAATGTTGTATTAATTCCAACTAAAGGATTGATAGTTTTTACGAAATCAGTTCCAATAGTTCCATATACATCTTCAGTATTAAAAAATCTTTTTGCTGATAGTATAGTACCACCAGTACCAACATTTAACCTTTCTGTGGTAGTAATTCCAGTAACTAAAAGATTTACAATTTCAGAATTTATGACAGTTTCTGATCCAATAGATGCTATTCCAACTGTGGCAATACCAGTCAAAAACTGAGATGCAGTTAGAATCCCTACAGTAGCAATTCCTACTGTGGCAATACCAATATAACTTTGACCAATAGTGGATAATCCAATATAAGCAGATGTAATGCTTGCAACACCAACAGTTGCAATCCCTATTCTGGCATCAGTAATAGTTGCAAAACCTACTGTAGCAATACCAATATAAGTTTGACCAATGGTGGATAATCCAATATAAGCAGATGTAATTGATGAAATTCCAACTACTTCACGTCCAATTGTTGCTACATCTGTTGTAGTAATACCTATTATTGCCCTAGTAATAGTAGCAAATCCAACAGTAGCAATCCCTGTTCTTACATCAGTTGCATTTACATACCCTACAGTAGATATTCCTACTTGCTCATCTGTAATATTAGCAAAAGAAATTGTAGATATTCCTATTCTGGCATTAGTAACAAATGCATCGGAAATAGTGGCAACCCCTGTTCTGGAAGCTGTAATAGTTCCAAAACCTATGGTAGTAACTCCAAGATATGAAGATGCAATTGTTGCAATTCCAATGGTTGCAAACCCAACATATGCAGTAGTTATTGAAGAAAATCCAGTTACTCTGAAATTCTTTAGAACATCTAATTCATATTTTGGAATAGATACTCCAACACCAACTGAACCAAGTCCAGTTATTACAACTGATTCTGTATAGTTTGTATTAACTTTTACTTTATAATCACCAAGAGAAGCAGCATCAGTATTAACGCCAAACTGATCAGAAACTAATCCAGATCCAATTACATCAAATTCTACAGTTGGGTTAATAGTACCTACGCCAAAAGACGTTTCTGCATAGATACTTTCTGTTGACCTTATATCTCCTGTTACATCAAGAGTTACATTATCACTTACTACTGTCTTTCCTATAGCAACTGTTTTTGTGTTGGAATCCACATACAGTGCTTGTGTTCCTACACCAAGACCAGTTCTTACTACAAAATAGTTTTCTTGTGATGGCATCGGGTTCCACTATCCCCCTTTTGTATTATTTATAAAGTTCTCATAATAAATGCGAGTGCATAATATGGAGGTCTGTTTTCATGAGATCCACCACCACCAGTATTAGGTTGAATTGTTGTGTCAGTTGTAGAAGTAGCACTAGTTGCTGATGAAGTTTCCGTAATTGAGATAATTGCAGTGTTGCCCTGAGCTCCCCTTGCTGCAGATGTAGTAGTTATATCAGTTAAAACATTAGCAGGAGATATTGTAGTTGTTGTAGTAGATATTGCCACATGGGTGTGTGCTGGAATCTGAGTAGAATCTAAGGTTACTGAATTTAATCCACCTTGAGTTCCTGGAGTATACCCAACTGTTCCTGCTACTGCTGGATTATCGCCACCAGCACCAACAATAAACCTTTCTCTTAAATCTGGAGTTCCACTTGTACCATCACAAAGAGCCCATCCAGAAGGAATGGTTGCTACTGATCCAGACCACATAATGATTCCATTAATAGGAATAGTTCCATATCCTTTAAACTTAGCACTAGAACCAGCAACAATATCTCCAACTGAAGTTATACTAGCACCAGCACTTACATTAGAAACAAAGGTAGAAACACCAGCAACTCTTATATTGTCAGATACATGTAAATTATCATTAACAATAACATTTCCATCAGCAGAATTTAAATATAAATTTTGAGACGAAGTGTCAATAGTAGATGCTGATGCAATTCCAATTCTTATTGATGAAATACCTGCAGTTCCAATTACTTTTAAGTTTTCTCCAATATTGACACTTTTATCTATTCCAACTCCACCAAGAACAACTAAAGCTCCATTAGAAGGATCTGTAGTATCTTGAGTGCTTGCTACTGTAGTAATACCAACAATAAATGCATCAGTAGATACTGTAAGTTTATTGAGATTTGCTGCAGCAGTTGTCCCATCTAATTCATCATTAATAATTACTTTGTTAGCAACAACAACATCAAGAGTTGCAGCATTAGAAGATTCTGCTTCTGGAAGTCCAACATCAATTTGTTTGCCAGTTACTGCATCAAATTTAGTTTTACCAATATAAAATTCTCCATCACTATTCATTCCAGTATAAACTACTAAACCTCCTCTACTATTCAGAGATTGTGAAGTTAATACTTCAGCATCAGAAAGAATTCTATCTTGGTTTGTTGGCATTCCTGTTGAATAGTTACCAGGACCAAATCCAGTGTATTCAAAAGTATGACCAGATGCACGAATGATAGAATTTCTTCTAAGTTCAATTGGTACTATTTTAATTTTCTTAATATTTGAATTATTTTCATGAGCTACTGCTCTAGTTCCAAATAATGCTCTCTTAACAAAAACTTCACCACCAGAAATTCTGGTAATAAGCATAATTTCTGAATTGATTTGTATAAAATCTCCTTTATCTAATCCATAAAGATCATTTATTAAGAAATTAGAAACTGATGCAGATATTTGTTGAGAGATTGCTCCTTTATATCCACCAAGAATAGTAAACAATCTTGAGTTTAAATTTTCATTAGTAATTGAAGTATCTTTTGGATTTGAAAGTAATCCTGCACCAAATACTCTTACTGCATCACTAGCATCTCCCTTTACAGTAAATGTAGTAATACCAGTAACTGTAGAAATAGTAGAAATTCCAATTTTTTCAGGTGGATTTCCAATTGCATCATCAAAAATAACTTTACTACCAACAGCAAATGAGTGTGGTAATTGAGTAGTTATTGTTGTAGTATCTGTTAATGCATTATATACAGATCCATCTGGACTATTTCTTATTTGGTATCCAATTCCAGATAAGAACGATACTGCATTTGCAGGAGTTTCTGGAGTTGCATTATTATTATAATATGTAATTGTATTTGATTTTACTGACTGTATAACAAATGTTCCATTATTTTGTTCTTTGGCGCACCCAATTATTTGAATTGTATCAGTATCTGATGCACTGTAATTGACAGAAGATACAGTTAAGAAACAATCATTAGTAGATCCAGGAATTCCTCTAACCCTTAATAGATCTCCAGAGAGATAACCAGATCCTTGATTTTGAATACTAGCTTCTGCTACTACATTAGATGCTACTCTAATATTTGCAGTTGCATTAGATCCACTCCCACCACAAAGAGGAACATCATAAAATAATCCATTAACATACCCTGATCCTGGAGTTGTAACAGTAAGTCTTCTAATTCCACCTAGTCCATGAGAAATTGCAGTTGTTACTGTTGCAATTCCTACCCCAGAATCATAATATGTAGTAATGCCTGAAATTTTAGATGTTAAATTAAAATCCTTAAGATATGAAGTTAGAGTTTCCTTAGTAACGCTCTTTTTAACATCATTAACAGTTACTGTGCCAATTTCTTTTCTGGAAGCTAAACTAATAGTTCCTTCTGGATCTGCAATTGGATTGTCTAAATCTTGAGTTGGGTATAATTTTTCTATGCTTTGAGATAATTTATATTGCTCAGTATTAAATGGAACAATAGTAGGGGTATTTTTAAATGCATTTAATGTTACATGATAAATTCCATCTGAAGTTCCCTCTACATATTCTTGAATAGTTTCAATATCATATAATTGATAATCATTAATTATCTTTTTATTAACAAAATATGGCAAATTAGTTCTATTTGCATCATAAATTGTGTATGGAGGAACTCTATAGTTTGAAGTTTGAGAACAATTTCTTTCGCTCAACCAAGTTGCAACAGCAGAAGTTCCTAAAGTTATTGTTCCAGGATTTCTTGAAATTGTATATGTAAATCTAATTTCATTAATTACACTTGCAACAGTAAATTTTCCATTATACCCAGTTCCAGTTCCTAACCCCACTGGGGTTGGTTCATTAGTGCTCTTTAAATTATAAACTTCAATAGTATCACCAACATTTAATTTGTGGGGTTTGCTAGTTACTATAGTGGCTGTACCAGAGGAATACCAAGCATCTACAATAGCCCCATCATTTCTTATTTGATTGATTGGATTAGAAGATACTAACTGCTCACTATCTGCTTGATATAATGCAGAATCTAGAGCATTAGATGCTTTTTGAATAATAAAACCAGAAGATAAATCTGAAGAATTTTCTGATTCTTTTGGTATTACTATTCTTACTCTATAAAGTTTATCTTTATTAAATCTAGAGTCAACTTTTCTAGTAAAGAATGAACCTGGAGCAGTAACTCCAATTAGATTTAAAAAGAAGTCAGTTGCGCCAGAACCTACTGAGTTTACTCCAACATACCAATTTAAAGCAGTTTCATCCCATTGAACAGGACTTCCAACATCACCAGAATTTTTTTCAGAAATTCTACTAACAAATTTTAAATTTGATGTAGTTAATCCTACGCTATTTTTTATATCTATTGGTGCAGTATTTGTTTCTGCATTAAGAGAATTTGAGTATAACCTAACTCCAGTTCCTCCAGTCAATCTTAAATTATAAAGTTTATCTGCTACTATTCCATCTGGAAGTTCTCCAGTACCAGAAATAATTTTACCAGATATGCCTGTAGATATTCCAGATACACTAGAAAGTGTAATAATATTTGTATCTGCATCAATTCCAGTTACATCATATTCAGATTTATAACTTGGACTTATAGGAATAGAATATTGATCATTTGCTCTCTTAAATGATATAGTATCATTTTGCTTACCACCAATAACAAAATTTCTAACATTGTTTGGAGGTGGATCTAATAGATCAATATATCCCTTCAGATATACTCTAGTGTTTTGATTTGAAGGTGCTTTTGTTGATGTTAAGGTAGCATCTATATCAATATATCTAACATCACTTTCAATTGATGAGATATCTTTTGGCGGGATAATGTGAGTTATGTATGCATGATTATCTTTTGCTAAAACAATATCTTTGAATCCAGTTGAGAATAAAGATATAGCTCCAAAGTTAGAGTTAGAGTTTGTAATTGATTGATCACCACCACTTTCAGTTACAAACTGTTTGGCATAACCAATAGCAAAAATAGATACACACTGAATGAATGAATTATTGCTTGCCTTTACATGGTAACTTTCCCAAGATGGTCTATATTTTGCTCTAGATGATTGGTGAAGGAATTTATCCACACCATAATTTTCTTGGTAATTATATCCACCAACTGCTTCATCATATTCTACAAAAGCTCTATCATCTTTTTGTAGGGAAATTCCAGTAAATTGTGCAGTAACAACTGATTTAAATCCAGATACTTTAGAACCATCAGCATGAATACCATTCATGCCATAGACTGATTTCAAACTGCAATTGTATATGTATGGAGATGCAGATGATACTGTATCTGAAATTACCTTAACTGTTGCTCCAGAAACACTTGGATTTAGAGTTTGGGTAGGAACATTTGAAAGTAAATATGTAAACTCAGTTTCGCTAGTTACCTGGGCAACAACATAATTTCCATTATACTCTAATTCACTTGTTGGACCTTCATCTTGCCCAAGACCAGAAAGTAAAATTGGCGTTAATGGAGAAAGACCATGAGGTGTTTGAGTCTGTACAGTAATTACATTAGTACCAGAAGTTCCATTTCCAGAAACTGCAGATATAATGCTAATTGAACCAAGACCCAACTCTCCAACGATTCTATTTTCATCTACATTTGGTTGGAAGTTGGTAAATCCATCAATAATGCTTCTTCCAGATTGAGCACCATATGCTAGACTTAATTTATAGTAATATGCCTCTAAATCTGTATATCCAGTATCTACCCCATTCCTTACTAAAGTATTACTATCATCTGCATACTCAAATGCAGTTAATTTATGGTGAGAATAATTTGGTACTGAAGTATTTGTTGTATAGTTACTGTAAACTTTTCCTACTGGATCTCCATCAAAAATAGTAAATCCATAAATGTAACAAGCACCAGTAAGCCTAAAAATAGCAGCAGGAGCAATTAAATCATTGATAGGATTGGGGACAAACTTTGGTTTAATCTTAGTTTTTCTAAGATCCGTAGAAACAATAGATGTTCCCTTAGGTAATATTACTCCCCCATCTGCACTATTAAGTGTATATAATATATTTGCTGGGTCATCTAAATCAAAATTTGAAGAAATATTTAATTCAGATATAGTTTTTATGGAATTATTTACATCTCTCAAAACCTGATTTTGGTCTACATAAAATCCAGGTCTATTATCAATAAAATGAGTTCCTGGAGAAATTAAAATCGTAGTTTGATCAAATAGATCATTATTAGGTCCAGGTATATATGAGAATCTTGCTGCTTCAATTAAAGCTCTTTGAATCGTCTTAAATGGTCTAATTCTAGAGTTTCCTCTATTTTCAATAGAATCTGAGGCATCTAATTCATTAGGATCTACATATAGAGTATTTCCATTTAAATTCTTCAAAAAATTCTCTAGTCTCGCTAAAGGCATTGTAGAGTATCCTGCTATTTTTCTTCTGTCTTATTTATCAATAAATACTGTTATCTAGATTTTGTAATTTATGGCAATTAGCACTAGTACTGAAGCATTGATATCGTTATATCAACAAAAAGTAGAATCTGATACAGAGCAAATACAACAAGTAATATACACAGAAAACGGATTTACCTCTACACTATCTAATGGGGAAGAGTTTAGGTTATATGGAGTGCAAGAAACATTAGACTATTTTGATGCTCCAATTAAAAAAATAGATAATAAAATAGTTGAAATAAATGCAAAAATTGTAGGACTTCAAAACACCATTTTAGATGTTGGGCAAACTGCTAATGATTGTGGTTGTGGAGGAGCTACAGGATTTAGCACTTCAGGAATATTTCCATTCACTTATACTCCATTCTTTCTTGGTATTAATACAATCACTGTGTATGCAGATACTATTCCATACAGAGGATATTCATACACATCTCCAAATCCATTTGCAGAAATTAATGGATCTTTAACATCTGTAAATGTAGGTATAGGAACTGAAGATTTGGTAGGACAATCTTCTCTTGGGGTCTATTATGGAAATGTTGGAATTGCAAGAACAACTCTTCCAGTTTGTCCTGGAGTAACTGATTGTACTGGATATGCAACCTCAATAACAAATCTAACTTCTCAAATAACACCTCTTCAAACTGAAAGAAATGATTTAATCACAAAAGTAAATTATTTGAAAAAAGAAAGGTCAAGATTTGAAATTAGAAAATATGGGTTTGATAGACAAAAAGAAGAATTAAATGCAGAAATTGCAACTAGCAATACTATTATAAGTTTCTTCCAAGACCCTGCTAATGAAGAATGGTTATAAAAACCCTACAGGCAATTTTTTCCTGGAGATTTTTCGAGGGTATTTTTGGAATTAAAAGTTGATTTTAGTTTGCTACAATTCAATTAAATTTGCATGTATCATACGATGGCAGTTAGCACAAAGAACAACACACTTATCAATTTCTTCTTGTAATTTTTGGTAAGAACAAGATTTCATAAGTTTACTTATGTGAGCATCTTTGATAGATGGGTCTTTGTGATGCAAATCCATCACAACTGAATTGTATTCAACACCACAACAACAACAAGGTTTATTTTTTGCTTGTTGCACTATTTCTTTTCTTTTTATCCAACCAGTTTGTTGTGATTTTGGTTTGATATTTTGTTGTGCCCAAATTTTTTGATATTCTTTTTGTTTATCTTTGTCTTTGTAAGGCATTAGGTTCCAGATAACTATTAGTTATTTATAACCCATATTACACAATAGGAACGGTCGGAATTGAACCGACAAGGGCAATGCCCGCGACATTTTAAGTGTCGTGTGTTTACCAATTTCACCACGCTCCCAGAATGGAGAGGAAAAATCCTCTCCAGCACTTCCTTCACACTAAAATATTATACCACAAACACCTTACCAAGTCAACCCTCATATACCAACTCACCACGAAGTTCTGCAAGTTTTGCTTGAGCAAATGCTTCAACACAAGTCCAAAAAGTTTCGCCACTCACCATATTTTCTTCACAGAAATGAGAGGCAACATCTTCAAGAATGCCATTGAGTTCATCAAGTTGGGTGCGATCAATCTGCATGGTAGGTACTGGTCTTGCTTACCCTACCATTATAGCATCAAGGGCAGCACTCTGCCAACTTAGTGGACAGTTCCTGAACTGTCTGCTTCAAGGTATTGATTTGTTCTTGCTGCTCTTTAATTGCTTCTACTAACACTGCACTTAAATTTTCATAATAGATCATTTTATATCCTTCAGAATTTTCTACTACTAATTCTGGTATTATTTTTTCCACTTCTTGAGCTATCATTCCAACTTCATGGTTGTTATTTTTAATTCTATCATATTCAACTCCTTGAAGACTTAAAATCTTACTCAAAGAATTTTTAAGTGGAGTAATATTAGTTTTTAATCTACCATCAGAAACTAATCTGACTGCTGTACCATTTTCTGTTAATGACCCAATAACATCAAATTTACCAAAAAACTTTCCAAGTGGAGATGCTGCACTCCAACCAGGAGTTGCTTCAAATTTTTTGATAATAGCATCTGCCTTAATTCCAAGGTCTCCTTTCAACCCAAAAGAAGTACTAGTGCCAAATTTTAAATGTGCCCCAAAAGCATTAGATAATCCAAATGCATTATGTGTTCCAATTTGATTAGTTAATCCATTGAGTTGATTAATTCCTGTTGTTTGTAGTGCAAAAGGTCTAATTGGATCTAGACTTTGCCAAATGTCAACAGTAGCTAAAGGAGGTGCTGCTGCTAATCCAGCCTGCATCCCTTCTGTTTCTACGGTATTAATAATTGCCATAATTAACAACCAGCATCAGGTAAAATAGTTTCTATAATTTTTTCTACTAGTTCATTAAGACTAGTTGGAATTAATTTAGATCTAGGTTCTATGATGGTAACTCCACCAGTACCTCTAATGTATGTAGGACCTTTGCTTGAAAGTATCAGTTTATTTTTAGCACCAATTGCAATATTAGCAGCACATATTCTTACTGTGTCTGCTGCTTCTATCTCAATGTTATTAGAAGATCTAAAGACCAAAGTTTGATCACTAGCAGAAGATTCAAACCTAATGACTCTTGCTGCTAATGTAAGTTCTCCATTTCTAGCATCAATTCTGATATTATTTCCTTGTATATTTAATCCATCTTTAGAATTGCTATTAATATTATCAGATTCTCTTGCTGTAGGATTACTAGTTAACTCAAATCCACCATCATCAAATAATTTTAAATGAGCATTTGATGCTGAATGAAGTTCTACTTGTCTAGGTCTTTTTACTTTTGCACCTTTGTCTGATCCAATGAACAAAGATCCAAATCTAGAATCATTAAATACATATCCTGGTTGTGGTTCACTCATGTTCTTCTGCACAAAGAATTACTTGTTCAACTTTTTGTCTATCAGTTTCTATAGACACGGGTTTTATAGGTCTAAACTCTAAAATTGGAAGTAAAGTAGCACCAAAACCATCCTCAGTATTTATTGTCAATTCTGGATAGACTCTAATTGCAGTTCCAGGATTTACTATGTTTACTCCTATTATTCTACCATCAGGATCTGTTTTGGGATAAATTTCTACATCAGTATTACAAATTGAATTTGTTATTTTATCTGTAGTCTTGTAAGAAATTCCTGTATTTAAAACTATAACATCTTTAATAAATGCCACAACTTCATTACCATTTTCATCAACTGGATTTACATCACAAGGATCTACTTCAATCCCATCAGATCCAGTAGCAGTTCCAGTTCCAGTAGAAACACTATCTGGTCCAATATACCCAGATCCTGGATATGTCATTACTATTGTATTAATTGATCCATTTGTACCTAATGTAGAATATGCTCTTGCCCCAGATCCAGTTTCACAATTATCATCTATAGAAATATAAGGTGCTGATGTATATCCAGATCCTGGATCTAAAATATTAACTCCAAGAATTTGTCCAAAAGTATCTACAATGACACTTCCTGAAGCACCAGATCCCCCTCCTCCAAATATAGTAACTTTAGGGAATCCACAATCAAGAATAGAAGCATCACAACCACCAACAATACTTAATCCAAAACCTAAACCAGAATTAAACTGCTCAATTGCCTCTGCGGTAACTCCTTCACCTACTCCAACAGAACCCAACCAAATTTTAGATTGGGATGCTCCATCATTGAATAAATTTCTAACCCCTTGAGCAGGACTATAATTTAAAATTTTGGCAAAGTTAACATCACCCTTTGGAACATATCCTTTATTCATCTCATAATCAAAAACTGCTTGACACTCTGCATTCTCACAAGTTAAGAATGATAAAGCTAATCTTGCATACCCTATTGCCTTTCCAATATATGATGCAATTGTTCCAATCCCTTCCCCAAGAACTGAAGTGATTTCATCTAATGCTGGACCTATATTTTCCGCAATCTCATTAGCAAGAGATTGCATAATACTTCCAATGAAACTTTCTGCTGCACAAAGTGGAATGGATACCACCTTTCCAATCATTCCAAACAGAAAATCAAACACAAATTTAAATAATTTTTTAAGAATATTTTGAAAAAGGCACCAAATTCCATCTACTATTTTATCAGTAGCTATTTTTTTAATTAATATTAAATCTTTAGGAAGGAATCCTTCTATAATACCCTTCAACTTATCATATATTTCTGAAATAATAGTGTCTCTTACTATTTTAATATAATTTGAAATGCCATCAGAAACTGCTGTTGCTATTTCAAAAATTAAAGATGGAATGTCTTGAATATAATTCAGAACTGGATTTATATAAGTATCTGCAAAATTAGTAACAGTGTTTAATATTTTTACGAATTTTCTTAAAGCTTGTGCTATTTTTCCAAAGATATCTTCACTACTCTTACATGAAGGAACTATAGTTACTACTTGACTCTCATTAGATGCTGCTGTTTTTTGTCTTTGTGTTTCTTTATTTTTTCCATCCTTATCAGTGATAGTTCCATCTGCATTTGGAATAGTTCCACTATCTCCAGGTGGTTTTCCAGTTTCTGCTACAACATTGCTTTGATTAGGTTGTGATCCTGGCTCTGCTTTAAATGGTTTAAACCCATTAGTTCCAACATTCCATCCATTTGGGTGAACAATAGTAGCTCCAGAAAAAAGAGCACCTATTACAACTGGTTGCTGACCATCTTCTCCATCAGCAAAAAATCCAATTACTGTCTCTGATCCTCTTGGGTTAAAACTTACTCCAGTACCACCTTCACCAGCACCCATGTTTAATGGTACTAAGACATGAGCCCAAGGGAGATCTTCATCTTTGACCAGACTAGCAGCATCAGGATGGTATCCAATAACTCTAACCTTTACTTTATATCCGTTATCGGTATTTTTAAATTTAGTTACCTGACCGACAAACCACCTAAAAGAATCTTTACCAATAAAATTTGGATTAACTAAACTTTGTTCTAATAACATTATAGATCGTAAATTTTACATTCTAGTGAACCTGGATTGTCATTACAATATAATTCAAAGGGGGTTGGATCATGATCATCATTTGGATGAGTCACTCTATATCTATTGAGTTCATCCAACTCACTTTCAAGATGCCTTTTTCTTTGAGAATTTATCAAAGGATCCGAAAGTTGTTTAATGTCCTGATCTATGTGATCTTGAATTGATTTGTGATTCATTTTGCTACTCCATAAGAATCTCTTAGTAGTTCTAATCCAGTAAGACCTTTTACGCCTTCTAGTGAATGCTTTAATTTACTTATCAAATATTTGCCAGATTTACTGTTATCCTTTAATCCTTTTTTGTCTTTGTCTTTTGTTATATTTGGAAATTCTAGTTCAATAACATCCCCAACGCACAAGTTTAAATTTAATGGTATAGTTATATTTAACGTTTGACTAAACAATAAATTATATCTAGTGACACTTTGAGCCTGGTACTTCATTCTATTATCAGTAGTTTCTAATTTTCCACTTTTATTCATTTGCCCATTATCCAACATCCTAACCATCAATCTAGATGGAGAATCTTGGAGACCATTTGGAATTATTGGAGATGCATCTTTATTGCTTGCATGATTCATTGTATTATAACTTTCTGATAACTTATATTTGTTCACATAAAATTTTCTAGAATTAAAATCTAGAAAGTAATTCAAACTAGAATACATTCCAACTTTTAAATTGTCTATTATATCTACATTCTTACTAAAAACTGGAGTGGTTATCATCTTAAAATTTAATCTAGAGTCTGCTGGAGTTAAAACAGTTTCACTGTAAAAATATTTCTCAGCAGGTTGTCTATCAGGAGAAAAAAGAAAATCTACACTCTTGTAATTATATCCATTTTTATTTTCATAAAATAGATATCCAGCAGTTCCTTTTTCAGATCCAGAAGATCCTGAGGAAGTTTGTGGGATTCCTTTTGGCAACAACCATGTCAAAACAGTAAATGGTTTTCTGGCATTGCCCATAAAAGAATAGGAATTTACTGTAGAATCAATAGTGGAAGAACTAAATCTTGAAGTCTTTAACTCCTCTGTTAATATTTTTACAACAGTTTTATCAATAGTCTTATCGTATCTTCTGAAGACTCTAGCAGTTTCATTAGTTAAAAGTTCTCTGGGAACTAACTCCATGGAAAGAAGTTCCTTTGTTGATTGCGTACTAGATCCACCTATTCTGCTTATGTAAAATACTTTACTTGTCTCATCAAATAGAATTTTTTTACCTGTGGCAGGTTGAGATACATGCAGTCTTACTTTTTCTCCTCCTCTCAATTTTAAATTAGAAATAATGCCACTAGTATTAAGCAATACCAAATTCACATACACTACTGGAGATAATATATTTTCCACATACTCTATTGATGCAACAGTTTCCAATAAAGAAATGAATTTCCCTTCTGATATTTCTACTGAAAATTCTAATATTTTGTAATTAAAATATGATGCCATTATGAAAATGCCTTATACATTATGGATCTTTCTAGTAGACTATTTCCATTATTTAGAGGCATCTGTGGTGATGCTCCCATAGCCAACTGTTGAGGTTGAGGTGGTAGTGGAAATGGAACAGTGATGGATCTTGTCATTGGAGAATTAATTGCTGATGCAATAGGATTTCTTTTTATTGGTTCAACATTAGAAGATTGAACTGGGATTCCTAGATCTTGTAATTGTTGTAAAGTGGATGGTCTTGATTGAACAGGTCTAGGTGGTTGAGGAGTACCAGAAGGTCTAGGTGGTTGAGGAGTACCAGAAGTTCTAGGTGTTGGAACAGCATCAGGACCTCTAGATCTTTGTCTTTCTAAATTGTAGAAGTCATTCATAAATGCCCTGACTTTTGCAGATCCTGCATATTCTCTTTGTCCTATAGGACTTCCTGGACTTCCTCCCCACTGTGCCCCAGGAACATCAAAAGCACGTCCCTCATAATGAGCAGATCCTGCTGTGTGTCCAGATGTTACCCCAAGTTCAGTAACCTGAATTCCCTTACTCTGTAAGAAATTGTATGCTCTTCTTGTAGTTTCTACATCTTTAAATGCCAAATGATCATGATAATTAGATACTGTTCCATGAGATGGATCATATGCTCCACCAGGAGCATTTGGATCTCCAGTCAAATACTGAGAGAATGATGATTCATTTGTAAATTCATATCCTGCTGCTGAAATTGGAGTTGACCCACCACCCAAGTCTTCAATTCTTGCTGCTGTTTCTCTTACTTGTTGTTCATTCATTCCCATAGTGCCATTAAATCCTTTAACAAACTCATCAAACTTTATTAATGCTTTTTCATAACTTATAAGAGTTGTTTTAAAAGATAAAGTAGAACTACTTGCTCTAGTTTGTTCTTTTTGTTTTTGAGTTTCTTCTTTTAGTCGTTCTTCTATTTTTGTTTGTTGTGGTTGTACTAATTTATTTTTCTCTTCTTCTCTTGAACTTGCTCCAGATAGATCTCTAATTAAATTAGTTGCATCCAAAGCAAAAGATGCTACAGAAAGTAACCCTGCAACAGGTAATCCAATTCCAGTTACAGCACTTGCTGCTGCAGCAGCATCTAAAGCAGCAGCAGTTCCAGCAATTGCAGATCCAGTTTGATCTCCAGATTGAGCTCTAAGTGCAGCATCTGCAACACCAACTGCAACACCAACTCCAGGAATTAATGCTGCCCCAAATCTACCAAATGCCTTTCCTACTTTTGCTCCTTTTGTTGCAGTTTGTGCTACTTCTGATCCTTGAGTTGCTGTTTTTAATGCATCTTTTCCAAATCTATTTTTAAATGCACCTTCACCATATCTACTCAAATATCTTTGCTGAACAGGTCTAGTAACTCTTCTCCCAGTAACATCAAATCCTCTTTGTGGTTTTGGAGTTCTTCCAAACATAGCACTACCAGCACCCTTTATAAATGCTGGAGCAAGTAACAATCCTCCAGCAAGTAATGATTGCCCAAGTCCAGTAAATATATCTCCCTTTCCAAAATTTAAGAATGCTTTAAATGCTGCTAGTTGCGCAAGATTATTAAATACATCATCTTGTCCAGAAAAAAGGTTACTCTTAAATTCTGGTAGAGCATTTTTAGGAGATAATTTTTTACGTAATGTTTTTTTCTGCTTAGATTCTTCTTGTTTTTCTATAGAATCTAATCTTTTTTTATACCTAGTTAGAACTGATAGTTGAGTTTTCTTTTGATAAACTCCTTTCTCAAAAATAGTTCTCAATTTTTTAGAAGTTTTTTTAGTGTCTACACTAATAGCAATAAGCGATTTTATTTTTGTTGTCTTAGCAACTATGGTTGGAGTTGTAGTTGTTTCCTCTTTTGGAGAGTTTAATAACTTAGTAACTTCCATGCTACTATCCTAGAGCTCCAACTAAATTTAACTCTCCTGCTGTTAATAATGAAAATCTATCACCCCCATAATTTGGATCAATGTTTGGAAGGTTAGTTCCTGAATTTGCTGCTACTGCTCCTGATTTATTTGAAGAAACTGGAACTACAGTAACTGCAAGATTTGATTGGGATCCTGATCCAGATAAAGCACTAGCTCTTCTACCATCTGCTGGTCTTGGAGCTGGTTGAACTGGAGAGGTGCCTTCATATTGCCTTAGTCTATTTTTAAATAATTCATTATAATCAGATCCATATTTTTGAAGTCCAGTATAAGTTGTCCCTTCCAATCTACTTTTAATAGCATTTGGATCTCTCTTTAATTGCTCTACAATGCTTGCCTCATCTCCACCTAAAACACTTGTAATATGTCCCCTAGTAATTAGGTCTTGATTTTGAGGACTAAATTTTGCAGTGGCTGGATCTAATCCAACTTGCCTAGCTCTTTCTTCTAAAAACTGTGGTTTATGTTGATATTTTCCAACTGGTCCAGTTGCAGTTCTAGCAACCTCTGAAATTGTCATTTCAGTTGCACCTGGAAGAGTAGTACTTGGATACATAGCTTCATAGTTTCCTCCAGATTCTGGAGAAGATATAGTATCCATGAGTGCTTTCATCTCTGGTGGGGCATTGCCAGACATTAAACTCATGCTCCCTAAAGGGGGTGCACTGCCAGGAGATGTTCCTGGTCCAGAAGATGATGGTCTTTGTTGACCCCTATCCTGCATAGTTTTTTTATAAGTTTCAATAAAAAATTCAAGTGCTTTTTCAAATCTTATATTTAATGCTTCAAACTTTTTGAGATCTTCTTGAGCTATTGAACTTACTTCAGGAGAAGATTTTTGTTGGAGAGTTAATTCTTCTAATCTTTTTTCTGTTTCTGGTTGTTGATCTTGATTAGATGCAGAAAAAGCAGATCCCAATGCTAATGCACCAGCACCTAAAGATGCAATTTTTGCCCACTTTCCAAACCCAGAAGTTGGTGCTGCAATAGGTGCTCTTCTCATTCCACCGCCAACACCCCTTGAAATTCCACCACCAACTGCTCTACCTGCCATTGATGCTAGTAGATTTTTAAGTATTCCTCCAGCAATCATCATTCCAATCTTTGGTAGGAATGATAATCCAATACCAAAAAGACCTTTAAATACTGAGGAAATATCTCCATTTAAAATGCCAAGAAGCATTTTTAATAATGCTAGAGATCTTATTGCACCACCAGCACCAGAAAAGAAATTACTTATAAAAGGTTTAATTGATTCAGTTACACTTTTTTTATCAGATCCAAGTTCTTTCTTTGTAAGTTTTCTTCCTCTATTTGCTACTCTCTTTCTATACTCATCTGTTTCTTGTTTATTTTTTTCTTTTGTAGTTTTAAAGTCTTCTTCTATTACTTCCTTTATAGCATCTAAATCGTTATTAATCTGAACAAAATTTAATAACAATCTTCCGAAGGAAGAAGAGTCTTCTTCTTCTTTTGGTTGTATATTTGGTGTATCTACAGGAGAGGATATTTTTTGAAATACTTCTGATGGAATAGATCTTTTTGGAATTATTCCCTGCATTTTAGTCACATTCAGAGACATTTTTTTGCCTGGTCTGAATGAAGTTGCTCCAGAAATAAATGATGTTGCTTTTTGTTTCCTTTCTTCTTGTATCTCTTTTAGTCTAGATTCTATTGCAGCATCTTCAATCTTTTGATTAGTCTGTTGTTGAAATGGTTTTTCAAGAAACTCTTCAACTAACCACTTCTGATATTCTTCGTTATTATATGCACCACCATACTTATCATTTTGATTAACTTGTGGATACTGACCATACTTTTTAATATTTGCAATCAATTTATCAGCATCAGCATCACCAAGTTTTACATAAGATGTAAAGTTCTCGCTCAATCCTGGGATTGATCTGCCAGTTAATTTTCCTTTAAGACGCAACCAAGTTCTCTCATTAACCTTATCAGCAGGCCAATAAGGTTGCTTTGGGTCTAGTATTCCAGATGGTGCATCTGTTACGTTCATTTATTTGCTTTGGCTGCTTTTTTTTCTTCATCTTCAATGTACTGTTCCAATAAAGAAAGATAAACTTCTCTTTCCCAAGGCATCATATTTTCAATATCTGTCAATGAATATTTATGATGCTGCATCAAAGCAAAATTAATTCTATAGAAAGTTTCTAAACTTTCATGCCCCATCACTATCCGAAAAAACTTGATAACCCTTCTAATACTATCTCATTTTCTACTTTAGTTTTTGGATTAGTTACTTTAAGTGTATGAGACAACTTAGGCATTGTATCAAAAAACTTTTCAATATTTTTAAATTGCAAGGAATCAAAAGTTTGTAACCATTCTACAAGTTCCTTCTTAGTTAGATCAGAAGCAGACCAAGATTCTTCTTTGGTATAAACTTGATCTACACAAGAAGCAACAATTTCAAATGACTTTTGAATAGTTTCTTGACTATTATTAGTAGAACTAAAATTAAAATTATTGTCTATAAATTCTTGAAGTGAAGGATACTTCATCTTAACTGTTATATCATCATTCACTTTCAAATCTTGAGAATGACCTTCTGGAACATCAACTTCAATTTCATCAACACTGATACTCACTTCTACTTGTGTTTCATTATCATCTGGACAAGTAACAATAAGATCTATTAAAGCACCAACTGATTTTGCTCTGATGTTCAAGAACAAATATTCAATATCAAAACTGGGAAGAGTTTCTACTTTAATTCCTCTAGTAAGAATACACTCTTTCAATACATTTTTAATTGCATCTCTAATTTCACTAGGATTTTCACTCTCCATAGCGATGATTAGAATTTTTTCTTCTTTAACTAAAAATGGTCTATATTTAATTTGCTTTTTATTAGAAGGAAGAGTCAACTCATAAGAAGGAGTTACTACTTTTGGTAAAGGCATTTTGAAATATACAATTCAGGTATGATTATTTATGGAGAAAAATCAAATCATTCTTCACCAAGAGCTACTCTAGCTGCTCTAGACAATCCACTATTTGGATCATTAAATGAACCTTCAAGAGGTCTATCATTTCCTGGACCTACAACACGAGCACCTCCTTCATCATTACCACCAATTTGTCTATCATCAGCAAAGGGTGTATATCTATACACATCATAATTAAATGTTACTGTAGTTCTTAAGATGTCTGCTTGACCATAAGATATAGGGATAGAAATTAGGTTGATTGGATAAGCATTTAGAAGCTTGTACTCAACCCTATTTCTAGGCATAGAATACATACCAGCTTTAGATAATCTTTGACTAGGTTCTCTAAAGTTTTTTTCAAATTTTGTAATTATAACATTTGTTTCGTACTTATCTGGATATTGAAACTTATTATATGAATCAATATTTCCACTCTTTCCTTTATTTGGAGATATTTTTGACATCCATTGCTCAAAGAATTCTATAACCTTATAGTCTTGATCTATATAAAAACTTACATCTACTGAAGGATAAACTCTTTTATTTGCATACTGCTCTGTGATTCCTTGTCTGTCTCCAAAAACTTGACCAGTTTCAAATGAAGTTCCGGGAAGAACAGCTTCATATGCCAAAAAATTTACATCATCATTATCTGCGTTACCATATTTGCCAGGAATAAAAACACTAAAGTATGATGTTAGAGCAGGTTTAAATTTGTCTATTAACTGATCAGTTGTATAGTATAGTTGTTGGTAATTAGTTACTGTCATCTAAATAACTTAAGTGCCTTATAATATATGTATGAGTTATAAGGGAATATTTAAACCATCATTTCCCCAAAAATATATTGGAGATTATACAAATATAATCTACAGATCTTTGTGGGAATTAAAGTTTATGAATTACTGCGATAAGAATGAAAATATTATTAAATGGTCTAGTGAAGAAATTTGGATACCATACATATCTCCATTAGATAAAAGAATTCATAAGTACTTTCCTGATTTTTACATTAAGTACATAGACAAAGAGAAATCTATAAGTGAAAGTCTAATAGAAGTAAAACCAAAAAGACAAGTTGCTGGACCTAAACTTGGTAAAAAAGTTTCTCAGAAACAAGTATATGAAATAAAAGAGTTTGCAAAAAATCAAGCAAAGTGGGCTGCTGCAGAAGAATTTTGTGCTGATAGAAAATGGAAATTTCAAATACTAACGGAGGATAACCTTGGCATATAAAACCATTTTTGAAGAAGTTAAAGAAAAATCAAATCAAGAATTAACAGGAACTCCTTCTAGAGAATGGTATAGAACTCAAGTATTTGCTGCCAAAACTATACAATATGAAAATGATCCTACAAAATTAATCAGACAAGAGAATTATGATCAGTCTGACAATGTTTTAAAAAGAGATCAAAATACAATGAGGGTATTCCCAAAATTGTTCAGTCTCATGCTCTTTCAATATAAGGCAAAGTATAGAGAAGAACTTCCATACTACGATAAATATCCTTTAGCATTTGTATTAGACTTTAAACCAAAATCATTTTTTGCTGTAAATTTACATTACTATAAACCAGAGCAAAGAATAGGAATAGTTCAAAGTTTGATTAAAAATAAAATTCCAAGATTTGAAACTGGAGCACATAAATACTTATTATCAGAGGTTAAAACCCCTTACCTAGATCTTGCTGAAGCAGAATGGGAAACCATATGTGTACTACCATTAGAAGAATTTGTGATGGATTTGGGTGGCGTAGAAATTCCAATTCCATCAAATAAAGTGTGGGGAAGATAAATGTCAATAGTTTCTGGAGACAAGCAAGTAAAACCAGGATGGTATCAAGATGGTAGTAACCCAGATATTTACAGAGCTTACATAAAAAGTTCTGCAGTAGGTAGCACATATATTGGAGACTATATCTATGAATTTAATACAAGAACTGGAAGTTCTAATATTTTAACGGGGGGATTATCCAGACAAGGTATATGGCAAGCAAATGGAAGTGATCCATATAAACCAGTAAATGTAGATTCTGAATTAATAAAAAGTATTAAGTCTGGAGGAGGATTAGATGTTACTGCTCTGCAAAGAGTAGATCAAAATTATGCAAATTGGGCAAGAACAAATCTACCTTTAACTGGGGTTCAGGAACAAAGATTAAACTCTTTAGGTAGATTTAGTCAAGCACAACAACCAGCTCCACCAACTAGAGATCCAAATGCTCCTGATTCAGGATCTAATCCTCCAAATACTGGAGGTGCTGCTGGTGGCACTAGTGCACCAGTATCATTTGATAATAATCTAAGTAAATATGGATCTGAAGGAAAATACGAAACATATTCTTATCCAGAAAATATAAATCTAGGTCAAGATTATATGATGATAAGTCAATTTAAATATGTTGTGCCTGAAGTATTTTCATCTGGGTTTGATTCTGCAAATACATCTGATATTTTAGGAAACAAATCCTTAAGTTCAAGACAATTTACTGATTTAAAAGGGTCAGTAATTCTTCCAATGCCAAGCAATATATCTGAGGCAAATGAAACTGGATGGGGATCAAATGAACTTTCTACCTTATCAGCAGCAGCATTGAGTGTAGGAGTAGGAGCAGCAAATGATATCACTGAATTAGATCTTGCTAAGTTTACATCAAGATTAGGAGGAGCACTTCAAGGAGCTAGAGGTGCTGCTGCTTCAGAAACTATAATAAAATTAGCAACTTTAAAAGCTGGAGCATCCATAGTTAGTAAGTTTGGACTTAATGTAGATCCTGCTGCATACTTATCAAGAGCTACAGGAACAGTAGTCAACCCAAATCTTGAATTATTATTCCAAGGTCCAAAGTTAAGGTCATTTCAATTCCAAATTAAAATGACACCAAGAAGTCAAAAAGAAGCAAATAATATTAGAAGGATTATTAAATTCTTTAAGAAAGGAATGTCTGCTCAAAGATCAAATGCATCAGAAACTTCATTTTTCTTAGGAGCTCCAAATGTATTTCAAATTAAATTCATGTCAAATGGTAGACAATTAAGAAGTATTACTCAAATTAAAACCTGTGCCCTAACTAATTTTACAGTTGACTATACTGCAGATGGTTTATATGCAACTTATGAAGATTCATCTGCCAATGGTTCTCAACCAATAGCAACTAATATAACTATGTCATTCTCAGAGTTAACCCCAATATATGAAGATAACTATGGAATAGATGATCATGTTGGATTTGGAGATGGTGTTGATCTTAATGGTTTAGATTCATCTAATTTTGAAGCAACAGGAGAAACTCCAAATAATCCTGATAATCCTGGATCTTCAAGACCTTCAGCAGGAGGAGCAGGTGCTCCAGTGGCTCCACTAATACCAATTACTGGAGGAAGAGATCCAACTGCAATACCAGGAGATCCTGGATATAGACCTCCCTCACCAGGAGGAGGTTTGCTTGAAGGTACTGGGTCTCAATTTGATAGAAGAGGAGGATTTTAATAATGACATACTTTAGAAATTTTTCGGATATTTTATATCCTTCTCAACTACAATCTAAAAATTCATCCTCTGATCTAGTAAGAGTTAAAAATCTCTTTCGTAGATCTAAAATTCGTGATGACATACTTAATAGTGCAGTGGCATTTACTAAGTATAAAATTGTTGGAGAGGAGAGACCAGAACAAATTGCAGAAAAAATATATGGAAGTCCTACATTTGATTGGGTAGTTTTACTAGCAAACAATATAATTAATATTAGAACTGAATGGCCACTATCAGACTCTGAATTTGATGATTATATTTTTAGAAAATATACTTCAGAACAATTAACAGAAGCACATCATTATGAAACAGTATCTCACTATGATAGTAGAGGAAAACTTATAGTTCCTTCTGGGAAACTAGTAGATTCTAATTTTACTGTTACATACTTTGAACCATCTATTCAACAGATTAATGTAATCACTGTACCATTTTCATTTGATTCAACATTACAAAAATTTGATTCAACTTTGGTTAAATTTGACTCAGCACAAGTAGTAGAAAACATACAAGGAGATACAGTTACTATTAACCCAGTAAAATCAGTAAGCATTTATGAATATGAGATTGCTCAAAATGATAAGAAAAGAAATATCTATGTACTAAAACCAAAATTCTTACAGACTATTATAGATGATATGGAAGAAATAATGTCCTATGGATTTTCAACTCAGTATGTAGATATAAAAACAAAAAAAGGAGGTGACTAAGCACCTCCTGATATAATCATTCTTCAGCCAGTCTTTGGAAATAACTCAGAGCATCATCATCTTCATCATCAGAAGATTGTGATGCTTTACTATTAGAAGTAAACCTAGGAAGATCAATCACTTCTTCTTCCAGAGAACCACGACTATCATCTTCTCCTTCAGTAGATTCATCTTGCTTAGGAGTAGTCTTCTTACCAAGAACTGCTTTCAGTCTACCATCAAGTTGCTCATAAGACTTGAAGTTTTCTGCCTTCATAAACTCTTGAAGAGAGTATGCTTTTTTCCAGATTCCTTCAAGGGTATCATCATCAAAGTTCCCCAAGGTTGATGGAGATTCAAACTCAGACTTATCATAGTTCCAGTAACCATCTTTCTTGGTGATCTTCACTTTGAAGTTTGCACCATTCCAGAAGTCAAAAGGATCAATAGGAGTTTCATCATCAAACTCTGGTTGCATAGCAGCAGAGATCTTATCAAAGATCTTCTTGCCATACTTGAACAGGAACACCTTACCTTCATTCTCAGGGTGTGCCTTGTCACTCACAACATAGATGTTGGAGTAGTAAGAAAGTTTACGCTTTCTTTGACGAACAATTTCTTGGTTTGCTTTGCTTCCAGTATTCCACAGTTCACGATTTGCTTCGCAAACTGGACACTGTTGACCAAGAGTTGTAAGACAATTATCAATTAACCATCCACCAGTTCCCTGGAAGGCATGATTATATACTTTTGCCCATGGAAGATCTTCTCCCTCTGGAGCAGTAAGAAATCTAATAACTGCAAATCCATTACCTGCTTTGTCTACTTCAGGTTTCCACAGTCTATCATCTGCAGAATTACTTGAAGTATTCATCTTCTCTACTTCTTGTACCAGTTTAGAAGTAAGAGAACCAAGCTTGGATTGTTTTTTAAGGTCTGAAAAAGACATGGATTACCTCGGATTAATTGGATTGATCGGATTGAGATCACAAAAGTATTATAGCACAACCAAATACTCTTGTCAACCTTATTTATCTGCCCTTTAGAGCAGTCTTTCTAAGACTATCAATTGTTTTCTGCATAGATTTAAATACAACATTCACATCAGGATTTGGGCCAAATCCTAATATCTTTGCTGATTCTATCATTTGCTCTTTCAATCTCAGAGCATCTGGATCATCAGAAAGAGTTAGTCTAGTATAAAGAATTTGTTGCTTTTCTAAAAGTTCAGAAAGAAGATTTATATGTTCTAATTTTTCATTAGTATCCATAATGAAAAATGATGGAAGTTCTTTTACGATCTTCTTTTGAATCTTTGCAATAGTATTCATTTCTTCTTGAACCATTTCTGAATCAAAAAAAGACATTTTATTCTCCTGTAATTGTATCCTTTAAAATCTTTTTATACTTAAACACATCGATATTTAGAAATGGTGTGTACTTCTTTATTTTTAAAGACACAGATTCCCAAATTGGATCTAAAAGTTTCTTGTCAAAATTATTCCTGATCAGGAATATTCTATCATAGATCACTAGTGTTTCAGGTGAAATATTCCCGCTCAGGAACTTTCTTAATACAGGTGGATGACCCTTCTTACAATCAAATGCTTGGTCTAAAGTATACTCAGAAAAGAAAGTTTGTGACTCTTGTGTGAAAAGATACTGCAAACTTTGCTGTCGTTTAACCCAATCCTTATAGTAAATATCTCCTGCTCTAATCACATTACCAATCCACAAACTATTTGGATCATCTGCTTCTACAAAATTAGCGATGTAGAAGTTTTTAACCTCATCATCGCTCTTTTGTCTGCTAAGTTTTTCAAACCAATACTTATCCTTTCTTTTATTAAATGATTCTATTGATGCTCTAGACTTGCCTGCATACTTGTGATAATCATATTTGTCTTTGCTAAAATGATTCTTCAATGCAATGTAAGTTTTATAGGCATCAAATGGTGTCATATTAAAAGTTTTGCTCTAGATGTACGCTTTAGAAAATTTAAATTGATAGCATCACATTTGAGTTTTTCTTTCAAAGGTTTGCTAATTAGTTTACCAACAGAATCTACTTCAATATTATTTTGATCGCAATAGTGAACTATTGCATCAATATAATTCATATCTTTATTGACCTTGACTAGATCTTCAATCAGTTGAGAGAATTTTGCCTGACATAAAAACTTTGATTCTAATGCAGATTTTAATTTACTTTCCATATTCTTTTAGTTTAAATTGTATAAAATCTTTAATATACTGTGAAAGAAGTTTGATGTATTTCATTTTATCATACTCTTCATAAACAACGCAATCACCATCTTCACATGCCATAAGAATTACAAGTTTTTTAACTGGGATACCAGTCAATTCATAAAACATACAAGCATATGCTGCTGCTTGAACAAAGTAATGTTCAACCCATTCTCTTGGTTTTTCTTTCTTTGAAGTTTTAAAGTCTATGATTGCCAACTCACCATTATATTCAGCAATACAGTCTACTGTTCCTGCTATACCCAACTGCTTGCTGTATAATGAAGACTCAAGTGCATAGATATTATTTATTTTTTTTAATTCTCTACACATAATCTGAAATAACATTTCAGACATTGGGTTGACATCACTATTACAATCTAGGTTATTTAAGTACTGCTCGCACAAAAAGTGCATTTGAGTACCACGTGTAGTTGCTTGTTTGTTGACTCTATTTGCTTCTTCTTCTCCTACCTTTTTTCGCCACTTCTCAAAAATATGTTTATTGTGGTGACTAGTTACAGAAGTAATGGAGACAAACTTTAGAAGTTCATCTCCATCAGGAACTTTATAGTATCTTACACCATCAATTGCCTCCCTCTCTAATTGAGGGAGACTAATATCAATATGATTAAACATTAAAATCCAGCAGCTATTTTATTAACGATATAAGATTTAACTAGTCCAGATCTAACAATATCTTCTACGCCAAATTCAATGGTTTCAAATTCAGGCATTCTTTGAATGATTTTCATAAAATCTAAAATGCCATTTCTTTCATTAGTCTTAGTTAAATCTGATTGTGTAGCATCTCCACAAAACACAATCCTTGAGTTGTCTCCAACCCTTGTAATTATACTATCAAGTTCATGAAAGTTCAAGTTTTGAGCTTCATCTACAATAATAATAGAATTATCTAAGGTTGTCCCCCTGATAAAAGATGTGCTCCAAAAAGTAACAGTCTCTTGAGTTTTTAGACTTCCATAGAGCATTTCAAATTCTGCATCAGATGGCATTTCAAACATGTACTTAACCATGTTCTTGTATGGGATCTGATAAAGTGCAGACTTGTCATCATGATCTCCAGGAAGAAAACCAATCTCTCTAGTTGCAACTAAAGATCTAACAATAACAATCTTTTGATATGGAGTAATCTCAGAAAGAACATCTTTAAGTGCTAAGTATAATGCACAAAATGTTTTACCAGTTCCAGCACAACCATAAACAAAAAGATGTTTATCTGAATTATAAGCATCAAAAAGTTTACCTTGGTTTTCAGTTACTGGATTTATATCCAGCAATAGATCTGTATTGATTGGTTTCCTTCTCTTCATTTGCCTTGAAGTCATTCCAATACCAATTGGATGTAAATCGTTGTTTCTTTTTTTTCTTGTCATTAGATTTTTTTTACTCTAGATCCAGGGGCTTTACTTGCTTTACTTAGGACATCATTCCATCCTGGATTTCTGCTAATTAGTTTGTTTCTCCAATCACCAGTTTCTCCAGGACTTGCACATCCCTCAGACCAATCTCTTCTCCATTCAGGGTTATCTTTATACCACTGAGTAATATCATGAATGCTCATTTCAATTACTTTCTTTTCTCCAGTATCTACATGAATAATTGGATATACTGCCATAAGTAATAATACTATACAAAGATATTTATTCTATACAAATTGAAGGAGCATCAATACATTCTGGGCAATTTTCTGTATTGTCCCATCCAAGAGCTTTAGATACTTCTGGGAACTGGCAAATGAAAACACACTTACATGCTTCAGCAATATCCATGTGTTCTTTCTGAGTGCCATGAGCAGAACGCAGATTGATATAATGAATCCAGGACCTGCAAGAGCCAGTCATATAGATTCTAGTGGGGGTTGCTAAAGGAAGAACAAAACGAGCACACTCCTTTGCAACTCCTCTTTCAATAAGTCTATTATAAAGATTCAAAGATGATTTAAAGTGCTCTGCAATTTCACCTTGTAATCCTAATTTTACATATTCACCAAGATCATCAGTAGAGTTTTGACGATTCTTTGTATCCTGTCTACGAAGATCTGGAATAGGAATATGATTAGATAGCAGATTTGTGTCTGCATATCTTTGAGAAAATTCTTGAAATGTGAAAGATCTATGCCTCAATATTTGTGCTGCAATACCACGATTGGTTTCAATCTCTAATGTCATAGAAGACTGTTCAAACACAGACCAATGATTATGCTTAATACAATAAGCAAGCAACTTGGCATAGTTCTCGTTATCTTGATTTGCAGGATTAGAAACTCTAGCAATATATGCCATTGTTTTTTCTGCATCTGGGGTAACTGAAATAAATTTAACATTAGAACTCATCTTTTTCTCCTTTCATATGCTTAAGTTTTAAAGCTTTTTGTGCAAGTTTTTTTGCTTTTTTAATGTACTGTAGTTCTTTCTCATCATACAACCAAGGTTGTTTCAATGCAACCTTGGCTAACCTTGCAGCATCATTAAACTTCATTAGTACGCCTCATCATAATCTTCAGTAAAAGGAGTTACCATAGCATCCTCTTCTACTGAAATATGCATGGGAGGTCCTTCTATTTCGTGCTTTAAAGATTGAACTAGAAGTTCCATGTTTCTAACAATCATTCTAACTTTTTCTCTATCCATAAGATATCTTACTTTTAAGATAGTCTACACAAAAAAAGGGGGAAAGTCAATCCCCCCAGTCAATCTCTTTGTCTTCAGTCATCGGATCTATCTTTAGTAATGTTATTTAAAATTTACCTTTCAATATAACTTAAAGTATGACTTTGTGAGCACAGTTGTTCTATGATAATATCACACCCAATTTTTGGATCACAATCACCACAAGTATATACATCTACTGCAGCCTTTCCTTCTTCAGGCCAAGTGTGAATACTAATATGACTCTCTGAGAGTAAGCATATTACAGTCACTCCTTGTGGTTCAAACTTTTTAGATATAGTTTGAATCACAGTTGCTTTGCTTTTAACTGCTGCAAATTCCAGCAGGTTAACTAAAATTTGTTCATCATCCAAAAGAACGAATGAGCATCCATATAGGTTTAGTAAATAATGTTTGCCCATTTCATCTTGACTTTTTTTTAGGTTTTTCTCCGTATGTTTTGGGGTTTGCTGCCCCATCAGTCCATTTAATGCTTTTAATCTTATCCTTTCCTAACTCATCATAATAGTTATCAAAAACTTCCACAAAACAACTTGCTTGCACTATATCATATTTAAGTTTATCTTTGTCAATATAAGTAACTAAGTAACTATTTCTTGGAAGAGATTTATCTTTAGATAAATCTTTATTACAATCTTTATGAATAACATTCAATTCTACTTACCTCAATTTAATCAAGATGAGAATTGAATTTCTGGGAAAGCATCTTGAACAACTGCTTTTGTAATTTTAAATCTTTTATGTAGTTGCTTATCTTTCATAACGCAAACTAATTCAGCTTCAGATGCATGTAGAGCTTCTAGAAGTTGAATAAACATTACTTCTTTTTTAATTTTAGTAACATTAGTAACCCCTTGAACAAAGTGATTAAACTTTTGCCACTCATGAATAAGCTTTGAGTGTTCTGTGCCTGCTGGGGCATCATTTGGGGTATATGGGACATCTCCAGGAGGTAGATCAGATAATACTTTATCTTCAAAATTCCATATGAGAACTGCTCTAAGAGCAGGGGAATCATAGTGCCTTAAAATTTGAATCTTTTCGTCTCTAGTTTTTGCATTAGAAACTCTTTGAATGATTTCAGACACCAATTGATTTGGTGGTAATTTCATAAGTTTAACTCCAATTAATTAATCTTCAGGATCTTCTTCCTCTAGATCTCCTTCAAATCTAAAGGCAATAATTTCATCAGGAATAACATTTCCATTTTCATCATACATTTCTGGATGTAATCTTGCAACTTGTTGGGACCAAGCATGTTCTCTATAAACCCAACCAACTAATCCCCCAACCACCAAAGACATAATGAAAAACATTACTGAGAAAACTAGTGTTATTGCTATCATTTTAGTACTCCTTACTACTTTTGTCTCTTGATATCAAGAGAAATATTAAAGTAGATGGTTATATCTTTTCTTAAAAAAGAGACCATCTTTTGAAAAACAAATGAAAATGTTTTCTTTTCAGGTGTCCTCCTTCTTAACAGCAACTCAACACCCCTATTAATATCAGGGGTTCTTTGATTATTTATAGAACTCATCAAAGAAGTGATTGTTCACTAAGGTATTTAACTGTATCAGAACATCCACCAAGATGCTTACCATTCATAATGATTTGAGGAAAAGTAGATCCTTGACCAAATTCTGAATAAAATTCTTCTCTGGTAAAATCAGTACCAAGCTCATATGAAATTACAGGGATCCCTTTTCTGATACTAAGATCCCCAAGAACTGTTTTAATTTTGTCGCAATATGGACAACCTCTTTTGCTGTAAACTGTAAAATTCATAACTTTAAATTCTAACTGGATGTGGTCTACGTGTATTTGATTTTATGGCACAAAGCCAAGCACTTGTTACTGCTATGTTGTCTTGCCACCATGTAGTATCAAGTCTAAACTCTTGAAACTTAATTGTATCATTTCTGATGAATTGTGCTTTATCTCTTCTAGTATAATACCAGAAACTATTTTCATTCCAAAAACTAACATGAGTTGGATCTTGGAAAGCTCCTCTACCATCAGTAGAAGGAACTTCAATGAATGCCCAACCCCCATCACAAAGAACTCTGTAAATTTCTTTCATGGATTTGATTGGATCCTTTAGGTGTTCTAATACATGACTTGCATTAATAACACCAACACTATTGTCTGGTAGTGGAATTCCTTCATTTAAATCACAAGTAATGTCCCCACCTTCTTGGTCAATAGTAACATATCCAGGTCTTGGAAATAATCCTCCACCAATATCAACCTTCATCAAACCCTTAAGATCAGCATCTCTTTCTGCCAACAGTTGAGAATATTCCCTCATCAATTCAAAAGTTTTGATTTGAATTGCTTCATTTCTAATGAGTTGGGTATTATCTCCTCCTGGCAACCATCTATAGTAATAAAGAATTTTCTTAATAAATTTAAATTTAGTTTTAAGATAAGTCCTAATTACTAATTCATGATCATCGCAGATATTTAACTCTGGATTATGCCCACCCAATTCATGATAAATTTCCTTTCTCCAAGATCTAACATGGTCTGGAGCATACCAAATAATACTCACACTCTGACTAGTTGCTGGGAACTGATCTATTTTCATAAAATCTTCTCCCCTGAAATTGACCCAAGTATTGGTCCATCCATTTTCAGGATTCCAAGGAACTTTAAACTCATTGCCTCTCATATCATAAAGAAGATTTTCACTGTAAGCAAATCCAATTTCTTCATCTTGGAAAGCTAGATTGAGTTCCTCTAAACAATCTAAAGAAAGTAAATCATCATGATCTACTTCTACTAGAATATCTCCAGTCCCCAGGAAAAAAGCTTTATTTTTAATAAACCCAATATTGGGATTAGTTATTCCTGTATGGATCTTTACTTTTTTATCGGATTTAATTTCATCTGGAATGTCTGAAACTTTACATTCACCATTCAAATAAAGAATCCATTCCCAATCAGTATAAGTTTGATCCCTAATTGTTTCATACAATTCAATTAGGAAAGGAATATTTTTTTTACTATGCTCTGGAGTAATAATACTAAACTTATAATTTTTCATATCAATCAAAGAAAAACATATGGAACAATCTGGAATCTTCTAATGTTTGGCCAAAGTATTCTGAGGCAGAATGTATACACTTGCCATTAAAAATAACAAGTCTATTAAAAACATTACCAACAGTATCAACTAATTCAAATTTACTTTTATCATAAAATCCTCCAGCAAATGCATTTTCAATCCCAGGATCTGATGTATGCCTTGCTCTAGTTTCTTTATGAGCATACATGGAAGTTCCACACTCAAAAGGAGCATCTGGAGTTAAGTATACCATGCCTGCCCATTGTTGTAAATCTGTATGATATACAAGGGGATCTTCTGCATTACATGTTTGAAATACACCATTCATACCATACTCTTCCCAAATATTAATTTGAGATCCAATGATAGATTCAAAGACTTCTTTTGTTCCAGGAACAAAAAACTTTTCTTGAGTTCTTTTTCCTTTATAATATCTAAGGTCTGCAATGAATTCTTGTTGCAAAGCATACTCTCTTACTGTATAAGGATCAGAGTAAAAATTATCTACAACAAAGATTCTTTTTGAAAAATCTTGATTAATAGTTGCATTAAGCATGTAGTTCATGGGATCTATACCTATTAAGTAAATCTGTTATCTCTATTTCTGTAGGATCGTTTTGGAGTATTGGAAGCATATCATTAATTTGATCATCCTCAAACTCCCACCATCTCAATTTCAGAAGTAGTTCTATAATGTTATCTGAGAATCTCTTTCTAATTACTTTAGCTGGGTTTCCTCCAACAACAGTATAGGGATGTACATCCTTAACCACATGAGAATTATTAGCAATTACTGCTCCATCTCCAATAGTAACTCCACTCATAATAGTTGTATTGGCAGCAATCCAAACATCATTGCCAATAACTACATCACCATTACTGTAATTAATTAAAGGATTTGCTTTATTGAACATATAATATGCTTTAAAGGGGAAAGCAGTTGCCCAATTAGTAATATGATTGCCCCCCAAATAAACAGCTGTATTTGGACCTATAGCAGTATAATTTCCTATGTATAATTTAGTATTTTCAAAGAATTGCTGAATGTGAACATGTCCACATTCTGGTCCATAACTAAATTTTCCCATCTCCCAAGGAACTTCCTGATAAGAAGTTCCTTCATTATAAATTCTCATGATCAATACGCAGTATTAAAAAAGAAAGTTTGAAACAGTCTTCCATCATTTAGATTTGACCCAAAGTAATCTAAAGATGCATGGTACATATTACCAGGATAAAGAATTAATCTATTGTAAATGTTTCCAATCCTATCTACTACTTCCCATTTAGTATAATCTCTAGCATCTTCTCCATGATCAGTATTACCTACTGATTGTCTCTCTCCACTTTGTTTGTGCATGTAGAGAGCAGTGCCTCCACTGATAGGAGCATCTGGAGTTAGATAACAAACTCCTGCCCACATATTATTATAGTCTGAATGAATCCAGGTTCTATCATTTTGGGTACAGATTTGAAATGCTCCATCATATCCATCTGAATTCTCATCAAGTAGCCAATCAGATACTCCTCCAGCAGGGTATCTAAGTAGTGCATCTATAACTGCTTTTTGACTATCATTTAAAAATGATTTAGTTCTAAGTCCAGGATAATTTCCCCTAACTTCAAACTGTTGTGCTAATGCAAATTCTCTGACTTGATCAGGATTATCGTAAAAATTATCAACAACTATTAAATTAACCTTCATTCCAATAATCTCCTGTTCGTGAACAATATTTTATGTCTGGATTAAGCATATGAAATCTATCCCATCCAGGTTCTCCTTCTGCAACTCTTTTACCATGAAAATAATCGCCAATATGATTGACCATCATTCCACCAGTATCAGTTTTTAATAATGCTGCACCAATATTATATTGCATTTGTAAATATTGAGCAATAACTGATTCTGAAGGATTATATCCAGTTCTTTCTAGAATAGGTTCTTTTGCTATCCATGCAGGATAAAGAGAAGTTAACATCCAAAAATATGGAGTTGCTTTTTCATATCTATAATTTTTAAAAACTACATCATCTTCTCTAGGTCCTATCTCTTCTGTTTCATGACCATACCAATTATTTCTCTTCAATTGAACTTGAGATAAAGTAGGATCTTGTTGAAGAATTTCAATCATGTCAAGAACTTTTAATGGGTACATGATTTCTACATCATCTTCTTGATGTAGAATATAATCATAATCCCTATCCTTAACTATATCAAAAAGTTGTTGCCAAGTTTTTGTAATTCCAAGGTTTTCTTCATGAAGGATTACTTCATTATATCCATAAGATTTTACAAATTCAACTAAAGCATCATTGTCTCTACCTAGAGGATAATCATCAATAAAAAGTTTATGTACTTCTACTCCAGTATAATCAAATTTCTTTTGTGCTTCAAATGTTTTTTTCAAAAACTCTACCCTATTGGTAGAAAAAACTACATGACATACTTTCATATTAATTAACAATAAAAGGTTCTTGTTGTCTTTCTGGAAGTTTAATTTGAGGTAATGATCCAGGTCCATTACCAGATGGCATTGGATTTTCCCAAGAATTACCAACACCACCTTGTACTATCTCATTAGTAGGAAGTGCTTTTGGCATTTCTACATCAATAACTGAGCTCATGAGTGTTTTGTTTTTTACAATTTCACGATTTGGTGCATCCATATACATGAGCATTCTTGCATCTTCAAAATCCCCACAGTCACAAATCTTTCTTCCAGTCCTTCTTTCTCTTACAGAAAAGTAATCTTCTGTATTATACTTTTTCATTCTTGGATTTTAATTCTTTTGTTTTATTATAAGGCATTTTTATTGGCCTGTAAAGTTGAGGCCATGTATCTCTGATAATTTCTGCTAGTTTATAAGGAGTGTCTGAGGATATCATTTAAGGTACATAATTTCTTCTAGGAGGATATCTGTATAAATTAGATGGTTTTTCTGGTTTCATCCAATTTCTAATCTTATTATAGTTCTCTTCAGAAAAGAAAACTTGATTGAAGTACCATTCTTCCCAAGGAATATGTCCCTTGGATTGATTGCAGGAATGGCAACATGCAACTACATTTGTCTTAATATCTAAACCACCCTTACACTGGGGCAGGATATGATCTAGTGTTATATTTTCTTTTGATTGACAATAAGCACATTCATGGTTCCATGCATCCTTTATATTCTGTCTCCATAATCGCTTTGCCTCACTTTTAGATGATGTGTGAAGATTAAACAGATAGTCCTTAGGCGAATGCAGAGGAACCATAAGTACTTGCGACTTATAGGTATTTATTTACATAAAAAAATCCCCAGAAGGGGATTAATTTATTTTATACCAGTTAAGGTATCAACCAATAGAAGGTGCAGTCAAGGCAACCTGAGTTGTCTCAGCAGCAGCAAGGTCAAGGGGGAAGTTGTGAGCATTTCTTTCATGCATCACTTCCATACCAAGACCACCACGGTTTAGAATGTCTGCCCAAGTAGGGATCACACGGTTCTGACTATCAACAATAGACTGGTTGAAGTTGAATCCATTCAAGTTGAATGCCATGGTGCTAACACCAAGAGCAGTAAACCAGATGCCAACAACAGGCCAAGCAGCAAGGAAGAAGTGTAGTGAACGTGAGTTGTTGAAAGAAGCATACTGGAAGATCAGACGACCAAAGTAACCATGTGCAGCTACAATGTTGTATGTTTCTTCTTCTTGTCCAAACTTATATCCATAGTTCTGTGACTCAGTTTCTGTCGTCTCACGAACGAGACTAGAGGTGACAAGAGATCCGTGCATAGCAGAGAAAAGAGAACCACCGAAGACCCCAGCAACTCCCAGCATATGGAAAGGGTGCATAAGAATGTTGTGTTCTGCCTGGAAAACAAGCATGTAGTTGAAAGTTCCTGAAATCCCCAGAGGCATTGCATCAGAGAAGGATCCCTGACCAAAGGGATAGACCAGAAACACTGCGCTAGCAGCAGCAACGGGTGCAGAGTAGGCAACACAAATCCAAGGACGCATACCCAATCTGTAAGACAATTCCCATTCGCGTCCCATGTAAGCATAAATACCAATCAGGAAATGGAAAACAACCAGTTGAAAAGGTCCACCATTATATAGCCACTCATCAAGTGAGTTTGCTTCCCAGATGGGATAGAAGTGAAGACCAATAGCGTTGCTAGAAGGAACAACAGCACCAGAAATGATGTTGTTGCCATACATGAGTGAACCAGAAACAGGTTCTCTAATCCCATCAATATCGACAGGAGGTGCAGCAATGAAAGCAACAATGAAACAGATAGTAGCAGCAAGAAGAGTAGGGATCATTAGTGTCCCAAACCAACCAACATAGAGTCTATTGTTAGTTGAAGTTACCCACTCACAGAACTGTTCCCAAGTATTGCTCTCACGCCTTTGGGCGATTGAAGCGACCATAAGTAAAACTCCGTTAAGTTTGTTAGAAATAATTATTAAGGAATGTTTCCTTCCTTAACATTTATTTATTATAGCATTGTCAGGAAATCCTGTCAATGAGCAAAAGTGCCTATGACAGGTTTCTTAAGATTTACTTCGCAGTAGAGACCACAGGAGGAAGGCAGGAAGAAAGTTCAGGGAACCTTGCATCATCAAATTTGACATTCATCTTTTCCAATTGACTGCACATCATAGCAGTATTGGCAGCATTCTCAAACAGTGCCCTCTTACGAAGACTGGACTGAACAGCATAACAATCCTTCTGACCTGTCAGGGGAATAGAAATACCAATACTTCCTTGAACTCCATATTGATTATTAAAAGGATCAGTCTCCAAAGTTTGAACAGCACCATTAATAGTTGGGCCCTGACAAGAAGCAGAACTCATAGAAAGAGAAGACTGCGAGGGGGCAACATTAATCCAATCAGGGTAATAAACAGTTCCTTGATTAACAAGAGTATTCGTAGACCCACCTAGATTATTAGAAGTAGTTTGGGTGGAAGTAGAAGTAGAAGAACCACCATTAGAAGTAATGGTATTACTGTTACTATTATCGTTATTATTAGTATTGGTATTGGTATTGGTATTAGTGTTGTTAGATTGATTTCGCCTATCATCATCACCAGCATAAGCAGGAAGAAGACTGGTGGCAATCATAATGCCAGCAATGGCAGTTCCAAAAAGTTTCATAGTTTAACCAATGTTACACCTTATAGTAACAAGTCACTGCTGCCTTGTCAACTGGCATTTGCTAAAAGATAAATATTAATTATTAGATAAATTAAAAATGTCTAAGTCGCCAAATAAAGGCAAGAAGGGATCTAATGGATCCAAACAAAATCAAGGGAATGCTACTGCTAAGAAAGCAAAGAATGGTGGCAAGAAAAAATGAGGTCTTATGCCAAGAGAGTGGAATACTCCCAATCGTGAATGTTGGAACAAACCCATTCACCAAATACTACAAGCAATAGATAATCATACAAGGATAGGAATGGAAACAGGAAATCCATGGCACGAAGAACAAGCACAAATATTAAGAAAATATGTAAAAGATTTAAAAATATGGATACACAGACAAGAGGGGTGGGATGAATAATTTTCCTTGGGGAGTATGTATAATTCTTGGATCAGGTTTAGTTTTTACTATGTGGTGCATTTACTACATACTAAGATTGGCATATTTGGAGACTAAAGAATAATGTATAACTACAAAATAAAAAAAATCAACAAGGTCGTTGATGGAGACACTGTTGATTTAGATATTGATTTAGGATTTGGAATTACAATATCCCAAAGAGTTCGTCTTAAAGGTATTAATACTGCCGAAACAAAGACATTAAACCTAGAAGAAAAAGCAAAGGGATTAGTGGCAAAGGAATGGTTAAAAACTGAATTATCCAAAAAAGGTGAATGGGTTATTGAAACATTCAAGGAAGATAAGTATGGAAGAATTCTTGGAACTCTTTATCTTGTCGGAGAACCTGTTACAGTTAATGAAAGAATGATAAATGAGGGAATCGCAAAACCTTTTATGGTGTAGACCAAAGTTTTCCTTCTGCTTTTCTACGTCTCAATAATCCCACCTCAACATTACTTCCAGGATTACGATATATCTCTAATGTTTTTGGAATTGCCGTCCAATTTTTCTCACGAAGGTTGCGAGTGATAGTATTAAAGTTACTTCCCCCGTAAAAGCCAGCACCGAGATTGTAAGCAAAGGATAAAAGTGCTCCGCGTTGATTGTCATTCATTTCTCTCCAATATGGGATTTTAGAAAGTGCTGGTAAGAACTGACTCTCACATTGAGCAATCAACAATTCATCTGCTTCCTTTTGAGTAATGGTATCTCCAAGTTTAAATGGTGTCCCATTCTTCTTACGAGTAGACCCCCAACCAATAGTGATTGGAAGACCACCAGATAGTGGGTCTGGATATGCTTTAAGATGGCATCCTTCAAATTTTTTAATTAAATCTATTCCTGCCTTTAAAGTCATTTAAAGATTCTTCCCCAACCAGTCTTATCTTTACCGTGCTCTAACCACCTATGAGTTAAATCAGATCTCTTGTATACTGCACCTTTGCCATTGGTTACTGCACCAGTGTATCCATCATTCAAACTACCATAAGGATCATTAACAACATAGTCATTACCTTTCTTACCAATGACTACAACCATGTGCCCGCCAGTAGGTGCAGAAAGAGAACCCCTGTGCAGAATGCCAATAACGACAGGCTTTCCAATAGATAAACTCTTATCAAGATCAGAAAAAGAAAGGTTGTAACTAAAGTATGACTTAACACCATAACCCTCAAGAACACGGGTTTGAACTGAGTGATCTGTTGTATCACCAATTGCAAATACTTTTTGAATGTAGGCATCATCTCCCTTTGCCCCTTTTAGTGTTCCTGGTTTTAAAAACTCAAGGCACATAGCACAGGATGAAGAGTTGCAAGTTCTATCTGCATCTCTATAATTATCAGTTTGAGGAAAATATGGAACGGATAAAACTCCAGTATGTGTAGGAACTGGTGTTTTTTCTCTAAAAATTTTGACCCAATTAGATTCATCTTGAATCAAATCTGGTTGCTTTTGTTCCAAATCTTTTTCAAGTTGCTCTACTGCTGCAACATGCTTTGGATTCTTTGGATCAAAATGTAGAAAGAAGTTATGAAGATCTATTTTCATTATATCTTTGACAACTACCCTATTTAGATTTTGATACCTTCACCCACACCAATCAAGAAAAATATTCACCAATCTTGTCTAAGACTTTGTTGAGATACTTATGAGCAAGATCCTTTGACTCAAAAGTTTTCTCATTATAAAGTTCAGTCTTTAACTTCTCTACCTGAACTTTAATTTCTTCTTTTGTTAGTTGATTTCTAGGCATAATAAAAAATCCTCTCCTGTATATAGAAGAGGATATAAAACTATTTTGTATATGCTGCTTTTATTATTATAATAGAGAATAATATTGTAAAATATAATTCTGCTATTATCATTTGAAATATAAATGTTCCCCACTCATATTTAGAATGAGGATAAGTATTATTGCTTATTTTTGTTAGGGTTTCACCATACTCCAGGAATAATTTGCCCAGTTGTGAAATAAGTTCCAACTGCAATTACAAAACCAAGCATAGCAAGGCGACCATTAAGAATCTCTGCCTCAGGTGTCCATCCGAATTTCATTTTGTTTGTCCTCTTTTAGTAGTGTTTTGAATAACAATAAATTTGTCTTTTTTTAATGTGCCTGCGATACAAACTTTAAGTTCATCATCAGTAGACCAGGCACCATCTTCTATAAGTTGTTGAAGGGCAAGACTAAGTTGCCCAAGCATTCCAGCACTCATCAGTAAGTTTCGCAGACCTTCTCTACAGCATAACTCAAAAGCACCAAAAATGCAACCCCTGTAAATGTAAAGATTGTTTCAGTCATCAGGCAAGACCAAAGAACAGATTACCAGTGATTGCATAAGAGGCAAGTCCTGCAATGATGCCCATCATTGCCCAACGACCATTAGCAAGTTCTGCTCTTTCATTATGGGTCATCATACCATACTTGATTGCATCAGCATCAGAGATATACATAACAGGTTCTTTAGCAAACATGTTTTGCTGCCCATACTCATTAGTTGTTACAGTCATTTAAAATTGTTAAGAAACATTACAATATTATATATGATCCATTAAGTTTTGTCAAGGATCTATAGCATGGACTAATGGTTCCCAGAATCCATAGTACTCATAATCTAAAAGATTATTAGAGTCCATAGATGGTTGTCTATTTTTCCAAAAATTTAACACTCCTTCCACGTTTTGTTTGTGAAAAACTTCAATATGATCTTGGTGAATTCCAGATTCAAAATCATATCTATATGTAAATAATGGCATTGAGTAAGTCCTGCCAGAATTATAGATAATCTCTTCTGAAGTTGCTCTTGGTTTTATTTTTTGATCTAACCTATATTTGTCTCCTCTACAATGATTAGTAATTATTTTCTTTGCATGATGTCTTGTTATGACATAAAATGCTGCACAGAAATCATTTATAAGTCTTGGGTGTAGATTTGCTCTTAGATTTTTAGTGCTAGTAATAGCACACTGCAAAACATCCCAGTCATAAGGTGCAGAAGCCATAAACCCACCCCATGTAAAAGGCCAGTAAGGAACTGTATCAAATACAATATCATCTTCACATATAATAATGTGATCTAATTGTGTTTCAAAGTAGAAATGTTTTATCGCCTTTAGGTGAGACATAGTACACCCAAGTTCTCCTTGAGTCAATAACTCAGGAAATTTACCAACTAGAAGATCAGTTACATCATTATCTCCTCTGGCATCAATTCCAGAGATTCTAGTATTTTCTATTCCATAAAAATCAAACAGACTATTCATGTGGTCCTGTCTGTTTGTTTCAGTATCAAGATTGATCCAAAGAATAGGACCAATTCCTTTAAGTTTCTTTTTTACTGTAGAAGTATCTGTCATGGTTTCCCCCACTGTGGATATCTATGATCTTTTAAAAATGAATAGTCAACATTAAAACCTTCAATATCTGAATAACTTTCTCTTTGCCAAGTTAAATGTGGGACTATTACATATGCATTAATTTCCTTATGAGATTGTGCATAATGAACATCACAAGGTTTAGTAATATCTATTAAGTTATTAATGAACCTATCATAAACTGTATACTTAAAAGCAACAGAATGTGCTGCCAAAGTATATTCACATCTGTAAATATGTTCAGATACTTGGGTAAGATTCATTCCATGAAAATGTTGACCTCCAAGATATAGCATGTCCCAATCATGTGGAACTTCAGCACGATACCTATTGAACTTGCTATTTAAATCTTCATCAAATTCAATATCATCTTCAAGAAGCAAAAAAGTTTTTGCTTTAATTTGTTTTGCCAACTTAAGAGTAAACAACTGAGACAGTGCACATCCAACTGCCCCTTCTTTAATTTGGGGAGGAAAGTCAAGATTCATATTAGAACCTTTAATTCCAGGAACTCTTTCCACCCAAAGGTTATGTTTATGGAATTGCTTTGCAGCCTCTACCATCCTATCTTTTCTATCATCAAGATTAATACAATAAATCTTGTCAAAAAAATCATTTAAAGTTCTCATAAAACCTCCCAATCATCTAGATAAAGATCCTTTGTATTATGGTCTGGTAAAGAAGGTCCAAACCAAATTTTTGGAGCAATAACATTTTTACTTTTAGCTAACCATGCTCCCCACCAACTAAATGAACTATTTGCAATGATATGATGAGTACACATAGACATAAGGCACATATCATATTCTGCCATATTTGCTTGAGATATAAAAAATCTATCTGGATCAAATAAATTTTGTCTCACGCACCACTCACTATCATCTGAAAAAATAATGACTGGAATATCCCCAAACCTTGATAGTGCTTCAGAATAATACTCAAGTGGTGGAGTTGGATGAAAGGATTGTAAGGTTAAATAATCCCCTCTTCTAATATGCAAAGAGATTATTTGATCACTCTTAACAATCTCTTGAATAAACTCTTCACATACATCCACTACTTCAGATTTAAAAGTAAAATCTTTTCTAAGATCTTCTTCAATATTCTTAAAGTATTTTTCAGATTGAAAATATCCATAAAGATCTACATTATCTTCACAGTTATTAAACAAGTATTCATCAAAATGAAATCCAGATTCCTTAACCATTTGATTTGGTTCAAGGAATTTATTATACTTACTTAAATCAAAAGCAGTGTGAATATTAGTTTCTGAATTTTTTACATTTGGATCACTAACACCAAACACTTGTTGTGGAGGAATGCAAAATTCAAATCCTCTATTCGCAGCAATACCTCTTAAAGAGGCATACTGAAACATCTGATTTCCAAGTCTTCCTAAATTTCCTAACTGATTAAATGAGATCATTGCAAATAATTAACGTAAATAAAATCTTCTAGAACTTCAATCTGTTTGACTCTTTTTAAGTTATCTTTGATTGCTTCAATCTTGCTTTCATAAATTTCTTCAGAAACATCAAACTCATCACTCAGTTGAATGATTCCATCTTGGTTAAAATGTTCACCAATGTCAGGAGATCCCAGATAAACAGGGATAGTACCAGTAGCAAAACAATCAAGAATCTTCTCTGTGTAGTATGATTCATAAACTCCATTTTCAATTACAACAGAAAACATATAATCACAGAGACCTTCTTCTTTATCATCAATTGGATTGATACCTCTACCATAGATATCAACCTGATCCCCAAGTCTTTCCACCCAATCTAATCTATTTTTTTGCCCTTCAGTAAATGCTTTATTAGAAGAGATCATAGAAATCATTTTACTTTTCTCATAGATCTTTGGTTCTTTAATCCAAAATCCTTGAGCTGGACACCACTTAAATCTAGAGTCAAGACTAAGAAGTTCTTTATTATGCGTAAAAATATATTCAAATACTTTAAAGTATTCTTCTACATTTGCCTTTATCTCATCTGCAATCCCAGGAACTACAAATTTAGATTCAAGCAACCATCCATATTTTTTGCCTGGAATTCCATCAGTAAATGCCTGATTAATATTCTGATCTACATAAACAGTTTCATTTGCAGAAAGATCAAAGACCCATTCAATATACTTAGATTCCTTTCCATGTACAGAGTATCCTTTATTTCCTCCAGTAAGATGGGTAAAGGAATTTCCAACTAAATTAATTCTGTGTTTCATAATTGATATAATTTTTATTTTTTAAGTTAGGTATCTTACTTTCAAAAAAAGGATACATTATCCACTGTGGAGATTCTAGCACAATATCAGGAGTAATGCCATATGCACTAGGATATATTCCATCTTTATATTCATACATGGGACCCTGCCAATCTATTCCAGGAACTCCTAATCCCCATTTTTTGATAAAAGTATTCATAGAAATACTATGGTATTTCATTGATTTCATATGATGTATGTCATTTCTAACAAACCCAGAATACTTTTCTTCTACATTAGCTACATCATAATCTAATCTATTATTGATTCTAGCATGTAAAAGGTCATTTATAGAACTTGCATTTTTATTATAAATCAAATGTCTTAAAAAGTAATCACACTCTTGCCATCCAATGTTACAATATCTTTCATCCCACAATCCAACTGCTATAATTGCATCAACAGTATAGCTATGGAAAGCATCTCCACATCCACTAGTAATAAAATTATAAATCTTATGACTTTCAACTAATTTATTAATAGTGCCTTCATCATAATGAACGTCATTTTGAGAAAGAATAACAATATCACAATCTGGATTTTCCAAATCCCTAAACCCATCAATCAAACACTCATTCCAATTTCTAGCAAGGTGTCCAGTAGAAAATGTTGGTCTAGTAGAATTAGTAATAACAGTATATTTTAAATCAACATCCTCAAGAACAACTGGGGCATCTTTAAAATTATTGACTATAAAAATTTCATGATCAAAATCTTTGATTCCACTTTTTTCAAATGTTTTAAGAGTTTTATTCAACTCAAAATCATTATCATAAGTAACAAAATAAACTTTAATTTTCATAGGATACAGATGGCAGTGTCTTGAACCATATTACTTTGATAATGTTCATCATTCCATTCTTCAAAGTCCCACTTAGTTAATTCTAGTTCATCATAGAACTGTCTTACATCTTTAAGTCTAATGTCCCAAACATTATCAATGACAATAAGAGTATCTTTATCTGCTACTGACATAGCAACTTCAAAATCTCTCTTAACTCCTTCATAAGAATGATCTCCATCTACAAAAATAAGATCATATCTGCTACCAAAATCTTTAGATGCTTCTTTAAGAATTTGAATATTCTTTTCTGAAATCTCATCATTTGTATAGTCTACAAAATCATTAAATGGAAGATCTACTTTATACTTCCAATCATCATAATCTGAATGATGAGGATACCAGTATCTGGCATTGACTCTAGTTGAATGAGGAACATATGAAATCTGTCCATCATAACCACCCTTTCTAATGTCAAAGGAATCAATCACACCATATCCAGATCTACCATAAAGTTCATCCATAGCAAAAGCCATAGCATTAGAACTTTCATAATGCCAAGAACCAATTTCAAGAACAGTTTTTGCTTCAATCATTTTGACTAAAGTGGCAAGACAATTTCTACAATGAGTTGCTGCTCCTTGATATTTAAACCCCTGAAGGATCCCATTTTCAGGTCCTTTATCTACATAATAATTTACAAATTCATTTTTAATGAATTCAACTTTATTTTCATAACCTTTGTAACTCATTTAATTAATCCTGCAGATTTAAATTTTTGTAGTATTGTTGGCATTGACCTTTGGGACAAATGCATATGAGATCCTTCCCAGTCATCTAGAAAATCACCATTGGTTGTTCCATCATCATTAAGCATTTCTGAAAAGATTGTAATAAATTCAAATTGGGGTTTAATGCAACACAATTCAAGTGTTGTATTAAATGCTTTTGTTATTAAATTTCTTTCCAAATTTGTTCCAAAAGATGGCCCTCCAGTATATACCTTCTGATCGCACCATGACGCAATAGGTCCCCATACAACAATAGGAATATTATACTTTTTATATACACTTAGAGATTCAACATATCTTTCTACACATTCTACCACCAATTCTTCTACTGGTCTATTTTGAATTTTAGATTGCTTAATTAAATGAGCTCTAATATCAACTTCACCAAAACAAAACATTAAATAATCTTCTGATGTAAGTTCTAGTGAATTAATTAGAGATTCAATAATAGGTTGCTTAGTTGCTAATTGATATGCAGTAGCAGGACCAATTCTATAACTCTTAAAGTAAGGAAGTTTATTTGCAGCTGGATCTGGCCAGCAAGGTTGCATTGTTTCCTCACCACTGAATACTGCTGAATGACTATCTCCAATACAATGAATCATTTTAATTTACCAAGAATGCTGTCTACAAATTCTACCTCATAGGTGTACCCATCTTCCATACCTATGTTCCAAATATTTTTGTTACCATAGATGGTATTGTAAATGGTATGGATGCCAAATCCATTTTCAATATAAAGAAACTTTTTATTATACTTTTCTCTATACAAATTCAACTGAATTTCATCAAATGAATCATGAGCACCAATATCTAGTAACCTTTTCCAATCTTCAGTTTTAATTATAAATGTGCTTGTTGTGTAATATGGTTCTTTAAATTCTTTGATACTATAGTCATGCTTTGATATTAGTCTATCAAAGTTTTCTACAATATAATTGTTTAATAATAACTGAGCTTTAGCACAAATTCTAATAGGGTGAATTCCCTTTAAGTATGTATTCAGGTTAGAAACACCTTCAAAAAATGCTTTGGAGTCCCAAGAATTAGCATTGATTGTATGTGCATTTAGAGGAGTATAATCTGCACCCCATAATCCATTGGGCATTTCTTGGTTCAAATAATTTCTATATATTGCCCCTATCATCCAAGGATCTTTAACAAAAGATTCTACAAATCTATCTGTATGGGGAATACCATTAGACAGCATTGGTGTAAGAATAAAATTATCTTCATCATCTAAGACATCTATGTTCTCAATAATATAATCCCATACATGATTGCTAATAAAACAATCTTCATCAAGCTTAACTGAATACTTATTTGTTTCATCTAATGCTGCACTAATCTTTTGCATGTAGTTGAGTTCTACATCAGGAAACACCATAACTTGAGATTCAAATCCTTCAAGATAAGATCCCCAATCAAAAGACTTTGATGCAAGAACATTAATTTTTACTTTCTCTTTATTCTCTGGTTTAATTTTATTCAGAAAATGTGTTGTTATCTCCCAATACTTATGGAGATCTTTTCTTTGATGGGACAAATAATTAATAGTAATCATGGAATCCTAGACAGATTTACAATGTTCAATTCATCATTCTTAAATGATAGGACTTTTTCAAATCCACAATAATCAAAAAGTTCTTCTACTAATTCTATCGTAAATGTGTGATGATGTACAACTCTTGTGAGATGATTGATTTCACATAATTCATAGAATTGATGATGCCCACCATAAGACCAATCATGTAATTGTTTCTGTTCTTCTATATGGGTAGTATCATCTTCCCCAACCCCTTCCACATAATCACAAATCAAATGATCCATTCTGGTTAGTGGTCTCTTCCTGTCAAAACAATATTGATAGTCTGGAATAATAGTTAAAATATAACCACCTGAATTCAACAGATATTGTTGCCACAACTTTAAAGTATGAATGGGATTTGCAAAGTGCTCTATTGCATGTGAGGTTACAACAAAATCATATTTCTTTAACTTCTTTAATTGATCCTCATTTGTACAATCAACATCATATTGTCTTCCTATTTTATCTCCATAGATAAAATTTGATGATATATTTGTCTGAAAGTAATTATTACTTATAATATTTCCCCCATCCAAATTTACATATGGATATAGCAACATGTTATGTTGCAGTTCACTAAAAAGTTCAGTAGGTCCTCCAAACTCTATTCCCTTTAGATTTAAAAGGATGTCTGTAACTTGTTTAAAATTTAACATAACACATTAATATCGTATGGAAGACTTTTAACTAAGGAATAAGTTTTTGCAATTTCCAATGAAGGATAGTAGATCAAATTATTAAATGGTTCTATATCAATAAAGGTATTTTGAAATCCTATATGGGGATAAGGAGATTCTACAAACTCTTGAAATATGTCAGTCTCTGATAATTTTTCAAAAGCTATTTTAAAAAAATCATCAGATTTAAATTTTGAATAAGGACTATATGGAGAACAATATTTTTTTTCTAATAGTTGAGTGATGTGATCTTGTTCAGTTGCATCATATCCAAGATTAATTTTATTTCCAACTTGAACACCAACATATCCAACTGCAGTGCATTGATCTCCTATTTTCATTTCTCCATCATGATCCCAAGTAAACTCCCAATTTATTTGATCTAATACTTCTGCTTTAGCAAACCAAAAAGGGGATCTTAAATGACTTTCATGTGGATATGATTTATGTCCATTAAATATTTGACTTGCTCCAAATCCAATTTTCTCATGGGAGTACATGGTATGAATAATATCTTTTAACCAATTATCTCTTTTTAAGATAACATCATCTGATATAAAAACAAAAAATTCATAATCACTTTTATACTTATAGAAGTAATGTCTATAAGCACCAAAAGCTTTATGTGGAATATCCTGACCATTAATAATTTTATTTTCTATAATCATCCTCCCATCATAGTTTCTAACCTTAGATGGAAATCCAGCATAGTCTCTATGAACAACTATCAAATCATGAGGATATCCAGAAATACAGTTATTGTAGGACTTCCAAAAAAGATCCTTTTGCCTAATGCCCCCAAGCATTATAACTGCAACTTTTTTCATACAACCTCTCTTAACTTATCAGCAGTATCTTGACCTGTAATATTGAATGCAGGATCTTTAAATTTTAAAGATTTTACTGTTGAGAATTGATTAATTGAAAAATCATATTTTTGTCTGACTTGCTTTGACCAGAACACATCTTCTCCCTGCCCCCAAGAAAGATTTTCATTTAATGGGAATTCCATCATGGTGCTTTTTTTAGCAACCCAATATGTTCCAGAAATATACATGTACTTGGATAGATGAGTAATATCATATGGGATCAAGCATTCTCTGTTAGGGAGAACAATACCATCCATAAAATTATCATTATGTGGCCAAATTACCCAATCTCTAAATCTTGAGTTATCTGGATTCACGAACTTGTTCATACAAATTTTAAAATCTTCTCCAAATTTTAAAAACCCATCATACCATCCAGGTTCAAATACAACATAGTCATGAGAGTAAACTATATTTTCATATCTAGAATTTATAGTAATTAAATTCTTTTTCCTAGTAATCCAAGAAGGTCTAATAGTTTCATTAAATGGAATTATAAAAGTATTATCTCTAGAGATATAACTGTTCCCAACTATTATAATTTGATACTCTTTAATATTTTGTGATTCTATGCTGTCAATAACTTTATTTAAATTATCTTCAGAATTTCCATCAGTAATAATACCAAAAGTAAATTTCATACTAGATACCCAACATAATCACTACAAATACCAAAGCAATCATATGCTCTAAGGTCTACAAATTCATTTACATTTTTATTCCATTCTGGCATGACTATTACAGACTTTGAAGTATAAGGTTTACCTGGATAAGTCCAAATATAATTTCTACTAGTTAAACTATAATCATCTTCTTGATGCCAAAAATAATTAAATCCACTTGTGCCACGAGAAAACTCATAAAGTGCTTCAATGTTTTTACAATGAATCCATAAATTATCTCTATATTTACCAAACCAAAACCAATCTACTTTATAATCTGGTTCATCATGTCCTAGATACAATTTAGAATCTAGAGGACTATATCTAACATCAATTTCAACATCAAAACCTTGAGAAATTGCTTGTTCAATATAATCTGGATTATTTTCCTTAGAGGGATCAGGTCCGTTAATATTTCCTCTATGTGCAATCAGTTTCATTCTTTGTAGTGCTCCAAGAAATAATTTAAATCTTCAGGTGTCCCAATACCCCACATCCCATCCTTTTCAATCTCTTTAATTCTGATTTTTTTACTATCGGAAATTGCCTCATTGAATACTGGACAGACATAGAATTCATTATTAACTCTAATGTTTTTCTTAATCATTTGTTCTGCATACTTTACATAATCAGAACCTTTCTTCCAGTAGTAGATACCAACAGTAGCATGTTCAGAGATTGGTTTCTTCTCTGCAACTTCTTCAACATACCCATCATCACCAAGCTTAGCATAGGACCATTTAGGGTGAGTTGCAGGGAATGTCAGGATACCTCCATCACATTCACCATTCTGAAATGCATAGAGAGTTTCATTAGAATCCCATACAACAAACTGGTCTGAGTTTGCCATCACCAGAGGTTCATCATTATTGATAAACTCTTTAGCAAGAAGAGTTGTACAAGCAGCACCTTCAGTGATTCCATCTACTTGAACAATATTACAATTGGGAGCAATCAGGGGAAGTAGATAATTTAAATTATATTTTTCATAGTGTTCTTTCTGAACAATAAAAGTATAGTTTGCTTTAATATTCAGGTTCTCAACTACTACCTGAATCATTGGTTTCCCTCTAACTTCAATCAAAGGTTTAGGGAAGGTATATCCCTGACTAGCAAATCTACTACCAGCTCCTGCCATAGGAATCAGAACATTCATGGTCTTACTCTCCCATGCCACTTTTTGTTTTGTGCCATTTAAAATCTTTTTAATTCTATTGATCTTTTCTTGATTAAGATCTTTTCTATTTTCTACTGGAACCAGATGTGCCTTACTATCTAATGCTCCCTGTCTGCCAATATGACTATCCTCAACAATCACAGTATCTGCAGGAAGAGCACCAAGAGCAGTCATACACTTCCAATACATTGCTGGGAATGGCTTGTTCCTGACTACATCTTCATTAGACACATACATGTCTACAAACTCCAATACTCCCAATCTTAATAAAAGTATTTTAACAGTATTCCTAATAGAATTAGATGCAACAGCAATCTTATACCCAGCATCTACAAGTTGTTGGAAGTATCCCATCAACTCATAATCTTTTGCTACACAGTCATTAAAGATCTTAAGTGTTGCCTCTTGTTTGTCTTGCCAAATCTGATCATAAAGATCTACCGGCAAACCTTTATTTTTAGTAAGAAGTTCTAACTTTGCCCTGGTTGGAAGACCATCATAAACGCTAACATGCTCTTCTCTACTAATAGAGTACTTGTCTCCAAGTGCCTGATTAAGTGCTTCATAGTGATAGTCCTTGCTATCAATCAAAACACCATCTAAATCAAAGATTACTAGTTTGCTCATTCTTGTACCACTCATAAGTTTCATAGATTCCTTGACGAATCCCAATCTTAGGACTCCAACCAAGAGATTTGATTTTGTCTACATTCAAGACTTTTCTAGGAGTACCATTAGGTTTAGAAGTATCCCATTCAATTTTACCTGGATAATCAACAATAATAGAAATTAATTCTGCAAGTTCTTTAATAGTAAGATCTTCACCAGTTCCTACATTAATAATTTCAGAATCATCGTATGAAATCATACATCTGAAACATGCTTCTGCAAGATCATCAACATGAAGAAACTCTCTCCTTGCAGATCCATCTCCCCACAATTCTACTGATGGACCATACCAAGGACCACCTGGATCTATTACATATCCCTTTCTAGCAGCTTCATGAAACTTCCTAATCATTGCAGGAAGAACATGTGATGTTTCCAAATCAAAATTATCATTAGTACCATAAAGATTTGTAGGCATCAGTGAGATGGCATTGAACCCATACTGTTCTCTATATGCCTGACACATCATAATACCAGATATCTTGGCAATTGCATAGGCATCGTTTGTTGGTTCCAAAGAACCAGTCATAAACTGATCTTCTCTGATTGGTTGAGTAGCAAACTTAGGATAGATGCAAGAGGAACCAAGGAACAGAAGTTTAGTTGCATTCCAACGATTAGCAGACTCAATAATATTAGTTTGAATGCGAAGATTCTCAGTTAGAAAATCTGCCTTATAGTTATTGTTTGCCATAATGCCACCAACTTTAGCAGCGGCAACAAAAACATACTCGGGTTTTGCTAACTGAAAAAACCTATCAGTTTCTTCTTGGTCAGTAAAATCTACAATATGGCGAGTTCCTTTCATGATATTAGTATATCCTTTACTCTCAAGATTTCTGACAATTGCCGATCCAACCATTCCATTGGCACCGGCAACCAATACTTTAGAATTACTGTCCATAAATGCACATATCCTCAACTAATTGATCAAATGAAATCTTAGGTTCCCAACCTAATTCAACTTTTGCCTTAGAGGCATCACCTAACAAAGTCTCTACTTCAGCAGGTCTAAAATATTTAGGATCTACTTTAATAACCTCTTTTCCAGTATTAGTATCAATCCCAACTTCATCCATATATTTACCTTTCCATTCAATATTAAATCCAAAGTAAGGTGCTGCTTTATCTACAAATTCTCTGACTGAGTATTGTTCTCCTGTTGCAATAACATAATCATCTGCATATTTTTGCTGGAGCATTAACCACATTGCTTCTACATAATCTTTTGCATGACCCCAATCTCTTTGGGCATTAAGGTTGCCCAGATATAATGTATCTTGCAAACCACAAGAAATTTTAGATAGTGCTCTAACAATCTTTCTAGTTACAAATGTTTCTCCTCTTCTAGGAGATTCGTGATTGAACAGGATGCCAGTACAGGCATACATGTCATACGCTTCTCTATAGTTCTTTGTGATCCAATAAGCATATAACTTAGCAACACCATAAGGAGACCTAGGATAAAAAGGTGTTGTTTCTTTCTGAGGGATTTCCTGAACAAGTCCATACAGTTCAGATGTAGATGCCTGATAGATTCTCACTTTATCTTCCATACCAAGCAACCTAACTGATTCTAGGATCCTTAGTGTGCCAACACCATCAACATCAGCAGTGTACTCAGGCATCTCAAAAGATACCTTTACATGACTTTGTGCAGCAAGGTTATAGATTTCATCTGGTTGAACTTGTTGAATAACTCTAACTAAGTTCGTAGCATCAGTAAGGTCCCCATAATGCAAATTAATTGAATCATATACATGATCAATACGATGCGTATTGATAAGGGAAGACCTTCTAATAATGCCATGAACTTCATAACCTTTTTGGAGTAATAATTCAGCAAGATACGATCCATCTTGGCCAGTGATACCAGTAATTAAAGCTACTTTCATATACAGATTACTTTTTCATTATTATACTAAAAAAGGAGAGTTTATGCAACTCTCCTATTAGGTCTTTCATGCACGCCACCAATTCTTTAACTGGAAATTGGAAACCAGGCGGGAGTAACCTCCATCCGCACCACCAATTTTTTGAGGAAATTGGAAACCTAATGAGGGTCATATTGACTCCACCAGGATTTTTAAAGTCTCTCCATGACTGAAGGGGGTTCATCCCGACCAGGGTTTTTAAAGTCTCTCCATGACTATATTTGCTATTTGCGAATAGCAAATGGGAATACTGGGAGTTGAACCCAGACTAAGCCCTTATAAGGAGCCCGCTCTAACCATTAAGCTATACTCCCTAAAAAAGTTAAGGTCCATCTTCATGTTCTGTGTGGATCTTAACAAATTCATCAACTAGACTTAGTTGGTTTTTTCCAACATAAGGAGTCATTACAGCATTACCATATTCACTTGTGATTAAAAATGATTCTCCATTTTCAACTCTATTCAACAAATTATCAAAATCTTGTTGAAAGTGTTCAATAGTAAATTGTTCCATAATGTTGAAGTTGATTTAGTTATCATACTATAAACTTGGGGTTAGGTCAAGCTTTTTCTTTGTTGCTCCAAAATTTATCCATAGGATCTATTTTAGTTTTTATTATAGCACATGCTCTTTTGTAAAACATATTATTGGTATTACCAGATTTTTCAAATGTTTCTTTTATTTTCACCCAATTATCATAGGTGTGTTGATCCATTAGAATTTTTGTAAATGGTCATTTAATCTAAGCAACATTTTTTCTGCTTCTCGAACGTCCATTCCATCTTGCTTAGAATAATATATGTAGTCATCTAGTGCAAGAGTGATTAATTCAACATCACCTTTTCCTAACTTTGGGGACTCCCAACTCATTTAATTTCAAACTCCAATTTTTTGATTTTACGTTTTTTTCTTGCTTCCTGAAAAGCAAGATCTTCTTTTGAAAAAAGAGAATCTTTATTCTTCTTGTCTATACTACTCAACAATTCAACTAATGTCAAGTCAATTGCTGTAATGGTTTCTCCTGTTATAGAAGACATATTTTCACATCCACAACATTTAGTTCTTATTGGATGTGATATTAATTCTGTATTACAATTTTTGCACCTTATTTTTAACATAGGTCTACATAATATTTTTTATATTTATCAATAGCAAATCATCTATAAAAAAACCACCCCTTTTGAGGGTGGTTCTACTCATGTTATGAGTTGTTTATCAGAATGTGAACTTGGTCTGAACCACACCACCCCAAGCAGATTCATTTTGGAATCTTTGGTTGTTACTTACATAGAAGATAGCAGGAGTGATGCTGATGTTGTCTGAAACTTTATACTTGTAGAAAACTTCAAGCATCGTAGCATCATCAGAGATGTTATCAGAATTTCCAGGTTGACCCACAGCAATGCCAGCAGCATTACCTTGAACAAACACATCAGACCACTGAAGTCCAACGAACCAGGAATCAGAATCAGTAGCACCAGTTTTCTTACCAGCACCATCAACATCATTGTATCCATAACCTACTGAAATGGAAGGCACGAATCCACTTTGGGAAGGTTGCCAGTAAGCATTAGCAGCAATGCTATTGCTTTCTTGTCCAGTAGCAAGGACACCAGATCCACCACCAAGGGCATTAAAGGTACGAACACGACTGCCTTCAGTACCATAACGATAAGCAACAGCAGCACCCCATTGAGGAGCACGATACCCAACTTGTGCCATGAAGTTCAATCCACTGTCTGAATTAAACACACCAGTTTCAGTACTATCACCATCCTGTGAAACATAGTTCAGTCCAGCAACGAAACCACCCTTACCTTTTTGGGTAGGTTGCTTCCATTGAGCACCAAAACCAGCACCAGTTGCTTTGTTATAAACACCAGATGTACCACCAAGTTGGAAGAAGTCCAGAATTTCTGACTTATAAACAGAAGGAATCCAAGCCATCTCAGTGTTACGAACTAGAGGACCAGCAGTTAGAGTTACACTCTTCCCAACTGGGAACTGATAGTACAGACGATCAATTTTTACTTGATCATCATAAGACTCTGCCTTATCAAGTTTGAACAGTGAAGAACTAGATCCAAAAGGATCAGTACTAAAGTTACCAGAACGCAGACGAGTACGAAGCAAGTCCTTACCAGTGAATGAAGTATCAAAGTTCAGACGGAGATCATAGTTGAATGCGGTGTTGCCAACGTTTCCACCAGCATTCGTTTTAAGACCAGGAACTCCACCAAGAACAAAGTTTGCTTCACCCTTGAGTTTGGTAGTAGTTGAAAACTGAGTTGCCTGCAGTTGTCCAACTTTGCTTTCAAGACCATCTACACGAGCAGTGATAACAGTAAGTTCTGTATCAAACTCAGCAAGAAGTTTTTTGAGCTCATCAGTAGTTTCAGTTACACGATCCAAGCAAGCATTCAGAAGAGCAGCTGCTTCAAATCTAGTCATTGCCTGACGACCAACAAAGGTGCCATTGGGATAACCAGCAACACAACCATAACGCTCTACAAGGTTGCCAAGTGCTTGATATGCCCAGTCAGTAGGACGAACATCTGAAAATTGTGCAATACTAGTAACTTGTTGTGCTGAGGCATACTTATCAACTCCTTCTAGATTAAGATCTGCAGCATTCGCAGCAGGAGCAACAAGTCCCAGAGCAACAGGCACTAGCATCAGTTGTTTGAGAAATTTCATATAGTTTGTTAAGAATTATAACTACAGTTTTTATTTATAAAAAAACCCAGAATAATCTGGGGAAGCGAAATACGGGATTCGAACCCGTGACACCAACTTGGAAGGATGGGATGTTACCACTACACCAATTTCGCATTAAGTATGGGAGTATTATAACTCCCACTATTCAGTTTGTCAACTATTAGAAAATGTCATTTTTCTAGCATAGTCATAAGCATAATAAGTCCTAGAACCATGATGACCCCAACCAATCCAACTATAAGCAAGACGCATATAGTCATTAATAGATTTTCCTGGCCTTTTCATGTGGTTTTCAATTCTTTTCCACTGTTGTTCAGTGAACATATAATCTAATTGAGTATCAATAGAAGATGCACTACTACCAATTCTGGTAGCATGAACGCCTAACCCACGATACCTATCACTAGATGTCCATTGAATTAATCCATAACCTCCACTGGTACATCCATGATATGATGTTCTAGCACCACCTTCGCAAATATTAGGAATAAATGTTGACTCTTGCCTAATATTGCCCATAATGGTAGCAAGGGCATTTTTGTCAGTGATTCCTTTTTTCTGGAGAAATTCCAGAGCATGGGATTCATATGTATTACACCCTTTACAAATTAACTTTTTCTCCTTTGGGTTTTCTGGAGCAACCTCTTTGGTCGCTGTCTCTTTAGTTTTACTTGGTTCTTCTTGAATAATAGCAAATGGTTGCTTAACTGTGGAAGTAGCAAAACTAGGTGATGGCAGTGTTGCCGCTGATGTTGCAACTGCTCCAATAAGAGAAACAGTCACAAGTGTAAAGTTTGAAAGCATTTAAGTTAATTGAATTCTACATCCGTCTAGGTAAAGGAGAAGTTCCCATCTTTTCAGGGGGCATTACCCACGGCTCTAAGTCATAATCAAAGACTCATTATAAAGATCATTATGATTGATTATTTAGTAATGTTACAAAATACCATTAATATAGTCAAGCGACATTACATCAATACCCTCTTCTAGAGAAATCCAATCTTTAATTTCATCATATAAAGATTTTGCATCATCTACTCTTCCTTCTGCACAAAGATCATGCATACGATCAATCATATGATCAACTTCTTTTTGGCAAAGAGTGATCATTTGCGATTGGTTCATAATAATCTTTCCTAAAATATCTTGAGAGGATGTTGCTATTATAGAATGCTGGGTCTCCGTTGTCAAGGGACTCAGTGAGGACGTTGTTGACAAACAGTTGCCTTGTTTCCTCATAATTAGTTTTGCCCTTTGTTTGATGTATTGAGAGAACAACTCTAACAAAATTCTCTCTACCATACTTGATGATATCTTCTTTAAGTTCTGGACAAGACCCATAATACTTTTTCCAATCACTTTCTTGTTTTACTTTTCTTTTTTTTCCTTTAGGCGTTCTAAAAGCCCAAAAATACTTCCTACCAATATATTGTTTTGAATTTATTTTATTTGTGATAAGATAAACAAATCCAAAGTTGTCTTGAATATCTTCTGATTCAAAGACCTTTCCTTGATATTTCCAAGGATTATCATAGCTCATATAAGTAAATCCTATAAGCTATTATTTATCCTTGAAACCTAACAGAGTGATTCTAGTTACATTCAGGATCTTTGTCAACCCACACAGCTCTGATGCCCATAACTCCTTCAGGGCACTCATAGTAGATGGCATCCTTCACGATCAACCTCTGAGTGTCAGAGAACTTTGGGGACTTTAGATCCTCTAAGATGACCTTGTTGGTCATCCTGGGGGGGACAGAGGACTCCCACTGCTCATACTCTCTGATTGCTCTATCTACTTCTACTTCTATTTCTGCTTCTAACTTCTTGTCATTATTTCTTAAATCTGGAAGTTCTTGCTTAAGATTTAATTGCTCAAGTAAAAGTTGATAGTACTTCCAAAGTTGTTTTTCGGATATATTTAACCACCCAGATAATAAGGAAATGCCTATCATTACAGCAGAAATTATAAAAAATCCTTTGATTTTTTTAGAACTTAACTGAGGAAGAGCAGTAAATTTTCCTTCTCTGATCTCGAATATTTTAAACATTTTGATTGTCCAAAAAATCTTTTAGTGCTTGATCTAAAGCATCTTTTGGAGATGTATATCTCCCTTTGTCTCTAAGTTTTTTAGTATCAAAAATTACAGATGTAGCAACATTCCCATTATTTTCTACTTTAAGTTTTGCTCCAAAGACTGTACCTTTTGGTTGAATATTAAGAGTATTAGCAGATTCTAATGATACTTTTAATTTATCATTCTCAGCGTTAAGGTATTCTACCTTAGCAAGAATGTCTACAACATCTTTAGATGAATCAGGAGCATTTTCCATAGATACAAAAAAAGAGGAGAATTAATCTCCCCTTTATTTATTTTAATTCAACCTTCCTTTTCGCCTTTTTTAGATCTGATTTGATCTAAAAGTCTAGTAAGTTTTTCTCTTTTGGCAATTTGAGATGGTTTTCTAGTTCTATGCTCAGCATCTACCTCTTCAACTGAATATCTTCTATCTGATTGTGAAGTATCCATATTTTTCTTTGCTATTTTGGTAGCAGTTGCATACATAACTGACTTTGCTTTTGCACCATATCTCTTCTTAAAGTCTGATGCAGACTTCTTCATTCCTGTTACAAGTCTTTCCTTTTCACCAGTCTCTGCAGTATCAAGTGCTCTTTCATCTAATTCAAGTTCTTCGGACTTTATACACTTATCTTTGCCCTTTTCAGTACCAGCATACTTATAACCTTTCCAGCAAGCTTTACCATCAGCACCTTGCTCTTTACCTTCTTTGTTTTTTGCTTCACCAAAATGTCTACGTGCTGCTTTGACCATATCAGCATGTGCCTTGGTCTTCTGCATATCTTCAATTGCCTTTTCATTATTCTTTTTTCTCTTATTCATATCTGTCTCTAGATATGAATCATCTTTCTTTTCATCAATAATATCACCTTTCAACTCAACAGAATCTGCCATTCCATGAATATGCTTACCTTTAGATTTCCTATCTTCTCTTTCTGCTGACTTTGCTTCTGATCCAGCATACTTTGATGCTGTCTTTGCATCCATTCTATCAGAGTTGCCTGCACGTCTTTCAGCAGCAGCAAGTCTTCTCATCTCCCTTGCATCATCATCTCTTGCCTCATACATGGACATATAAAGATTTTGAAATTCTTTAGGTGACAACATAGCTATAACTTTTTAAGTATTTATAAAAAAAAGAGGGTCAGAAGACCCTCTCAATATCACACCATAGCCATATACAGTTGAGATTGTTTTAATCTCATCTCTTTAAGCATTTTTTGTCTAATTAAAATAAGTGCCATAGGTTTGCTCCTTTACTTTGTGGGTATTGGTGCGTTCCTTCAGTTTCCCTACTTCCGCCCTTATGGGTGAACGTATTATAATTTATACAAGTTATTTTGTAACATTTGTTACAGTTTGAATCCAGCAAAGGTATCTTTCTTTACGTCCTGCTTAATACCACCAACCACATAACTCTCAACTTCTGTTTCTTGTGGTGCCACTTGAAGACCTTTAGAACTAATCCAATGTTCAGTCCAAGGAAGTGGATTAGTTTTAGCAGGAACATCATAAATTGGTTTAATGCCAATTGCCTTTATTCTACGATTTGCAATCCACTCAACATATTGCTGTAATAGTTTATCATTTAAACCAATCATAGAACCATCTTTGAACAGGTACTCTGCCCAATACTTTTCTTGATTAACTGCATTTTTAAATGCTTCTATCACCCAAGATTCTTCTTCTTTAGCGATCCTTTGCATTTCTGGATCATCTCCTTCACGCCACTTATTGAGGATGTTTTGAGTAATGACAAGGTGTTGATTTTCGTCTCGTGCGATGAGAGAGATAATTTTAGCTGATCCTTCCATAAGTTTGAGTTCACCAAACGCAAACGAGCAAGCGAAAGAGACATAGAATCTGATACCTTCGAGAATATTGACATTAGCTATTGCTCTATAAAGTTTTCTTTTAATTGCTATTCTTTCTTCTTGTGCAGAAGGAACTCCTTCCAAAGCATGAACCCAGAGATTTGAATTACCATAAGATTGTGCACTATTAATAAAATCATCATAGGCACTGGTTACTGTAGATGCACGTTCTAGAATTTTCTCATTATTCAAAATAGTATCAAATACTTCTGTTGGATCAGAATATACATTTTTGATGATGTAAGTATAAGATCTAGAATGGATCATTTCCATAAATTCCCACACTGTCATACATGCTTCCAATTCAGGAAGAGAGCAGTATGGAAGAAATGCCATTCCAGGTCCTCTTCCTTGAACTGAATCTAAAAGAATTTGATATTTTAAATTAGAAGTAAAAATGTGTTTTTGTTCAGGACGAAGAGTTTGATAATCTCCCCTGTCTTTCTGTAAGGAGACCTCCTCTGGTCTCCAAAAATATCCAAGTTGTTGAGTTGTGAGTTTTTCAAAGATTGGATACTTGTATGAATCATATCTTTGGACCCCAAGAGGTTGTCCAAAAAACATTGGTTGCTTTTTTGAATCAACTGGATTGGTATTAAATACTGTCATTCCTTCCATGGCTTTATTTCTATCTGCAGTTGTTCTAAATTTTACATGATTCACAGTCATCTTCTCCTTCTGAATTTAAAAGTTCTAGTATTAGATTTTGAACATTATTTTCTTCCTTTACCTCATCTGTTTTATTATCATATGTATTTTGATAATAAGATGTCTTCCATCCATACTTATAAGTGGTTAGAAAATCTTGTGCCATTACGCTAACAGGAACTTCATTGTCTGGGTAATTTTCTGGATTATAGGACCAGTTTCCAGAAATTGCTTGATCGAAGAATTTTTGCATAACTGCAACAATATTAATATAACCAGTATTGCTAGGCATATCCCAAAGAAGCGTGTAATTGTTCTTAAGGTGTTGATACTGGGGAACAATCTGCTTAAGGGGTCCCTTCTTGCTCTTTTTAATGGACAAGAATCCTCTAGGTGGTTCAATTCCATTGGTTGCATTTGACACAACGGAACTGCTCTCTGAAGGCATTTGTGCCGACAATGTACTATGTCTAAGTCCATGTGCCTGAATCTCGGCACGTAAAGTCTGCCAATCATGCTGGTATGGAATTGAAGTAATTTCGTCTACATCCTTTTTGTAAGTATCAATTGGAAGAATACCATCAGAATACTTAGTTCTATTAAAGTATTCACAAGCACCCTTTTCCTTTGCAATCTTATTAGATGCTTTTAGGAGATAGTATTGGAATGACTCAGACAATCCATGAACTGCATCCCATGCTTCTTGGGAATCATATCTAAAACCAAGTTTGGCAAGATAATGTGCCAGACCAATATAACCAATACCAAGAGACCTTCTTGCTTTGGTGGATTTTTCTGCAGCAACTACAGGATAATCTTGATAATCAATCAGTTCTTCAAGTCCTCTTACAGACAGTTCACAAAGTTCTTCAAACTCTTCATCATCCTTGACTTTGCCAACATTAACTGCAGACAAGATGCAAAGAGCAATTTCACCATCAGGGTCATCAATATGATTTAGTGGTTTTGTTGGAAGAGTAATTTCTTGACATAGATTGCTCATCTCAATCTTATCCTTAAAGGATGAGTGAGAATTGCAATGATCAATATTCATGATGTAGATTCTACCAGTTTCTGCTCTCTCCTTTAGGAGGTCCAGAATGAGTTCTTGAGCACCAATAGTTTTTCTTGGAATAGACTGATCTCGTTCTGCAGCCAGATATAGATTGTCAAATCCATCAAGCCCAAAATTAGCACTAAGCTCAGGAACGTCATGTGGACTGAATAGTGAGATATCTTGGTTACTGATAAATCTTTCATAGAACAATTTACTAATTTGAATTGAGTAATCTAGTTTTCTTACTCTATTATCTTCTGTACCTTTATTGTTCTTAAGAACAAGAATATCTTCTATTTCTTTGTGCCAGATGGGAAAGTGGACAGTAGCACTTCCACCACGGATGCCGTTTTGAGTGCAAGATCTGACAGTTGCCTCAAATTTTTTGAGGAATGGGACAACGCCCGTATGCATAACTTCTCCGCCTCTGATTTTAGCGTTGATGCCCCTGATGCGACCTGCGTTGATACCAATTCCTGCTCTTTGAGCAACATACCTAAAAATTGCAGAATCACTAGACTCGATACTACGCATGGTGTCATCAACATCAACAAGAACGCAACTTGCATATTGACGAAGTGGAGTTCTGACTCCTGCCATAATTGGCGTTGGGATGTTGATTTTGTGCTTGGAGATTGAGTCATAGTATCTCTTTACATATGAGATTCTAGTTTCTTTGGGGTACTGAGCAAAAATGGTTGCTGCAATCATCATATACATGAACTGGGGAGTTTCATAAACCCTCCCAGAACTTCTATCTTGTACAAGATACTTATCTACTACTTGTCTGAGTCCAGCATAAGTAAATAGATAATCACGATTGTGATTGATATAGTGACCAAGTTTGTTAAGTTCTTCCTCACTATAGTTAGTCAGGATCATAGGGTCATACACACCTACATTGACACAATTTTTAATATGATCAACGAATGATGGATGATCTTGCACTCTACCATAAAGAGATTTTCTAACAGAAAACAAAAGAAGTCTTGCTGCTACAAATTGATAATTAGGATTTTCAAGATCAATAAGATCAGATGCTGAACGAATTAAAATTTCCTGAACCTCTGCAGTTGTAATTCCATCATAAAATTGAATGCCAGATTGCATTTCTACTTGGGATGCAGATACTCCAGTAAGATCTTTACATGCCTCATCCACCATCAAATGTAGTTTGTTAAGATCCAAACTTTCAACAGATCCATTCCTTTTAATAACTTTTGTTCCGTTGCTCATACTCGTTTCCAATTAATAAGTTTTGTTTTTGCTTCTAGACCAGAATAAGTATTAGATTCTAGCAGATTATTTACATTGTGTCCAGACAACACCATATCATTAATATCCTTTTCCTTCAAATCTTGTGGCCAAATGACTACAGGAAAATGTAAATCAATTGCCTTTTGTACTCTATCTACAATCTGTTTATTTCTTTTTTCATTATCATAAACCATGACAAAATTAGTTTCAAAATTTGTGACAAAAAACATTCTATCAATATCAGCACCAACCATAGCAATAGCATTGTCTAAGAACATACTATCAAATGGACCCTCTGTTATATAAACAGTTTTGTCCCAATCAACTCTATCAAGTCCATATATTTTTGGATGATGCTCTTCTAGAATAATTGTAATGTACTTTACTTTTGATTTTGGATCTAAACTACGACCTTGAAACCCAAAAAAATTTCCTTTGTTAATAAGTGGAATTATGATTCTTGGTTCATCTTGACTAGTAGATTCAAAAGTAAACTTTTGAGTATTAGTCCACTCTTTAAATTTTTCACAGTAATATAATTGATTGTGAAACTTTTTTGGAATTTTCCTATTTTCTACATACTGCTTTGCCAGATGTTCTTTATTTAGTTCTGCCACTGTTGGCAAGTCTACAATTTTCAGAGTTTGGGAATTTTCAGGATTCTTGAAAAAGTTTGGTTTCTGAAAATTGAAGTCAGGATCTGCAGTATTAGATCCTTTACCAGTTAAACCATTCTTATATCTTTCCATCACATACTGGTCATGAAGAACGCAATCAATGTCCTTCAAAAAATTAGTGAATGATCTAGAGATGCCACAATTATGACATTTGTAGTTATGATCATTTTTATATTGGTAAATATATCCCCTTGCTTTATTTTTATATTTTTCAGAGTCCCCACAATATGGACATCTAAAGTTATAAAGATTATTTTTTACTTTTTTAAATTTATTCAATCGTGCAGAAATTAATCCAATATACTTGGAATCAATTAAATTCATTATGTAAAAATTACTTTGATGCTTCTATCTTAACCTGTCTTGGATCTGGTGTCAAGATATCCACAACCATACTTGACTGAGAAAATACAAAAGAAACTATTACTAAAGCACCTACAACTAACCAACGAAATTTTGTTACATCATCAACTTTTTTATCTACTGTCTCTATACGTCCATCTATCTTTTTTTCTAATGATTCAAACCTTTCAATCACTCTACTATGTTCTTCTGTATTTTTTACTTCTATAGTCTTAATTCTGTCAATAAGTAATTCATCATTTTTACTATTATTTTCTAACTTTTCTTCATGAACTGCCAACATCTTTGAGATGTTTTGACTTGTAGTTCCCATTATCTGAATGGCTTCGTCAATCTTCTTCATCATTACCTCATAGGATGTAAGACGTTCTTCAAGAACTGCAATTTTTGTTTCTGTAGATCTGTTAAACATGCTACTTCTTCCTCAGAAGTTGTCTGAAAAAATAGGGCAACTTTTTGAACTTTGTTTTTCTCAGATCTACAGGTGGTTCTTCTGGAGGTAATCCAGCTAAACCCCCACCAGTAGCGCTCATGTCTTCGATAATGTTTGTTCTAATAATATTTATTATAAGATTTAACTTAGAAGCATCCATATTAGAGAGATTGCAATATTTTTAAACAATTTTCATCTATTGGTATTTCATTAACAAATGTTTGTGGAAATTCTGGAACTCTATCAAGAAACACCAAAAAAGTTTTCATAGAAGACCATAGTTCTTTTTCTATTTTAAAAAATAGTAAAGGAACTGCAGCCTCATTAAAAATATTAAAAACAATAATAAAGTGATTAATCAGGAGACTTACTTTTAAATCTCCTGATTTAACGTACTTTCTTAGAAGTTTTTTAATATATTTAAACCTACTTAAATCCTCAAAAAAATCTTCTTGAGTCACTGCTTGAGGATTGTCGTAATATTTTATAGCAAATAAAATATAATTATCTTCATTCAATTCATCAAACTTCATATGTTATCATGGGAGAAATACATCATCATCATTAGCATCACCAGTTGCAAATGCAGTAGTTGTTCCACTGGAAATACCAGACATTGCAACTAGAGTTTCTGACTTAACTCTAAAATTACCATGCATATCAACATAAGTATGAACTCCAACCCAACCAGCATGTGCTACTTTATATGCACCAACTTTTCCTTTAACTGTTGCAGTTGCCCCATATCCAACTTCTAAAACATCTACTCCATAAATTGTATTAGTCAATTTAGTTGAAGTAGTTTGAATACCAGAATAATTGGTATCACCAAGAATATAGATTGGTTTTCTTGACATAGTGTAAGCAACCCCAACAGTTGCTCCAGCACCTTCAGTGCCTATTCCAGTGATGTACTGAGTTGTTGCAATAGAGACTAAAGTTTCTGATGTAATTTTTGAGATTACAGCTGAACCAAAAGTGCCACCAACCCCAATATTAATTACTACACCAGTTTCAACTCCAACTGCAGTGAATGAAGTTCCAGATCCTGTGATAGTTTTTGCAGTAAGATTGACAGTGATTGTCCCAGCTGAAAAAATACTATCTGCTTTTCCCCAAAGAGCCATGTGACTTTCCTTGAATAAGATTTCTTTCTTAAGTTATTTATAAAAAAGGGGGAATATGAATTCCCCCAATGAATTGGATATTTTAGTCAGTTACTCAGGGAGTTAAATCTTGAGCACCTTTTGATTTCAATTGTCCTTGAATTTGTACAAGGATGAGTGAAATAAGACCGTTTGCTTTGATTTTTGGAACTGCTCCAAGTGTTTCAGAAAGTGCAAATAATACAGTTGCTATAAGTGCTTGATTAGCAGATGCCCAAGCTAAAATTGCTGCTAGTGACATAATAACCTCGTGTGAAGGATCCTATCTTATTTATCCTTAAGATTCTTCAGAACAGCATCTGCAGCTTTTCCAAGCTTATCATACTTACCTTTCACTTGTCTATTTGCTGCTGGTGCTGCTGCTTTAGAAGCAGGAGTTGTTTGAACTCTTCCTTTCTTACCAGAAGATGTTAATCCAACAAGAAGTGTTTCACCTTTGCTATGAATTTCAGAAGTTCTTTCTGCTTCTTTCTTTGCTGCTTTTCTCTGAGCATCAGTCATTGCAGTTTTAGTTCTCTCTGATGCTGGTTTCAGTTTGCTTTTTTTAGGATCAAATACTCCTTCAAAAAGTGGAGTTCTTCCAGCAACATAAGAAAGAACAGATTCAGTTGCAGATACTTTCAATCTTTGGGATTGTTGTGCAACTTGAAGGTCTGCTCTTTCCTTAGCAACTTTTGCTCTAGCAGCCTTTGATTTTGCTGCTGACATTGGATCTGCCTTTTGTCTTTCAGCATCACCCCTGGGAGGCATCCCATAGGTATCTGCCTCATCAAGTTGAACTGAATCATAGATTTTAGCGACTTCTTCTAAAGTGAAAGAAGACAGGTCATATCCTTCATCAAGAAGTTCTCCAATCCATGCTTCTAGTTCTTCAGATACTGTTGGTTTGGTATTAATCTTATTTTTAATTCCCTTTCTCACATCAATCTTATCATTCTTATCATTCTTACTATGAAGATCTCTTTCTTCTTTCTTTACTTTCTTTTTAAAACTTCCTTCTACTTCTCCCTTCTCATATCCTTTACCATCACCATCATCATCCCACCACTTCTTTGGTTTGTCATCTTCAGTTTTCTTCTCACCTTTTTTGTCCTCTGCTTTTTCTTCAGTAGGATCTTCTTTATGCTTTTTCTCGCCTTTTTCTTCTTTCTCTTTCTTTTCTTCTGAAAAATGAGGCTCTCTAATTACAGAGAAAGTATCCGCCCAAATATTAGACATTTAAGTAATTAACTAGTTCTTTTTTTATTTATACTAAAGTAACATCTTTAATCCAGGATTTAAACATGATACCATCTTCAGTAACACATATTAAATGATTTGCCCCAGATCTAATTATTTCTCCCCTTAGTCCTGTATTACAACTTTCAACAGTATCGCCAACTTTAAATAAGTTTCCAAAAACATAATTTTCTCTCAATCCTTTAGAGTCTAAATCTGGAGATATTTGCCATGTCTCTTTTACTTCTAAAGATCCACCAAGTTCTGAAAATAATTGTTTAATTAATTTTGGTTGAACCCCAGCAGGCATAGATTTTTTGAATGTTTCAAAATCACCAGATGCTGCTGATTTTCTTGCTACAGAAGAGTTTTCTTCTGCATCAGGATCTTTTGGACCAGAAGAAACTATATTAATTGATTTGAATTGATATAATTGACCATTGTGTTTTTTGGCAAGATTATCAATTTCAGAACATCTTTCTGATCCACATACTATGTTTACTGAAGTATATCCTTCTTGATTTAAGAATGAAAGAACATCAAAAATAGTTTTAAACTCTTCACTATCAATAATTTTATCTGCATACTCAGGGAACATTGCCTTCATAAAATCAATTTTTACATCTGCAGATAAAGGATTCTTTTTCCCATCTTGAGTTCTAGATGGGAAAATATAAAAGTTTCCTCCAGATGCAGATTGCTTTAATGCATTTAAAAGATTTTTATGAGCCTTAGTTGGAGGATTAAATTTTCCAAATGCTATGGTTACTGTATCTCCACTAGGACCTTTTGGTTGTTGCTGAGATCCTGATGCTTTTGCTCCTGATTCTTGAGGTCTTCTGCTTCTTTCTGATGGTGATTGAGTTGCCTTAGCACCCAATCTCTTTGGAGCGGGTTTTGCTTTTGGTAATTTTTTAGATGTGGAAGTTGTAGGAGATTGTCTTTGAGATGTATCTTCACCTCCAGAACTTTTCTTCCTCTGCTGAATAAACTCTAATTTTCCTTTTAATGTTCTTGCCTTTTTGACACCTTCCTTATCAACCCAAAACCCGTGACCATCCCCAGATAACCCAAGTTTTTTTGCTTGCTGTGCAGCTTGGGATGTTCTTGCTTCTGTTATAAACTCTAAGAATCTTTTCATTTACTAATTTCTGAGTATATCAAATCTTGATTGTCAAGAATATACCTTAATCCTAAGTTTTTCAATTGTAAGTATTTATCTTTCTTTTCTTTTGGATCATTATTTTGGGACACAAAACTAATATAAAATCTAGAAAAATTCTCAATAGTTTTTCTCTTTAGTTGCTTAATCCTTACTTTAGTTTTATAAATTTGGACTAATTCTTTAAAAAATTCTTCCATTAAGATTCCAACAAACTAAAAAGACCCCTTTCATTATTTACCTCAATTGCACATTCTTCAGTAAATCTTTCAAGATCTCTTCTAGAAGGATTACCAATTCTTTCTCTTGCCATGGTATGGTAATCATCAGAAAGATCAAATCCAATATAGTCATGACCAAGAAGAGTAGCAGCAAGACCAGTTGTACCTGAACCACTATAAGGATCAAGAACTACTCCAGGTTCTTGCATAACACCTTGAATACACCTAAGGGGAAGGACAATGGGGAATGGTGCAGGATGAGGATTCTTCATCTCAGGACCAAACTTCCAAACACTTCCATAGTTTACAGATCTCCTAGGAAGTTTGGGACGCTTAGCACCTTTACACAACCAATAGATTCTTTCATCAATCTGAGTAAATCTATATCCAGAAATCTCTGGACCACTACCTCTGTTCCAGATAATCTCTTCCCTGATGTGCCACTTAGTTTTAGGCAACCATGCCCAAGGAGAAGTAGCATTACCTTCAAGGTATCTGACTTTATGATTATAGAACAATGATCCACCTTCTTTAGTTTTATCAAAGAGAACATTCAGAAGTTCAATCTGCTGCTCTTGATAAACATCTTCTGGGAGAGAATCATCAAACTTATCATATTCAATTTTACGAAACAATCCACCACCAATCTTTTGTTTGTTATATGGTGGTGAAGTTACAGTACAATCAATAGAGTTATCATCAAGTTGTTTTGCTAACTCAATGCAGTCTCCAGTTCTCAGATCAATCATAGGGTCTCCAGTATTTTACCAGTGTAGCACATTATTGGACTTTGATAAAGGGTCCAGACAGGTCAGCTTGACTAATGTTCATTTTTGATGATAGGAAGTAAGCATGAGTAATAAGTTCTGCTAACTTTCCTTGACTTTTTGCTTCAATAAACATTTTAATATATCTTAGAATTCTAAGTTTACTTCTAAGTTTAACTGCAAAGTTTTTTCCAGATGGATTTGAAGATTGATCATCTAACAAAAATGCTTTTTGAATAAAGTCTTCTGGGGTTGCAACTTTACCCATATATTTTATTGTTCCAAAATCTTTAGAAATAGTTCTGTCTGAAATTATATCTGCGAAGTATTTTTGCCAATATTCTAATTGAACTTTATTAAACTTACTAGTTAAAGGAATATTATGATTAATTTCTTCCCCTGTATATTTTTTAACTAATTCTGCCATCTTTGGAGCAGGAATTGCTCCATTTCTAGCAGTTGCATTTACATGCTTGCCTTTGTTATTAGGAACTCTGTCCCTAGGTTCAGTTGCATGAGCAGCAGCACTAGAAACCTTACTTTCCCAAAAATATCTTTTAATATATTTTCCTGCTTTAAACTGAGCTTCAAATGTTAAAGAATTACCTGCAAAATCATCTTCACCTCCTCTTTTTTTAATTTCCATGTATGTAACCATATCTCCAATAATATCTCCTTCATGAACTTCTATTCCATCAGGACCAACATCTAAGTTGGTTTCATAAACATGAGATTCTGGTTCAGACTTAGTAGGTTTTTTAAGAGAAATTCCAAGTAATTTTTTTTCTTTCAAAAGTTTACTTAGATAAGCATTTACAGTCCCAACAAAAATTTCTGGTGCTGTTGCCCCATCTGAAAATTCAGACTTCAACAAATCTATCATACTTTTTATAGATTGATTTTCTGATGTTTTTACCATGTAAACATCAGTAGTATTCCAACTATCTTTCTTACTAGTAAATAATTGCTGCTGTTGTCTGTTAAAACTAGACCAGATATAATCATAGATATCTGTTGTTTTTGTTGCAGGCAGAGTTTTAGTAGAACCACCATACCTTGCATAATTCCAAGAAGTATCTTTAGTTCCTTCTGAATGTCCAAGATATTTAAGTAATGCTTTAGCTTGCTTTAACAAACCAAGATACCATTCTGAGTCCATATTTGGAAACTCACTTTTCAAATCATTATAAAGATTTAAATCTTGGTTAGGAGTTAGATCAGCACCTTTTTCTATAGCATGATAAAAAACAACAATAGAAGCTGCTTCAAATTGATCTGTTTCTGTTGCCATTGATTCCTCAGTTTAATATTATCTATCGTCTTCAGAACGATTTTCAGAATAGAATACATCAAAAGCACCACCAGGATAACGCTTTTCAAGTTTCTCTACATTCCTTGCAATCACTTGATCAATAGGAGTTTCCAGTGCAATACATGCTTGCATAACATACCACATCATATCCCCAAGTTCAGTGATGAGGTGATCTTTGTTATCTTCATTCCAGGGTTTACCTTGGAAGATCATCTTCTTAACAATCTCAAGGAACTCACCACCCTCAGCATTAATACCAACACCAGCAGTGAGAAGTCTTTCGATATTAGCACCTTTGCGATCCAGTTCAACAATACGATCTGAGAAAGCAACAAAGTCTCTAGATGCATCTGAAGTTACAACATCTACAAACTCTTGATACTTATTAAAATTAACTTTATTTGTCATGAGAATTTAAATCCTGAAAATTTGTCTTTTTTAGATTCTTCCATATTATTATACTCTTCTTCTTGTCCAGAGTCAAGAATATTATCTTGAGCTTTCTGTTCACAATCATAGAGTCTCATCTTTGCCCTATCAATACCAACAACGAATCTTTTATTGATGGTAGGGTCATTATATCTATTTTTTAATTGTTTCACCATAATCTGCCCAAGTTGTTCCAACTCTTCAGTGCTAATAAGGGCAAACATAAGATCAGCAGTAGCAGGGAGACCAAAGGACTCACTAGTATCAGTAAGTTCAACATCAGAGTTCCCATAACCACTGCGGGTAGTCTGGGTAGCAGAGACAATGGGAACATTGAATTCCACTGCCAAACCTCTAAGTTCTTCAGCAATTGATTTGATATATGAATAAGAATTGACAGAGCTATTTGCTTTATGCCTAGAGGAAGCACAAATATTAAGGTAGTCAATGAAAATAATATCAGGTCTAAATGATTTCTTAAGAGAAAGTTCATTTAAGAGTGCCTTGAAATGTCCTGTATGAGCAGAAGCAGTAGGGTATTCCTTAATAATTAAGGTCCCTTGAGTCTTTTTACTAATGCTATTTACTTTAGTTTCAAAAACTTTTCTAGGAAGTTCTTCAATATCTTTGATATTAACATTCAAAAGATTTGCATCAATTCTTTCAGCAATCCTTTCTTCTGCCATTTCAAGTGTAATGTAGAGAACATTGCGCCCTTGCAAGAGGACGGAGCTAGCCATATGGCACATGAATAAACTTTTCCCGACACCTGTGCCAGCCAAAGCGATATTGAGAGTCTTATTAGGTATACCACCTTTTGTAATTTTGTTAAAATAATCCAAGTCAAAGGGGATCTTTTCCTCTTTCCTGTGATATGATTCATACCTTTCTTCATAATCATTTAAGTAATCGTGTCCAATATGATTGTCAAAACTAACTGCTAGAGCATCTTGTAGAATTGATGGAATAGAATCTCTAGATTTTTTTTCATTTTGACCATCAGCAATTTTAATACTTTCCATTAGAGCAAGATAAATTGCTCTGTCTCTACACCATCTTTCTGTAATGTCTACCAACCAATTTTTATCTGCTGGAGAATTATCTAAGTTATGAATATACTCGCAAATAGTTTTATAAGTATCTTCAGTAATATCTGTTCTTTTTTCTGTTTCAATTAAAAGAACTTCTTTAGTTGCAAGATCATCATAAGAAACAATAAAATTACAAATCTCTTCAAATACTATTCTCTCATGAATATTTTCAAAATATTCAGTCTTAATAAAAGGTAAAACTTTCCTACAAAAGTCATTATTAAAAAGAAGATTTCTCAAAATAGTAGTTTCTACCTTTTCCATCATTTATAATGTAAATAAGTGTGCAGCAAATACTTAGGTCCACTAATTGGAGGATCTCCCCTATGAGGGAACATCCATAGAGGAGGGAAGACCAATAGAGATCCTTTAGTTGGAGTTATAGATTTATCCTTAAATACTGTTTGTCCTCCAACTTCAACATCATTTAGATACCAAAAAAATGATAGGTATCTTCTAGCAGATGCATAGTCCATAACATCTACATGAGTATCAAACAGATCATCTCCTCCAGGATTATACTTCTTAATCCTGAATTGTTCAAATGCATGTGAAGGTGGGAATACTCTAGAATCTGCAAATTGATAATACTTATCTTTGTATTCTACAGTAGATTTGATTAGATGATTATGTATAGAAGATACTTGATCAGAGATTTTACAATTTGCAGTTAAATTTACTTGAGTGAAATTAGGCTTTCCACCATTCTCAACTCTTTCCTGAAGATCAGTCATTTGATCAAAAAAGTCAATTAAGAAATCACATACTTGAGCATCTAGTGCTCCTTCATAAACATGAATAAAATCAGTTAGATCATCCATATGAAAATTCCTTGTTTGCTACTTCATCCAATGCTTGCATTACTTCATTAGTAAAATATTTTTCTGGGGTTTTAAGAATCTCTTTGGCATAGATTTTTTTGCCATCAATTTCATATCTACCTGCTACATTCTTCCAGAGTCCACCAAGTTCACCAAGTTCCAGAAGACCATAGTAACGATCAAGACCTCTTTCATCATAATAAAGACGAATCTCAACATCCTGGTTCTCTTTACTTAAACGTGATTTGTGAGTCTTTGCTTTGATAATGTTTCCAATAACATCAGTTCCATCCTTCTCTTTCTTTTTGCTGAGGTAGATGATTGTAGAAGCAGCATACTTAAGACCACTACCACCTCCCATCTCTTTAGTAGGAACATAAGCACCAATAACATCATATGTATGGTTGGTAACAATCATAGGAATTTTTGCCTGACCCAACTTAAGGGTAAGCATACGGAATGCACCTTTAATCAGTTGAGATTTAGTCATATCCCTAACTTCTTTGTCATTCAGGGCATCATTAATCTCCTTGCTGGTAGAAAGCATTCCCAGAGAGTCTAGCACAAACATACAAGGATTGCGTTCTCCTTCTGGTTTCTTCATATAAAGATCAAGTGCCTTGAGTGCCTTTCCACGAAACTCTTCAACTGTAACTACATTGACAACCACCAGGCGAGTTGTGTCAACTCCCCTACTTTCCAAAAGGGATTTGGTGATTGCTGCTTCAGTATCAAAATACAGACAATATCCAGTAGGGTTATTGTCAAGAAAATTTTTAACGACGGCAAGAGAGAAGAAAGTTTTACCAGTAGAACTTTCACCTGCGATTGCAGTGATTTTGTTACCAGATACACCACCAAAGATACTCCCAGATACAAGAGCATTAAAAATGTACGAACCTGTATCCACAAAAGTTTCAGTTTCATCAATATCTGCAGCAAGTTGGGTGTATTCTCCACCAATTTCTTTTACAATATCTTTAAGGAAGTCCATAGTTTATATAAAAAAAGATTCTAATGTGTTGGTTTTTTCAGTTTTCCATCCAATACATTGAAGGATTGTCTTCAGTGGATCTAGAAAACTTTTATCAAATTGAAGTTCATAATCAACATACTTATTAAGATTTAACTCTTTAGGGAATTGTTGAATGAAGGACAATACATTTTCATGTATTGGATTTGCTGCTTTTAAATAACAGAATTTAATTTTCTCTCCATTATTAATAACAGGATATTTATTATCTAAATTATTTTTTTTAATATAGTAATTATACAGCAATACCCCTCTAATGTGAATAGGTGTTCCCTTTTCATAGATTGAATTTACTGATCTATACTTACTGATATTATTAGCAGTCCTAGGGAAAGAAATGTCTTCTGGGGGAAGATTGTAAAATTTAGTTCTACTCTTATCGATGAACTCAATCATATCATCTTCAGTTTTATTCATAATGATCTGGAATGCTTCTTTAATCATTGTCCTGCAAGGAGCAGGAGTTGAAGATTTAATTGCCTCAAGACCCATGATTTTAAGTTTAGGTTCTGAATAACGAACACCTTCACTATCCCAAACATTAAGAATGTATCTTTTCTTTGCAGTCCAAATTCCTCTTTCTGCAATATTCTCCCTCTTCATCTGCATCTTTTGGTCATAAGCATTTACATACTTAGCCAATTCTTGGTAAGAACTTTCAATATACTTTTCAAATTCCAACTTACAGATCTTATCAAGGAACGAGACAATGCCCTCAGTAGTTTTCTCTCTTCCCTGGTATACACTTTCAACCAAAGGACCCATATTAAGATAGATGGAATCAGTATCAGAAGCAATAACATAATCAACACCCTTAGTTTTAAGAATCTTATTAAGATATAAATTCATCTTACTCTCAATCCAACGAATTGAGACTTGTCCAGAAAGAGTTACTGCTTCAGCATTTTCAATACGAAAATATCTAAAATACTCATTACCAACAGCACCATAAGCAGAGTTCAAAGAAATTTTCTTTGCCATCTGAATATTGTTACATCTAGAAATTTCTTTCATCAATTCAACAGTAGGAGTTTTTTCATACTGTTGTTTTGCTTCAATCATTTTCTTTTTATAGATTACACGATCAGTGTACATCTTTTCCATCAACTCTGGAAGAAATCCTCTAATGTCTTTCTTATATTGTGCCCCATTAGCACATACTGCATATGGATAATTCTCTGGAATGGTAACTTCCTTTTTAAGAAGTTTGTCTACTGAAATTGAAGGGAATCTATCTTCAACTAAAGTTTCTGGTGAAATGTTATATTGCATAATCAAATGAGGATATAGAGAGTTGAGGTCAAATGAAACCACCCACTCATGCTTTCCTATAATTGGATCCTTTACATAGGCTCCTTCATATCTTTGATCTTTCTTAGATTCTTTTTTGAAAGGGATTACTACATTTTTAGATCTTAGATAATTGTAAATGATGGCATCCCACATTCTAACTTGATAGAATACATCATTGTAATTACTTTTAGCATCATATGCCATAGTGATAGCAAGTTCAATAAGACGCATCTTATCCTCAAGTCTATCTACTAGTTCTACGTCAACAATGTTATATTCTACAAATTTTTGCCAGTTTTTTGTATAGAACTCTTTAAAAGTATCATACTCTGAGTGATCTAGTTTTTTCTGTCCTAGTTCAACATTAGCAATATGATCAAGTCTATATGATTCCTGATTAGTATAAGTAAATTTCTTATACAGTTCCATATAATCCAAAATTGTAATGCCAGCAATCTCAACTCGTGTTTGAGTTCTACCTGCAATAACAACCTCAGTTTCTGTTACTATTCCCCAAGGAGAAAGTTTTTTTACTGCTTTCTCCCCAAACATTTTATTAATTCTTCCAGATAGATATGGAATATCATAAAGATCACAATTCCATCCAGTGATAACATCTGGATGATTTGAGTCCCAATAAAAAAGAAATCTATCCAACAAATCATACTCATCCTTACAAAGGATATAAGTTACATTTGGTTTAGTATTGACAAAAGGTTTAACTCCCCAAGTAATAATATTTTTAGTATTATAATCTTGAATGGAAATTGTCAAGAGTTCTTCTTGACAACTTTTAACATCAGGGAATCCATTTTCTGATGCAACCTCAATGTCAATGGTTATCAGTTGGATTTTACTAATATCAAATTTAATAGCATCTTCTGTATAGTTATCTGAGATGTATTGATTGATGTATCTAGTATTTCCGTATAGTTGAAAGTTATCAACATTTTTATACTTGTCTATAAATTCTCTAGTTTCACGAATTGTGCCTGGTTTAACTTCACCTACAAAATTGCCATCTAATGTTTTAAATTTTGTTTTTTTATTAGTGCTTACATAAATTGTGGGATAGAAAGTTTCTCTGTTTTTAAAATGTTCTCCATTATAAAACCCCCTGGAGAGAATTTCATTTCCCACCAGGACAACATTTGTGTAAAACTTCATTTAATAGCCTTCAAGTATTTTTCAATTTGATCTGATTTAGGGTCAACAATAGTAAGTATAGAATCTGAATGAATCTTAATTTCTTTTTGGTCTGTAAAGTCTGGCCATCTTTTTACAGTATATTCTCCAAAAGGTTCTTTGACCATCTCAACAGGATTTACCAGTTTGCAATCAGGTTCTCCTAGATCTGCCCCTCCAACCTCATGAATTTCAGTAACTAAAATAGTATCATTCTTCAGGAGTAAAATCTTGAGGTTCTGCATTAAATTGTTCCAAATAAGATTGTTTAACTTCGTCCAAAGGTTCCACAATAGAAACTACCCAATCACAAGGAATAGGAATTTCCTTTTGCTTTGACAATGCTGCATATGGGTAAAAACTTACCTTTGCAGATTCACCTTCTAGACCTTGCTCTAGTTTAGTAATAAATGGATTATTGAGCAAATAACCAATTACTTTATCGCCAGACATCATTTCTTTGACATCAGCAATAACATCTTCGTATGATTTAAGAATCAAAAGTTTAACTGACATAGTTCTCCAATGTAAGTGATTTATCTTGCAGTTTTAAAATATAGGTTGCAAGTTTATCTATATACCCCTTATTTCTAAGTTCTTTAAAAACAAGATTTTCAAAGGCATATTCTCCTGCTTTATCCAACCCAGAGTTTCTCATATCTCTAATTTTTTTCAGAAGTTTTTCTAAAACCTCCTCATTGTTTGATGACTGGATAGACCTATTGATCTTACCAATCATATCATTGACCTTCTGATTTAGCAAGTCCTTGTCCAGTTCTCCAGAAAACTTTTCAGGTTTAATTAACCATTTATTTGACTTTAAAGAAAAGACTCCTTGACTTTTTCTTCTATCCTTCCCAGGCTCTTCAACATATGGTTCTACATCATGTCCATACACTTTTACATTATGAGTCAAAGACCAAAGTTGCTTCTTGGCCTGATAGTAATCAGACATTACATCTGGGCAAGATTTTGTATCAGCAACTATATGAAGATCTAAATCAGAGTACTTAGTATAATTATATCCAGCATTTCCACCAAGAAGAAGAATGTCTTTAACCTTTGACTTCTTTATATCAACAAAATCTGCCCAAGCCTGAGCAACTTTTAACAAATGAGATCTTACCTCTGGTTTTATTTTTTCCCCATTCCAGAAAGCAGGATTTAATTTATCATGAACTCTAAATGATATTGATTCTTCAAGGAAAGTCTTATAATTCTTCATTAATCCTTTTTATAGGTATTTATAAAAAGGGGGGAACAGGATGGTCTTAGTCATCCTTCCCCCAGCGGCGACGATATTCAATAATATTTATAGATAATTTTTACGAGCATGATGTTCAGGAACAACTTTTCCTAGTGTAATGGTAAGTAGTCCATCTTCAAAAATTACTTCTCTAACTTCTGTATCATCAGAAAGTGACCATGCCCTCTTAAAGGATCTTTGTCCAACTCCTCTATGAATATAAGAATCTGAAGATCCTTTATCTTCTCTATCACCTTCTACAAATAGTTTACCATACTCAGTGTAAACTGTAATTTCAGATTTCTTAAATCCTGCAAGTGCTAATTCAAGTCTAGATTCTACAGCACTAACTTGAATCAGATTATACGGTGGATAATTTGAAGAAGTTTCATGTAGATTAAATAAGCGATCAAAGTATTCATCCAGTCCAATACTATTGCGTGTAATCTTATCCATTAGTGTAGGAAGATCAGACGCAGTGTATCTAGCAAGACTTGTCATTATAGTAATCTCCTTAAAAAGCGAGTTTGTGTTTTGTGGACCCCTAAGGCATCCAATACTAATTATAACACATTCAATAAAAAAGGGGGTGTTGAACCCCCTACAAAATTATTCTGTTACCTCTACCTTTTTCTTTTTTGACCCAATATTATATTTGGTCTCAAGAGTCCATTCATTTTTTTCCTTATATGAAAGGACTTTAATCTGGTTAAGTGGGGCAATATCAGAAATTTTATTTACATCTACAATAGTAATTAATCCCCAATCAGCAAGAAGTTGTGCAATCCTATTACGTCTCTGAACATCATTGACAGTAAGATTTGCATGTTTGCCATCAAGAGCAAACAACTCTTTGAAATGCACCAGATAATATCTACCTTGCTTATGTAGAATATGGCAAGATTGATAAATCTTTTTTTCCTTTCTAGATGCTACTCCAATACGAGTAAGTGTCTCACGAACCTTCAAAAAGTCATCGGGTTCATTTAGGACTACTTCCACCATTTGGTCTGGAGTCCAATTCACTTCAGGTTCTTGAACAACACTCATTTTGTTCCTCCAATTTCAAGTTTCTGTGTTATAAAATTAAGTTGGTCTTTAGTCAGAATTTTCAAAGCTTGTTCTGCTTTATCTTTACTATACCCATAGTAAGATTTAACTAAATCAATATCTTTAAGTTTATCCTTACGAATCCAAGGAGAATATCTCTTTTTGATCCTGAGAATATTTATAAGAAAATCATATTGTAACTTTTTGTCTAATGAATGATTCTTATTGAGTTCATTAACATACATCAGACAATCAATGTGACCAGATAAACACTTGTTAATAATATATGGAGAGTACTCTTTAGTAGAAGAAGGATCTTCATCCATAATATGTTTTTTAGTTTGATTAATTGAATTCAACCAATCTTTCAATTCATACTTCATAATTAATAAGAACTAATTCTTTTCGTTCATGTTGGTCTTTCATGTATTCTCCAACTGATCTCATAGTATAAGTATGAGCAAATTCAATTGCTTTCCATGTATTAAATCTTTCTTTGATCAACTGAGTTGAATTATAACTGACCATCATATCCATATTATTAGAATCACAATCAGCAGCAAACTTATCGTGATCAAATCCTTTGTGCATTGATCCTCTGTTCCCATAGAGATTATCCTTAATATCATAAGGAGGGTCAAGATACATAAAAGCACCTGTGTCTCCATCCATGAGGTAATCATAGGAGTAATTAGTAATACGCCAATTTGCAATCAACTCTGAGTATTCTCGCAATTTGTAGATTCCCCTCAAGGAGAAATTGGAACTACTTGCTTGTGCAGAAAAAGATGAACTTTCGGTAAGACCACTAAAAGAACATTTGTTAACAATATAGAAAGCGACAGCACGATTAAAGTTAGTTTCAGACTCATCATTGATATGCTCCTTTGACTTTGTAAATAATTCTCTTGCTAATTCTGGAGTATTGTAAGCAAGTTTACAATCAACTAATTCGCTCTGTAGATCATATCCAAACATCTGGAGTTGCTGCCAGAAGTTTACCAATGGTTCATAAAGGTCATTTACCCAAATATCTAACAAAGGAAACATCTTGGTGATGTAAATTGCAACACTTCCACCGCCAAGAAATGGTTCACGAAACTCTCCATAACAATCTCTAAGATTAGGAAAGTATTGTGCTAGTTTTTGCACTGCTCTGGATTTTCCTCCAGGGTAGCGTAATGGTGTCTTAAGTTCCTTCATAATCAGGTTTATGATATTTTAAATATTCCCAAAATGTGAGTTTCATTTCCTTCTGCGTCATACCACAATGGTTTGCAGCAGCAGGAAGGGTCATTTTAGCACGAAATAAACATTCATTTGCTTCTCTGACATTTTCTGGAGTAGTTTTCACTACAGGTTCTTTTAGATGTTTATATGAAATTTTATAAGGGTTCATAGAATCAAAGATTTTTCTGTAGTAATGACTCTACCAAAAACACTTTTATGATACTTGATGACATCATCATCTGGTGTTGCAATATAAACAACAAATGATTTGCCAATAGTTAATTGATTATCTGTCTTACTGATAATTGGTGCCCAAGGAACAAATCCAAGTTGTCCTTGCCCTGTAGGAACTGCTGCAAGAGCATCCTTAATAATAATATAAGTATCGAACTCTTCAATAAGTTCTGCAATTACTTCTTGACCAAAAGAAAATCTAACAAGTTTTACATTCATTTAAAATTACACTCCACCATAATTTCTGTAAGGGCAGCAAGAATATTTATTTCTTGGTCTGCCACAAATGCGCTTTGGTACTGGTACTTAGCAATAATAAGAACTGCAGCAGCAATTCCAGAACCATCTAATTTATCATACAAGGCATCATAAACATTACGAAGAACAATGCCTGCATCATTATCCAAATTTTCTACAACCCATTTACGAACTTCACCAAAGTTCTTTTCCTTCAAATGTTTGACTAGATCATTTAGTTTTACATTACTAAAGGATGCAAGGATTGCAGAATCAATAGATCCACCAACTGAATATCTTTGACATTCATTTAAAACTCTTCTCCAATCTGGGAAGTGCTTATTGATCAGTTGTGCAATAACTTTTGGATCATATTTTACAGATTCTTTATCCAAAATAGTCTGCAGACGAATGAAAAATGATTCTGCTAGAGAAACTTTTTCTTTAGTCTTAATAGCAAAATCAACAACTGCACATCTAGAATGGAGAGGATCAATGATCTTATTTTTATAATTACATGTAAAAATAAATCTACAATTATTATAAAAAGTTTCTATATTAGCTCTAAGAAGTAGTTGCACATCAGTAGTAGTATTATCAGCTTCATCAATGATAATAACTTTTGGTTTTCCATTTCCCTGAAGGGAGACTGTTGATGCAAAATTCTTTGCCTGATTTCTAACTGTATCTAGAAATCTTCCTTCATCTGATCCATTAATGATGTAAAAATCTACTCCTAATTCATTACACAATGCCTTTGCCACTGTAGTCTTACCACATCCAGCAGGACCAGATAGGAGAAGATTTGGAACTTCTCCAGCATCTACAAACTTTTGAAATGTTTGTTTGATGGCATCTGGCAAAATACAATCTTTAATTGTTTTGGGTCTATATTTTTCAACCCAAAGAAATTGGTCACGACTCATAATTTAAAAATCAGGATTAAACTGGTTGGGGTCCTCCAACTATTCTTGCTGAAGGTATTTGTGCCTGAGATACTTTAACTGCATGGCACTGATTATTTGCTTCAACAATAAGTTCTAGATATCTAGAATCTTTTGGAAGTTGGTATCTTACTCTAAATTTCATTCAAAGGTTGAATCTGGTTCAAGAGCAATAAAGTATGTTAGATTGTATTTTTCGTTAGTGAATTTGGCAACATTCTTTTCTGAAATAATTACACTATAGCAACCAGGAATAATTTTAATGTTTTCTACTTTAAAATTAAACACAAATGTATTTAAAGTTTCACCAACAACAATTGAAAACTCATTAGATGTATCATTCTTTTTATCTCTAACAACAAGTCTAATTACACCAGACTCTCCAACAACAGAAAGATCATCAAGATCATATACTGATGCTGCTTTCTTAAGTTTATCTAGTTGTGAATGCTCCAGTTCAAAACAGACATCTTCAGATGGAAGTTTCATCTCTCTATTTGGAGGTGATACAATCACTTCAGGGTCTGCATAAAAATATTTTACCTTCCTCTTCCCTTCACGAATAATAAGATAGTTTTCATTATCAAAATCCAGTTCAGGATCTTGGTGAAGATTTAGTCCATTTAGAAATTGATTAAGATCATAGATTGCAAAATCTTTTGGAAAACTTTCTTCCACTTCTGCTTCAGCAAAGATATTAGTCATTACTGAAATAGTCTTCAATTTAGACCCTTCTTTAAAAACAATAGACTGATTAATAGAAGAAAAATTCTTCAGGATATTAATAGTATTTTCAGAAAGTTTCATAGGTGCTCTTAGTTTCATTGTGTAGTCCAGCAAAGTTATATAGAAGAATGCAGTAATGGATTGCTTTCAAAATATCAAGCCTTGACTTTCCATTCTTTTTACCAAATCTAGAAAGATATTTAATAGCATTAGACCTTGTAAAAGGTTCAGCATCGCCAATACTTTCAATCAGATCAAGAGTTTGAGTCTTGGACTGTTCAGAAGTATAATGTGCCTTGTAAGTGCTGGCAAGATACTGCTCAATATCTTTTAGAGTTTTATCTTCATTATATTTCCAAAATCCATTTTTATTAGTATTTTCAGTCATATTCAAATTAAAAGTATGAGGGTCATCTGGCATTTCTGTAAGAGTATATTTTACAGATCCATCAGGATATGTGTGTTTATAACAACCCAATTCAGGATTGTCTGAGGTTGTGGTAATTGGATTATTAGATGGTTTAAACCAAAATCCATCTGCAGTCATTCTATATCCTTTGTTTGTCATGCTTACATAATTTTGTTCATCATCAGGACCAAACATAGTAAATTTTATAATTTGTCAGTAATCATAATACCACCTATATCAATTAGAGTCAACCATCATACTGAATCCTTTTTTCTTTTCAAATCTAATTGTCTTGTCAAATTTTTCAAGTAAATCATCTACTTTATGAGAAATAACAAATGTATTTGAATTTTTAATTACAAATTTAATAATTTTAGTAAAGTAATCTGTTCCAGCTTCATCCAGTGAGCTATCAAATATCTCATCTAAAATTAATAAATTTGTGTTGATTGAATTTTTAATTTTGGCAACTTCTCTCCAAGTAAACAAAAGTGCAAGATCTATTCTCATTTTTTCTCCTTCGGAAAAAGACGAATAAGAAAAATCTTGATAACTTGGGTTTAAAGCCTTTTCATTGAACTCTTCATCTAAAACAAAATGAACAGGGAAATCTAAAATTTCCAAATACTTATTTAAATTAGTATTAATGATTGGTAAGTATTTTTTGATAATTTTAGATTTTGCCCCATCATCTTTAAGAAGTAGATTGATAAATTCGTAATTTTGAAGCTCTTCTTTTTTAGTAGAAATATCTTGAAGTAAATCTTCTAAAGATTCTTTAAGTGATTTTAATTTTTCATGTTCAATATTTGTGTCTTGATTTTGGGAGGTAAGTGTTTGAATTTCAGATTCAATAATTTTGATCTGTTTTCTAAATCCAGAAATTTCAACGTTGTTAAAATTAATGTCATTGATTAATTTTGATACCTCTTTAGTAATTTGAATGAACTCATTTTGTTTTTTCTTTTCCGACTTAATAGAATTTAAAAGATGTTTTTGATCTTCTTGAATTTCCTTTGCATTGCTCTCAATGGTTTCAATTTTATTTAACCGAAATTCTTCTTCAATATTTTGAGTGCATGTAGGGCAAACCCTATTCTTTTTAAAAAATTTATGCTCATCAATTAAAGAAGATATTTTTTGATTAATAGCAGCATTAGAATTTTCAAGATTAGTTAAGTCATCTTCAGAATAAGTAAGAAGAATAAGATCATTATTCAACACTTCAATTTTTTTCTGAAGTGATTCTATATTTGTATCCAACTTAATTATTTCATTTTCAAATTCTAATACTCTATTAGATTTATTTTCTATATCTTGTTCTGTTCTTTTTTGCAACTCTAAAATAAAGTTAGATTGAGAATCAATTTTATCTTGAAGGTTTTCTTTTTTATATGAAAAGTCTCTAACTTCATCTCGCAATTCTTTTATCTTTACTTTTGCAACATCATTCATAGAAGAAAATACTTTAATGTCAAGTAAATCTTCCACAACTTCTCTTCTATGTTGAGAAGACAGTTGCATGAATGGAACAAAATTAGAAGATCCTAAGACTATAATCTGAGTGAAGGATTTATAATTTAATTTTAATAGCGACTGTTCTATCCACTTTTGTTGATCATTTGAAGATGATGCCTGATCCAATAAAACATTATTTCTATAGATTTCAAAAATAGCTGGTTTAATTCCTCTAATAATTTTCCAGTTTTTTCCACTAACAGTAAATTCAATTTCAACCTTACAATCTTTTTCGTTGCAAGTGTTGACTAATTGATTTTTATTAATTTTCCTAAAAGGTTTATTAAACAAGGAGAATGTAAGAGCATCTAACATAGTGCTCTTTCCAGCCCCATTATATCCAACTACTAAAGTTGCATTACTCTCTGATAGATTAATTTCTGTCCAATAATTACCAGAAGAAAGAAAATTTTTATATCTTAGTTTTTGAAACTTTATCATAATCAGGAGGAATAACAATATCGTCTGAGGTGATTATAGCATAACTATAATCTAATTGGTCACATGCTGCTACAGCTACTTCAGTATTTACTTCAATGATATCCATATCTGGATAATCTAATTCTTCTAACATCATTTTATATCTAACAGCATCATCTTCTTCCTCAAATAGAAACAAAACTTTTTCTCCGTTTCTATTTTCTACTGCAAATGCTCCGTTTTGATCTTCATCTGAAACTGTTAATATATACATGTTAAATCTGAAATGATTCTTGATATATTGATTGTATCAAGGTTTTTATTCTATTTTTATTTAACTTAATTTCAGATTCATCAACATATTTTTTCAGAAGAGATAGAGTATCTTCATTCTCTACATGTTCACATGCATCAAATTCATGATTGATTTGAATATTTTCTATGATTTTAAGTTCTTGAATATTTGCTTCCAATAAAAAGTCTAAGAATTTTTCATACTTAACTTTATCTTTCTTTTCATTTACTATCAACTTAACCATGCAGTTTTCATAATCTTCAAGATTAATAAACATATCATCAACATAATTGATAATTTTAAACATTTGATATGGATTATCTATTTTAATAATCTCAAGTGTTTCTGTGTCAAATATAGAAAATCCTCTAGTATCAGAATAATCATTCCAATATAATTGATATGGATTGCCAAGATAATATATTTTTCCATCATCACTTCTAGTATGATAGTGTCCTGAAAATACTCTATCAAACTTTTCAAATATAGATTTGTCTCTTCCATTTTCTTGAACATGCCCTTTATGGGCATAAAACCCTGACAATTCAAGGTGTCCCATAGCAACCCTAGCAGAAGTGTTTTGTATTGCTCTGAGGGTCTCAGACTCCCCATCTGAGGTTATCCAGGGAACAAACAGCACTTCCTGTCCATCAAAATGTACATTAGATGGTTTAGTGTATATGTTAATGTTCTTATAATTTCCAATTAAAAGTTCTGGACTGTTGAGTTTATTTGTATTCTTATAAAAGATGTCATGATTACCAAGAACCAAATGAACTTTATATTTTTTAAGTGGTTCTAAAATAACTCTCTTTGTCCAATCAATACTCCAATAATCTGTAGATTTACGATTGTCAAAAATATCACCAAGGTGTATGACAGTATCAATTTTGTATTTTTTTAGTGTTGGAAAAAATACTTTGCTATAAAATTTCTCAAAGTAATCATGAAATATCGTATTTCCCTTTTTAAAATTAAAATGGGTGTCAGTTATAATAGCTATTAGCATTTTAAAAAATTCACTTAGTATTATTATGAAAATCTATAATTAATATTATCTTTAATATTATTCATATTAGCAGAATCATAACCTAATTCTGAAGTATCTGCAAAGAATACTTCATCAAATCCAGATCTTTCGATAATTTTGGTTTTAATTTCAAGTTGCTTTTTCTCTTTTGCAATTCTTCTTAGAAATGCATAGTAAACTATTTGAGTAAAATATGCAAAAGGATTTGTTCTTTCAACATCAAAGTTATCAATGTATTGAATACAATTTTCTATTCCATCACATATCATATCATCTTTGAACATATAGTTTACAAAGTTTGGTTTATATGATAAATGTGTTGCAATTTTTAAAAAGCATTCTCCAAGATAATTTGTAATCCTTGGTTTAGGAAGATCATTTTTTTTGGCGTGAATTACTTTTCTTTTATACTCAGTAAGAGCTTGATGGAATTCTTTGTTGTTTACGTAATGTTCTGACCTTTTCTTTCCTTTAGGCATTATTCCTAACATAAAATATTTTTATAGGTGTTCAAATAGTAGCATAAGAACACAAAAATGACAAGTAGTTGACAAGAATTTGTATTTTAAGTAGAATCACTCTGTTAGGTTTCAAGAAAAATAATATCTAACTTTCTCTATAAGCTTTTTCTAAAGATCTTCTTGCCTCATCAACTTTGGATATTAATCCCATAGTTCTATCTATATTTACTTTAGAACTGCTTCTATTGAATTTATGATATATTTTAATAATTTCTTTATTAGTAATTTCAGTCATAGTAATGACTTTATCCATATCAATAATATACATACTGTCATCAGGGATAGTCATCCAAGGTTCAACCTTATATCCAGCAATTGCACCAGATTTAGTGGTTATATGTGATATTATAATAGGACTGTCTAGAAGTAATAGAGTTCTTTCATCTTCATCCAACACAGAAAGAAAAGTAAAGATCTCTTCTCCAGATACCAACTTAATTGAAGCGTAAAATTCCTGTTCCATTATTTTTTAAAATTTATTGTAATTATTTCGTAATCAAAATTTTCTTCATTGTATATTTTAATTCTTTCAACTAAGTGATTGAGAGTGTAGTTTCTTGTGCTATTATGAGTCATATCATCTGCAATATCATATAATGTTGCTGATAATTTCTCTTTTCCTTTTCTAAGAACTCTGCCTATACTTTGAAGATTTCTTATTCTAGATTTACTAGGTGATGCAAATACCACATTGTGCAAATTTTTTATATTAATTCCAGTACTAAAGGTTCCATAAGAAGCAATAATAATCGCATTACTTTCTTCTTCTGTAATTTTTCTAACTAATTCTCTTTCTTCAGTATCAACTCCACCATGAATAAAGAATATCTTTCTATTTTTATTACCATCTTTATTTATTATCTCATAAAGAGGCTCTCCATGAGTGGAAACCCTACTGAACAATACTAAGGTATTTCCCTTAAGATCTAGAACTAAATTCTTTATAAAATTATTTCTCCTAGAATTTCCAATTAAATATTGAACTTCTTCCTCATAAACATTAAACTTTTGGGGTTCATGCTTTAGAAGAAGAACTTTAATTTTTAATTTGGATAAAAATCCTTGCTTTATTAACTCATCTGTTTTGATCAATTTATAAGTAGGTCCAAATAATCCTTCAAGAACTAATTTATGGGTTTGAGATCCATCAAGAGTTCCAGTAAATCCAAATCTATATTTGGCATTATGCAGATTAGACATAATGTTAATTAAGGATTTAGATTTAAATTGATGAGCCTCATCTCCAATAACAACATCAAACCTATCAAAAAACTTTTTATCTAGTTTGTAAATAGACTGCCAAGTTGAAATGGTAACTTGCTTTTCTGAAAATCTATCACTGCCACCATAAACTTTGTGACAATATTCAGAAGAGTTCCAACCATAGTCTTCAAAGTCCTTGTACATCTGCTCTACTAGAGATGTAGTAGGAACTACTAATAAAATGTTTTTTCCTTTTTCTACAAAGTATCTAACTACTGAATAAATCATCAATGATTTACCAGAAGCTGTTGGAGATAAAATGAGTTTTCTCTGATACTTCAAAGCATCATATACTCCTTGTACTTGATAATCTCTAGGAGCATGTGAACATATACTTACCATATAGTCTTTAATACCTTCCATTGAAATGGAATTGTCCATTTCTCCAGGAAGACCATAATACTTATTTTCTACAAATTCAAATTTATAATTGTGATTCTCACAAAAGGTTATTAATTTATCCAATAACCCAATATAAATTTCTCCAGTCTGTATATTAAATAGACGAATTTTTCCATCCCAGTGCTTGCTTCTAAATTGAGGCATGAACTTAGCACCAGGGACATCAAATGTAAATTGATCGCTTAGTTCATATTTAATATGAGCATCACAATCAATCTTGAAATAAATTTCATTTTTTTTGCTAATAACTAAATCAGACATATTACATTCCTGCTTGGAATCTTAAAAAATCAATTGAATTTTTTATTTGATAAGATCTATTGGAAATCATTTTTATAATTTCTTCAAGATACTTTAATATTGTATCATAGTAATCAATCTTAAGTAAGACTTTATTTAATTCCTCATCGGCCTCAAGATATCTTGTTAGTGTTTCTTTATCTCTAATTTTATATGGAAATGGATCATCTTTATAGACTTCTGGATCTGCCTTCCCATTATAATAATTAGATCTTGCTAATTTTTTTGTTTTGAATGTAATTAGTGCCTGTTTTCTTAAAAGTGATACATTGTTGTAAATTTCATAATATTTTGAATGTAGTAGTGGAACTTTTAAAGACTCATTGTGTAAATCATCTATATTAATTTCAGAGTCTTCTTTCCACATCATTTGAATTTCATCAAGAGAAATCATAAAGGAGTTCCTGTTGGGCTAACTATTCTATAATAAGTATACTTAAATGTTACTTCTGCTGTAAAGTATTGGATATCAGTTTGTGTAGCATCAAACTGAAGAGTTGATAGGTAATATGGAAATAATCCAGTATAAATTACCTGAGCATTTGGAACAAAATTACTGTTTAAAATTTGAAGAGTTCCATCAGACTCTTCGTAAAATCTTCCTTCTATTGCTGGAGAATTGTATCCAGTATCTTCAGTTTGAAGATCACTGTATTGTTCTAAGCTATATGGGAACCCCAGTCCCCTCATCCAGTTCTGGATTTCCATATAATTTTCTAAGTCTTCATCTACCAAAAATCTCAAACTAAAATCTTCAAAATTCATTTTATCGCCAGGAATATCTATGTTCTTTCCATAGCGAGTTTGGATAGCAGTTCCTAAAGTTATTGAAGGAATGTTTGCAGAGTTTGAAAAAAAATCTACTTTAGGTGCTTTTGCTAAAGTAAATTTAAACCCAAGTGGGGATAGAAAATTTCTATTTGTTACTTGAGTTTGCCAAGGACTTGTTGCCATTTTTTGAACTATTTATCCCATAAAAAAAGGACCCCCAAAAAGGAGGTCCCTGAAGAGTTGAAAAGAAACTCACATGAGGTTCTTGACTTGTACTCTTCTGTAGTATCTGTTGGTATTCTGTTGGATTCTGCCAAGACCTTGATCGGTACCTTCTGCAAATGGGTTTGCAACCATACCATATCTGGTCTTGAAGCCAATCTTAGGCTGGAAGGTGTCCTGACCAACAGCACGTACCATCTGGAGAGGTACATAAGGGCAGTAGAACAAACCAGCATCATAAGGATTGGTTCCCTTGTAACCTACAACATAATACTGCTCAGCAGCAAGGTTTGCAGAATATGGGTCAATATAAACCTTGAACTTACCATTGAGAACACCAGCAAAAGTATTGCCAGTATCATCAACATTCAGGTTAGCATTGAGTGCAGGGGTGTAATCAAGTAAACCTGCCATGGTGAGTGCAGAAGCAACATCAGCAGAGCAGAGGATTACATTACCCTTCCCTCTTCTTGTTCTTTGAGCGATAGCATTAGCATCTCTCTCAAGTTGGAACAGAAGACCCTTGAACTTCTCAACTGACCATCTACCATTGGAGTCTACATCCAGGTCAAAGATACCTGAAGTAGCAACATTGGTCTGTGCACCAGTTTCAGCAACCTTATAGATGGTTCTGATGATCTCTCTGTTGATCTCAGCAAGGATTTCAGTTGAGAGAATGTTTGCTAACTCAGCTTCAGCATCAAGACCATGAATTGCCTTGAGGTCTTGTGCAAGCTCAAGGGTGTACTCAGCTTTGAGTGCTCTTGACTTTGCAGTAACTGCAAGCTTCTCAATACTGAATGCCATCTGGTTGAACTGATTTCCATCAGCATCACCAAGTGCCTCAGCAGAAGCAGTGCCCATGCCTTGACCAGTCTTATAGTTGACTCCAAGAGCACCAGCACTGTTAAGGTCTGCAGGGTTTGATCCAGCAGCAGATCCACCAAGTGCAAAACCAGTAGTACCAAAACCTACAGATGCACCACCATCTGAACCACCAGTGTAGTCACCTTGAGTTAGGTTTGCACCACTGTTCTGAGCAGAGTATGCAGTATCAGGCTCATTGAAGAGTGCTTCCTGACCATTCTGGTTAACATATCTGCTTCTCATTGCAAAGATTAGTCCAGTTGGACCATTCATTGGCTGAACGCCAGCAAGATCATATGCAACCAAATTAGGCATTGAACGTCTGATCAGTGAGATCAGAACAGGATCAAAACCAGCAACAGGACCACCAGCAGTTGCGTTTCCTGAGAAACCTGCATTGCCTGAACCTGCACCAGGAGTTGCACCTGATAGGGTGTTGATGTTAGGAGCAGCTTCAGAAATGAAGGCTCTCTCTTCTCTTAAAAATCTTTCTTGGTTTTCTAGCAGTTGAGCGGTAACAGCTCTCTTATAAGGATCTGAAATCTTGTTAAGACCTTCAGCCTCAAGTAGAGGTTCCCACTTTCTCTGCAATTGTTCTGAAAGGAACATTTGCTTTTCTCCTTGTTAAGTCTTGGTAAAGTGTTTGTTTAACTACAAATATTTAGTATAACCTAAAGTTCACTTTGAGAATTTGTTAAGTGCTCTCAGATAAGCGTTCATTTGAGGAGTATACTCCTCAACATTTTCTTGAATCAGCACTTCTTCTCTTGTAGAACCTGTTGCTCTTGGGAAGTATGACTCCTTTAGAGTTTCCAGTTTCTCACGATAGTCTGTCTCACCTTCAAACTCAACACCTTCTGCAAGACCTGCAAGTTTTTCCTTCTGAGTTAAAGCTAACCCTTCAGTTACATTATTAAAAATGGTATCACTTACAGCCTCACTTAGTCTTTGATTTAATTGAACATTTCTTTCGATCTGTTCGTTGAGTTTTGACTCCATTTCATCTAGTCTTTCGACCATGCCTTCTAGCACATTATATTTATCTTCAGGGATTTCTACATAATGTTCTTCAAAAAGTTCAAAGAGTTTGCTCATGAAGGATTCTGAGATTTCTCCCTTAATCCCTGATTCAATCTGAAGAGCGTTTTCTTCAATCCACTCTTCAGATACATACTCAAGATAAGCATCAACTCTACTTGTTAGTTCTGATCTTATTTCTGTAACTTCTTCTACAAGATCTTTTTGATATTGATCTTGTAGTGCTTCCATAGCAGAAATAAGTTTTGATTTAACAGCAGCTTCAAAAATTGTTGCTGCCTTCTTCATAAACTCTTCTGAAAGATTTTCACCTTCCATAAGAGCATTGATATCATCAGAGTAATCAATATTTTCGTTTGCAATCTGATCTAACTTTTCTTTCAGTGAAAGAGTGTCTTCTTCTACAACTTCTTCACCTTCTGCTTCACCATCTACAACTTCATCTTCCTCAGACTCTTCTGATTCTAAAACTAAATCTTCTTCTTCAGATTCAGTTTCTTCATAAGACATTGCTGCTTTGTTAGCATGTTGCATTGGGTCAGGAGACTTAGCTCCTTTATGCTGAACATCTCTAACAGCCTTTAGTTTTCCAGAAGGAGTCTTATACTTGTTTGACTCATCATCAGGTCTTGAATTCTGGGGAGTTGGACCTCCTAAATCTTCCACTCCAGCAACAAGACCTTCGCCTGGAATGGTTGCTTTATGCATACCTTCTGCAGACTTGGCACTCCTATTTACAGCAGTGACAGATTTTTTAGTAGATACTTCCATTTCTTGTAAATCGTTACCGACACTCATTTGTATGCTCCGAATAAAAATCTCTTTTTTGATTTATTCTATATTTATTTATAATTTAAAGATTTAAGAGATAATCAGAAAATGCTTTGAGCTTTGTTTGCTCATTTAACTTTCTCTGTTTTACTAATCTTTCGATCTTTTGCTTTGTTTGTTGAGCATTCATTTCTTTCAAAATTCCACCATCCCAAACCCATTCTTTACCTTCCATAATACCTTCAACAAATGCATCTGGTGCTGAAGGATCTGCAACTATATCTGCTGCAGTTGCAAGCATAAAATCATCGCCAATATATTTAATTCCATTTCTTTCAACTAAAGAACCAATTCCTCTAGAAGAAACTCCAAGCTTTACTCCTTCCCCAAGAAGTGATTTTGCAATGTTGCCCATTGGGGTATCAAGGATTTTTGCTTTACCAACAAAATTATTTCCCTCAGACTTGAGGCTAGTGATCATATGAGATACTCTATCCAGATTTACTGTTGGACCATCTGGATGTCCAAGTTCTCCAAGTGCTCTACCTTGCTTGATAAAAGTTTCATTATATTTGGTTACTTCTCTAGCAAGTACTTCCATTGGATAGCATCTGCCATTTCTATTAGTTACTTCTGCTTGTAGAAATGGTCCCTGAATGTACAGGGTTTGTTTACCATTCTTTTCCTCAGTAATAATTTCTACTGATTCAATTTCTTCCGTGATTAGTTTCATGGTCATCCTTGTGATGTGGTTTGTACTTCTGAAATGTAAACACCTGTTGCTACTGCTCCCAATCCATATGCAGCAATTTTTACACTTCTTGCCACAATTGCATTTGTAACAGTAACTGCTCCACCAACTGCACTACTATTAAATGCTATAGTAATTGATGAATCAGTTTTAGATATGATTTGATTGTGATCAGTATTCAATCCTACAGGTTGAGACCCACTCACAGATACATGATCCCCAACAATAAATGGATTTCCAGAATTTTCACCAAAACTAATAATAGTTGTTGTTCCAGTAGTAATACCTGAAATTTTTTGTCTGGCAACTCTTTCTTTCAACACTTCAGGTTGATATTGAGAAATTGGAAAATCACTAGTTGTTGCAGTTGGATTAGTGCCAATAGAAACAGCAACAGTAGCACCAACTGGAACTATTCTAATAAAACCACTTTGAAGAGTGATTGCAGCACTTTGTGTAGATGCTGCACCAGCACTTGTAATTGGTGCTAGTGTCTGTACTATTTTGTATGACATACTTATGTGGACTTATATTAATTATTTATTAATTGTATTACTCCTCATCAAGCATAGAGGAAAACATATTTTTAGATACTACGGGTTTTAATCCATCAATTATTTCAGATGACTTAGTGTAGAGAATTTCTTTAATCTTATCTGAAACTTCCTCAGGAGATCCATCAGTAAGTATCATGTCCATTAATTCAGCAGTAGATTCCATAAAAAAATAGTATTTTGAATTATTTATATCTCAGCTCCCTTGATATTTGTAATTTTATTATCAGTGGATAGAGTATCTGGTTCTTTTGGTGCCACTCCCATAGGTTCATTTCCTGCTGCCATTGGATCTAAAGGCATACCATCTGGACCTACTGGTGGCATTAATTTTGGATCTATATACAATCCATCTTTAATTTCCTTTTTAATTAAATTATCTTCATCAAAGATTTCTTGATCAGTCTGCCTTAGAATTTTTCTTCTTACATAATCTCTTGAATAGTAAGTTCCAATATAAGGTTCAATAGCAACCATAAGATTGAGTCTCTCATTCATCAACTCAGTATCTTTTAACTCGGAAAAATGACCATCATAGAGATAATCATATTGAATATGATCACTCATTTTGTCCCAATCTTCTGGGGTTACAATATTTTTTAAGATTAACTGAGTTTTTAGCATGTCATGGAAAACATTGCTAAATCTCTTTCTTAGTCTTCCTACAAACTTACCAAACATCAGTTCATCTCTAAGAATTTCAGATGATCTTCCTAGATTAAATCCTCCATCTGATGCAGTTCTCGACTCAGGAACATTCAATGCTCTGAATAGTTTCTTTTGGAAATACTGAACATCAGTTAACTCTCCAAGATTTTGACCACCTGGAAGAGTAGTGATTTCAGTGCCTCTGCCACCTTCTCTACGAGGCAACCAGAAGTCTTCCATCATACTCATGAACTTCTTATCGTCCCTCATTTCACCAGTGCTTGCATCATACACTAGTTTATTTCTATAGCGATTCATCACATCTCTAAGGTATTGCTCTGCCTTTACCTTAGGAAGGTTGCCTACATCAATGTAAAAGATTCTTCTTTCTGGTGCTCTAGAAAGTCTGTAGATAACAAGCGCATCTTCAATCATCCTTAATTGATTGAGTGCTTTAATTGCTTTATGTAGATAAGAAAGAGTAAGTTGCCTATTTCTATCTACAAGACCAGATGTTACAAAGGTAACTGCATCTTTTGAAATGGGAATTCCTTTGTTTGCTGCAGCAGTTTTTTGGATGTGTCCTAGAGGAAAATACAGAAAATATTCTTCTATTTCTGGTTCATTGAAATCAGAAGCTTCTTGTCTGTTGTTATAAACTCCAGCATAATTATCAGATCTTTTCTTTTCCTTTCTGATAAATTTAGTTTTCAAGGCATCCATAAATCTAATGTCTTGAATACCTTCTTCTGGTTTTTTCAAGTCTATAACTTTATGATATAAAATTCTTCCATCTACGTACCAATTCTTAAAGATCTCATGAGATTTTTTATCAAAATCCATAAGATCTTTAATGTATTTAAATTCTTGTCTAATGATTTTCTTTAAACCATCACTAGCATTTAAATTACTTAATTCAATTTCAACTGGAGAATCATTAAGATCACTTACAATAGCCTCATTAACTACATTTTCAATAGCACTATCACACTCTGGATGAAGAGCCATCTCCCTATATCTTTTGATTAAATCATATTCATTTCTATAAACACCTTCAATATCTACATATTGACCATAAAAACCACTAGTTAAATAATAATCAACCCCATCCTCATTATTATCTGGGACAGGGGAGATCGCTTCTTTTGGTAATTTATTATCGTCTTCAAGTGAAAACCCAAAAAGTCTTGCCATTGTATAATTTTAAACTGTAATAGTATTTAGACTATGCTGGAGTTAGCTAATCCTGCAGCATCATTAGCTTCCCACCATTGAACTTGAAGATCTACAGTAAATTCTTCAATTTCATTTTCATTGTTATATGATAAATCAATAGCAGAAACACTGGTTGGAAATACACCATGAACAGTGTACTTTCTTAAAACTTGAATTTCAGTGGCATTTTGGTCTCCTCTGGTTCCCAATGAACCTACAGGACCTCTTGAGAGTTGTGACACACTCATGTCTGTCATGTAATCAGAAGGAGAGATAGTTCCAGACCCATCAGATACTTTAGTGATGAAATTCATCCATCTTTCAAAAAAGCTTCTCCATCTGAAATCAGTGTCATTAATGACTGTGATTGTCCAAACATCAAAGGTTCTGTCTCCAGCAATCTTAAGAGTTCTACCTCTAAAAGGAACTGGAATTTCAGCAATAGTTGATGCAGGCATACTAGCTGCCTTAATCAACATTAGATCTCCCTGATCAAATGAAATTCCAATTTCCTGGAAAAATCTTCCACTTGGAACACCACCACTTGCTCCAGAATTATTACTGTCAAAAGTAACTTCAAATAAGTTACTGCGTGCACCACCTCCCTTTAATTTTGTTTTAAAGGCATCAATAGTTCTGTCTTGAAATCTAGCCATGTTAGTTTCTCCGATTTAAATTAAACTGTACCTACAACTGTCTCAAATGAAACCCCAGTTCTGGTGGCAACAAATGTAAGACCAATAAAGTTAATTGATCTTGCAGGTTTCACATAAATATCAGCAATAAATTCATTTCTATCAATTACATCTGGAGTGTTATTTGATTCATCACAAATTAACAAGTAATCACTAATTCCTCTCTTAACTTGTACATCTCTTAAGTATGGTTCAACAATGTTAATGAAGTTTGCTCTTGTGGTTGCATCATTAAATTCAAATAATTGATCATCTGCAGCAGATTCTACTGCTTGTTCAATAGCAATAAAGAGTTTTCTAACATTGATTCTATCAAATGCGGATTGATAAGATAGTGCAGTTTTATCTCCAAATAGGATAATTCCAGATCCTGGAGAAGAAATGATAGGATTAATTCTTTGAGCATATAGCTCATCTCTATCGGATTGACCTGGGTTGTATGCTAATTTAATTGTAAATTTCAGAGAACCTCTAGTTTTTCCTGCTGGAGAATACCAGGGGAATTGATTTAGATCAGTTCTAACACACAGTCCTGCAATGTCAGATGAACATGGGATGTAGACAAACTGTTGATTAAATCTGTCATAAACATATTGATATCCACTGTCAAATACTGCATATGATGAGGATGATAGTGGACTGAAGAATGAAAGAACATTATCAAGTTGAGTAGATTGTGGGACAACATTTACAACAGTGCCTCTTGATGGAGAAATAAATGCAATACAATCTTTTCTAGTCTCTGCAATACTAATCAGTTTGTTAGCTTTAGCTTGCTCTTCTTCCTTACTTAAAGAAGCTCCACCTTGAAGTAAATAAGTAATATCTACTTCAGCATCATTAGCAAATCTATCATATGCTGTAGTAAGATCTGATAGTGATACTAAGAACCCTCCTTCTGCTCCATTATAATCTTTACCATTACTTAAAGTAAATGAAGCATTGCCAATTGAGTTAAATGTAGTATTTTCTGATTCTACTCCCCAATATCCTGCAGTTTCTGATTGTACAGTAAATGCTGATGAGAATTTAACTGCAACTGGATCTATGCCCCAGTAAGAATCTGTAGCATTTCCAAGAGATTTACCTGCAAAAATGTATCTGGAATTTAATCCAATATAATCTCTATAATAAATTTTAGTTGATGGAGAAATTGTAGCATCTGTAGCTTTTGATAGGTTTACAAACTTCTCAAGAATAGTTTGAGATGTTCCTGAAATGTTTCCTGACTTTTTGCTATCAATAACAACAATATGCATTGCATCATTAGAACCACCTCTTTCTGTCACATAAGCATTAGTGGTTGGTTTTGGAGCAATACTCTTCCATGGAATAGTTGCTGAATCACCTTTTGCAATGTCTAGGATATTTTGACTATTGTACCAATCATTGACCCTAGAAGGAGTTGCTGTTGATGCTGTGGTCCCAGCATTATTAACTACATTTAAAGATGCTGCTGTGAATGAATAAGAACTATTTTCTGTATAGTTTTGAGTAGTCTCTACACCACCAACAACTTTAGAAACTACTCTAACATAAAGTTCTGAAGAACCTACCCCAGTAATGATTCCCTTTAAGAATCCAGATGCTACTGAAGTTGTTCCAACTCCAGCAATAGTTCCAGTTAATGTTTGAGTAACTCCATATCCAACACTAACTCCAGTAGTATTGATTCCAGAAAGAGTTTGGTCTGCAAGATAGTCAATAACACAAACTTTTAACTCTTCTGCCCAATATCCAGGTTCTCTTGCTGCCCAATAGAATGCTGTTGAATTTTCATAAGTTTCTTTATAAACATCATAATTTTCAATTTTGAGTGCTGTTGAACCTACTCCAACACCAGCATTAGCATTTTTGAGATCAGTTCCATTACATCTTACTACTTGTAAACTTCCTCCATATGACAGGAAGTTTGATGCTGAATACCAATACTCATAATGATAATTGTTGATAGATGGAGTTCCAAAAACTCTTTTTAATTCATCTTCATTTCTAATAGTAATAATCTGATTAACAGGTCCTTTCGCGAAAGGTGCTGCAATTCCTGCAGATATTGAAGAGGTATTTTGAATACCACCTCTAGTTAAATCTACTTCCCTTACGCTAATCCCTGGAGATGATAAGCTTAAAGCCATTTTGACTCCTCTAATGCTTCAGTTTTGCTCTAAAAGTATTTATAAATTTCTAAGTTTACCTGTAGTCCCACATATATGACATATCTCCATACTCATCAGTGTGCCAAACATCTCCTTCAGAGTCTATTTCTACTGCACTTCTTTCTGTTCCATCAACAATAAACCCAAATGGAGACATATCTTGTTCTATTTGATTCTTTTGTTCTTCATATAGTCTTTTTCTTACATCCTGCTCAGTGAGTTCTTTAAAATAATCTTGAGCAACTAACCAAGCATAGATTACCAAACACATAGCGAGGTCATCATTACAACCTTCTTCTGCTTCAAATGAGTTATGTTTTTGTATAAAAGTTGTCAGCTCACTAATAATTTCATAATCATTGAATATAAGTTTGTCTTCCTCAATCATTGTCTTCAAATTAAGACATCCAACTTTCTTAACTGTCTTAGACATCTTAAGTCCAAGTTGAGTTTTCTTTCCAGAAAAACCTTGCCCAACAATTTGACCAGCTCTACCTCTCATGGAACACATAAGAAGATTTTGGTACTCTAAATCATATTGAATGATTGCTGCTACTTGATCACCAACATCATTCACCTCACATAAAATAAATGCACTATTATATGCCTTTGCAACCTCATGAATAATGTTTGGGAAAATCATAGGTTTAATTTCATTATTCCTATATTTTGCTACTATAATATGTGGAAACTCAGTTATGTCATATACTACAAAAGCAGAATAGTCACCACCAACTCCTCTGGCAACATCGACAGTAATTAAATAATCGTGTCCATCTTTATATTCTTGATAAACATCTAATCCTTTACTTCTTTTTATTGGATCATCATATACTAGACTTTTTAATTTACTTGGCGCAATTAAAGTATCTACTGATCCTAAAAATTCACATTCAAATTCTACTTTAAATTGTTGTTCACTGGTGTTTGCAATAGTTTGCTTTTTCCATTCAGTATCTCTTCCTGGAACTTCTGACCAATGAACTTCTGTTGCTACATATTGGTTTTTGCCTCTTTCAGCATCATGCCAATATCTATAAAAATGATTCATCCCATGAGGGGTTGAAACCATAATTACTTTAGTTTTTGTACCAGACGAGATAGTAGGATAAACAGAGGCAAAGAATTGGTCTGCAATATGGTTTGGAATAAATGCGAACTCATCAAGAAATATGATATTATAGGATCCACCACGAACAGCAGATGCAGATGTAGAAGCAGCCAATATCTTTGATCCATTTTCCAATTCCATAGAACCTTTATTCCATGCTAAAATTCCCTGTTGTAACCATTTAGGTAAATTTTCATATGCAGTTTGCAATCTATTGAGCAAATCTCTTGCAGTTGATGCTTTGTTAGCCAGAATTGCAATATTTACATTATCATTAAAAATTGCATAATGTAAAAGATAAGAAACAACAGTTGTAGATTTACCTGTTTGACGAGGCATCTTACAAATATTGAATCTGTGATCATGGAAGTTTTTAATTAACTTCTCTTGAAAATCGTAAGGTTTAAAAAGTTGTAGTCCATGATCTAGTGTAACAATTTGAACATAATTTTTTGCAAAGTAAACAGGGTCATTCTTACACTTAACAAATTCAATAATTTGTTCTTGTGAAAAATCAATTGAGGTATTTGCCTTTTTTAAAAGGGGATTACCTAAGTAAATATTATCAGCCATAATTACCTACTAATCTCTTCCCAGTCCATTGATGCATGAATATCTGCACCATTAGCACTAGAAGCACATACAATAGAAAGTTCATAAGGTGTTCCTGTTAATGCATCCCTTTCCAACTGAAACTTAAATAATGCCTCTTTAAGAATATCTATGGATGTTGAACCTTGATTAGAACCATATGCATATCCAGATGCTAGTATTCTTCCGCCAGTATAAGTTCCCTCACCAATCTTATATTCAACAGCACTATCAACACCAGCATCAGTCCAAGTTGCACCACTAGATGCTCCAGATGCTCTTACTTGCCAGTTATAAGTTGCATTATTTGTAATGCCTAGAATAGAAAGTGCAGTCATAATTACAATTGCATCTAATCTATTTGGTGTTGCTTTAAGACGAATTGATACAACTGTATAATAAGTTCCTGCTGTTGTTAAATCAACTGGTGTTTGGACTGGTGTTCCTACTGCCTGCTGTATTCCACGAAGTTCATAACCACCCTCTGAAATTACACTAGAACAAACTTGTTTCAGTGTGCTTGAACTTGTTGTAATTCCAGTATTTGCAATCTCATATCTCAAAGGTAATGATGCTGTTGTAATATAAGTTGATGTAATTAAGTTTGCGTGGTGGAATGAATGGCAGTGAATAAATTTTCCATCAATTACAAAACCCATTCTTACTGTTCCAAGTCCTAACCATTCAATATCCATCCACAAAATTTGTGCTTTGGAAATATCTAATGTAACACCAGATGGATTGAGATGTCCTGCACCAAGCATCGTATCAATATTCCAGTTATGTTGCGAAATTTGTGTTGTTGTTCCAGTAGATAAACTTCTTTCCGCAAAATATAAAGTGCTTCCATCAAGTTCCAGATACATTCCATTATCTGCACCAAAGTATCCTACTCTTTGACGAAGATTTGCTTTTGCTGGGTTCATTACAAATGTATTCAATACCTGTAATGATTTTCCTGGTTGATAAGAGAATACTTTTGTGGTTTCCCTAATCACAGAACATCCAGCAGTAGTTCCTATACTAATATTGACTAAACCTTGTGCTGTTACAAATCCAACTGTTGAACCAGTTCCTACAACTAAACTACTCCAAAGATTATTGTCTCTGTATCTGTGGGAACTATCAAAAAGTGTAAGTGGAGTTGAAGTTCTTAATCTTCCAAATGCATCAGTTGCTATTGGTGGTAATTCAATATCAACAGTTCCAGTAACAGGAAATGGATTTGTGGTGCTGACTGGTGAATTGTTGAGGTTGATTGATACTTGCCCCGTTGTTCCAATTCCTACTGTCCCTTGAACTGTAACAGTAGAACCAATACCTGATACTGCGACTGTTGTAACAGGATTTAAGACATAAAAACTTGTATTTGAGATTGATACAGTATTCAGTAATGTGGAAATGCCAACTGGAAGATATGAAAGATTTAGATTTTGTGCAGTTCCAATACCAATAGGCATATATGGAATACCTTCGTCTTCTAAAAGACCACTTGAACCAATTTGAGTAATATGAGTATGAACTGGATTTGCAGCAGAACTTGCAACACTTACAGTTGTTGGAATTGTAATGCTTCCATTAATTGTAATACTTGAACTTCCAAGAGATACTGGAAATGGGTTCTCAAAAGAAACCTGATTACCATCTTTAGTTGCTACATTATAAACTTCAAATAGAGATCTTTCCTGATTTAAATAATCTTGATCAATTTTATTCCAAATAGCCATAAATTAAATCCACTCTAATTTTGCTGGATGATACCTATTTACCTTTGTAATGTTTGATGATTTAGGAGTTGCAGGATAAATGTGATGAATGATTGCACCAGGATATTCATTCTGGAGATGCTCTGTTAATTCATTCTTTGATGGGATTCTATCATTAGTTACCATTTCCACTCTGTAGATGCTACCTTGCCAAACAAAATCTACAGCAAATTCTTCTCCAACTTTTTGTTGAGTTGGTTGAGATCCAATGTTCAAAGTTCCATTAAAGTCACCTTGAATAGTAATGCTTTCTGAAATAAACTGTTTGTAACTTTTCATGATCAGCAGTTCCAAGCTCTAAGGGACTTATTGATTCTGCTATCTGGATCTCTAGCAGTCTTTGCACTAGTTAACTTTCTCTTCATCCCTGACATACGAGCACAGAATGATGCTCTACGAGGATTACCAACTTTCTTTGAAGGTGCCTTAAGATCTGATCCTGGATTTTCATTTTCATAGGATTTTCTTCCTTTCTCATTTAATCCACCTTCTCTATTCTTACCTTCCTTTTTTTGCCATGCTGCAACTTCAATCATAAATTGATTGAAGTTTTTTTGTTCTGTTTTTGTTCTTGGTAAAGGAGAAGAACCTTTTGATCTATACCCATCTGGATTTTTTAACGCAAGATTCATCATATTAGATTGTTTTTGCAACTTCACTTCTCTAGATATTCTATCTTTTCCAGAAACATTGCTGATAGGTTCTTTTTTTGTTATTCTAGTATCAGATGGTTTTGATTCTGAAGAACTTCTAATTCTATCTTTTTCTCTAATTTTATTAAACATTTTTTCTTTTGGAAGAGGTTTCCATCCTTCAGAAACATCTTCATCACTAGACATATATTCTGCTGCAGTATCAATAAAGTCTGCTGCTCTAGTAATCTTGGATTGAACCCAAGCAGGAAGTTGTTGATCTCCCCTCTTAACTAATTTTCTTAGAATATCAATTGATCTTTCAATTTGATCAAACTCAACTCTTGCCATATATCCTTCGTCATCTTTCTTCTTTCCAGAAGCAATTTCTTTATGATCCTCATGAATCTTTGATTCATTTGCTGGATGGAGTTTTGCAATACTATATTTGTCCCACATAGAAGGACCCCATGAACATTCTTCTCTCTTCTCATTTTTTCTACAAAGAAGACAATATTTTGTATCTTTTTCGTATTGCTCTTCTGGAGTAGTTTCTTCTTTCATGGGTTTCTGTTTTTCTACTTTTTTAAGTCTTGTATAATAATCTGGCAATTCATCTACATGCTGTAATGCTGTTATTCTTGCTCCACTCTTACTAGTGGTATGCTCGCCTTCAATTTTAGTCCCTATGCGCACTTGCTTAATAATTTTATCTAAGGGCACTTTATGCTTTTTAGAAATTTCCTCTGGGGATCTATATGGTTTTGTAGGACCTTTTGGATCTTTCATATTAAGTATTATTCCTCTTTAGTATTTAGAAGTCCTTGCTTTATAAGTTTAGATAACTCTGCTGTAGATCCAACAAATAAAGAATTATTGACTGTAGTGGGTCCTTTTTGGGGAGAATCTAGATCTTTCATCTTCTTTTGAAGGTCCATCAATTTATCATTAACATCCCCAACTGATTTAATAAGTTGGCCAGCAACTTCATATGCTCTTGGATGATTTGATTGTTGAGCAAGCTCTAGTATGCCATCAATTGCTTCTTGACCTTTACTTATTAAACTATAAAGATTTGCTCTAGTATATTCATAATCCTTTTGGGGATCATCTGGAATTTCTTGTTTTTTTACATCACATGGTTCCACAGAAACAATTTTTGTTTCTATATTCAATGATTCTTCTATTTCACTAAAATTTTCAGTCATAAATTAAGGCTCCACATCAGTTCCTTGGGAAGTGCTAAATGTCTTAAAGTCTTGAAATTCTTCTTTAGTTTCATTGAATCCAAAATCATCGCCAAATGGAATTAGTTCATCATCAACAGAATCTATAATTCCATCATCATTATAATCTTCTAATGCCTTTGGAGTAGCAACATATCTAACTTCTCTCTTGGCATTTTTAATTGCATCAGTAGCATAATCAACTTGAACTTTTTTAATAAGTCCTTGATCATCACTAGGAATTTCATTGAATAGATATGTTTTTGCAGTAAAGTTTAATGTATAATTTATAATCCTTCTAGTTGTATAATCATTTTCATAATCATCTCTAAATCCAATTCTATTCAATACTACAGGAATATCTCTTTTCTCATTAATTTCAGGAATCATATTAACTGTCACATTAAAAGATGGTTGAAAATATGGCAGTATTTGCTCTATTATTTGCAAAACATCGTCTTGAATTTTTGCAATAATGTTTAGCTCAAATCCAATATTATATGGAACTGGCATAAAAACCTTTCTCATTTGAGATCCTTCTGTGGATAATGAAGTTCTAAATGATTGTATTGCAGCAGACTTTCTAGTAGGATCATAATCTATAGAAACCATTTCAAATGACATTCTTGGTAATGTAGTAGCTATTTTTCTATCTCCAGAAGGATTTTGCTCCAATCTAGCTAGAAACTTTTGAATTGGTCCATATGCTAATGGAACTTTCATTGCAGAAACAGGATTGCCAGCGTCATCATTATGCCTCACTTGAATATTATTAAAGAGAGTGCCAAATGCAACAACTGTTTTGCTGATTGAGTTATGATAAAAATAATTACCAAGCATTTTAAAAATTCCTAACTATGTGTATTTAATAATTTATTTTTTATAATATAAAGTTTGCTGTCTTGGCCAAACTTGTCCAGAGACACTTCTACTTTTAAAAGTTGGTCTTGGTTGAAGAACTCCAGAATCATTTCTGTCTTTTTGAAAAAATACAAACTTATTATCTGATCCTTGAAGTGAAGTGTCGTCAGTATATGCTGCAGTGATAGTAATTGTTCCAGACATAGTGGAATGGAACTGGCAGATATAATAATAAGTTCCGGGTTTTACTCCATATGTATTCCATGTTACTGTATCGGATTCACTTCCATTTCCCGTTATGGTTCCAGTAGTAACTGCACTTGAAGTTCCAGTAACTTGTGCTGTTTTAATCCAAAAAGGATGCCCTGGAGCATTTACATTAAAGACAAGGATTGATCCTTCTTGAGCAGTTATGGAAATATCATTGCCAGAACTATATCCAGAAAACACATAGTTACTAGTTCCATCATTGGTCACATCCCAAGTAAATGTATTTCTCCCTGTTTCAGTGATTTGATTTGATTTTGCATAATATTCTATATAATCAACTGCATCAGATTGCTTCATTCTTGGATATTGCTCTAGTACAGATGCAAGCACTCCACATACTTGTGGAGATGCCATGCTAGTTCCATCATATTTTCCCAGTTTATATGCAGAATCTCTAGGATCATTTACTGTAGTAATAGATCCACCATAAACTACTCCATTATGAAGACAGGAAATGATATTATCTCCAGGAGCATAAACATTAACTCTTGGACCACAATTACTAAATGTTGCCTTAGATTCATTAACTAGTGCACTTACTGCACCAACGCATATAGAATTTCCTGAAGATGTTACATAATTTCCTCTACTATAATTCATAATAAATCCAGACCAAGTTATAGTATTATTATAGTCTGCTCCTCCAGGAATATCTATTTTTGTTGAGTCATTTCCACAAGCTCCAACAAATATGACTCCATCTGCTATGGTATCTTCTACATCTACAATTAAAGCAGTTATCAAAGCTGGAATGTACACATTAGTTGCATCATAATATCTAAGTCCAACTGAATTAAATAATCCATCAGTAAATGATGAAGTATAACTAGTTCCTCTCCAATTGATATTTGTTATGGATGATCTAGGTACTTGATAAAATGCTGCCCAACTATTATTGCAAATTGTAGGGTTTTTTATGCCTAATGCTGGATTTATTGATTTAGTGTTATGGAAGGCTCTAATATAATCAAAGATATAAGTGGTCCCTGATGCTAAAGAATTTAAACTTGAAACATAAGGATTTATATTATAAATGTTTACATCTCTTGCCCACCCTTGAGTATTTCCAGCTACAGATCCTGCAACATGCATCCCATGATTATTATCAGCAGTTAGTGCTTGATTTGCAACATTAGTGTATGGAGTATACACATAAGTACCATTTGCACCTCCAGTAACTAAAGAAGTTAATGAATACCAATTAAACTGGTTAACTCTAGTTCCACCAGTTCCATCTGGGTTTTTAGCAAACTCTGGATGATTTGGATCTATGTGTCCATCAACTAAAATAAAATCTACGTTCCTTCCAGAACTAGTTAAATTAATTGTTCCTGATACTTGGGTAGTTCCATTACTTCCCCAATTACTTCTTTGATCCCCCTCTACACATCTTAAAAGAGACCAGTTTTTTTGGTTAGTTCCTGAGCCAGCACTTTTATTCCACTCAGTTGATGTTTGAGTATATACAGGTTTTCTAACGATATCTGTTAATATAGATGCTGGGCATATGTCAAGAACTCTGTCATCTTCTTTTAATTTTTTTACTTCAGTTTCAGTAAGATTATAATGAGTATTTCTACTAATTGGTCTTCTTAATGAACATTCAACTTCTCTCTCTGGAACAAATTCTGTCCCTCCTGGAGTTTCCATATCATCATAAAATTGCTCCAACTCTTCATGAGATGCTAGAGATACAATGTATTCTTTCATTTTAGTTCTCTAATTGAAGTAGAGTTAAAGTAACTGTTATTGCTTGCTGAGAACCACTCTTATTATAAATTTTTGCATAAATGTTTCCAGATACAGAAACATCATTATTAAATCCTAAAGCTCCTGGACTTATTAATTGAGTAGATGCCCCTGTAGTTATTATTTCAGCAACAACTCCAGATCCTGGTAATGGATCTGTTCCCTCAGTTCTAGTAGAATCTAAATCTCTTGATGTTGTGTCAGTATAAAGTGTAACCCATGCAGCAACAGAAGTTTGAATTTTTAACAACAAATATGATTTAAATCCAGATATTATTACATTAGAAGAAGAATTTGCATTTAATGTTGGGGTAGTAGCTGAAGCAGTAGTCCTTGATTGCAAACTACTTCCACCACCTCCACCTCCAGAAGGTCCTTGTGGACCTATTGCCCCACTAATCCCCTGAGACCCCTGTGGACCAACAATACTAGATCCTTGAACACCTTGTGGACCTAATGTTCCAGAAGTTCCCTGGGGTCCTCTTAACCCAATAGGACCTTGAGGACCTTGAGCTCCTGCAGCAGCATTTAAAGTTGTTCCATCCCCAAAGGTAGTATAAATTTCACTAAAATTGCTATTAATTTTGGTAGCACCTTGGAATAAACTGTCTCCAGTTCCATCATTAGGTGTAAACCCAGTAGATATTGTTTGCCTAGACATTATGTTGACAGTTTATTTTTATTTAGTTAAACTTCCCCAAATGGGTTTACTTCACTAAAGTCTATTATAGAATCTGCTTCTGATTCTATAACATCTCTATTGTCATATGCAGATTGCAATTCATATGTTTGGTATAACCTTAAGAAATATCTTGCACTTGATGCTGCACCAACAACTACATCGCCAATAGCAAAATCTGTTGCCATACCAGATACTTTTAATATCTTAGTATCAGAATTCCAATCTTTAACAAAACCTATAGCCCCAGAAATAGATCCAGAAACTTGTTCTCCAAATATAAAGTTTCCAGAAGAAATAGTAGATCCTGCAGATATAGTTATGGTTGGTCTAGTAGTGTATCCAACCCCAGCATTTACTATTCTAATAGTTGAAATGCCACCAGAAGAATTTAAAAATGCTTCTGCAATAGCAGTTGTTCCACCAGATACTGGAGAAGAAAAAGTAACTGATGGTGGTTGCACATATCCAGTTCCTGGATAAGTTACTGTAACTATACCAATACTTCCAGTTGTAGATATGCTAACCCTTGCACTAGCTCCATATCCACCCCCACCAAATAAAGATAATGCTGGTGGATTTGATGCTGAATAACCAAGACCTGCATTTTGAATATAAACTTTCTTTAAACTTTTTCCTCCAGTCAGTCCTCTAGATTCTGACATTATTCCAACAGCAGAAGCTCTAATACCAGAATATGGTTCTTCAATCACAAATGTTGGAGATGATGCATATCTATATCCCCCACTAATTACATCTATCTTTTGAACTGCTCCATTAACTAATCCAGTGTATGCAGTTGCAGTAATTCCCAATCCTGCAAGGGTTAATTCTGCTCCATACCCAATGGGTTTCAGCATCTGGTCTACACTTTCAATTCCAGTAGATACTTCATCATCTTCAAATTCATATAGTTCACACTTTAATTCATACACATAATTTTTTTGAAGTTGATAGAATGGTTTTCTATTCTCTACATACTTAATTTCCATTAAACTATCAGAGAGGGGGATGTAAATTAAATCCCCTTCATTAGGTCTTAATGGATTTTTTACATTGACTATTGACTTCATTAATTCGCCAACATAAGTATCAAATCTTTCCTTTGATACTATAAGACTCATTTCATCAGTAATTTTAACTCCAAATTTAGACATTAAAATACTATTAGAATCAAAACCTTCATAACTCATTAAATATGCTTCTATAGGAAAAGCATTTTTGAATTTTGAAAATAAAACATCTCTAATAACCTTTCCCTGAGAAAAGATTTGTCTTGGCATATAATAAACTTCTATGCCATACATTTTTAATTGTTCATTTACAAGATCTTGTAATAAACCTTGTTCTGTATTTGTGCCTTGAATGAAAAATGGATTTAACATATTATCCTATTAGATCCATAGGTGGCTCTTCATACTCTAACATCATTCTGTCCTTAATATCTTGCAATTCTTTTACTGCATCATCATATATTTGTCTTCCATTAAGTTCTACTCCTCCTGGAAGTTTTACTCCTTGGAACTTAATTAAATTCTGTCCCCATTGCTTTTTAATCAATGAAGTCAAATATTTTTTTAGAAAAGAATCATTCCATACATTAGTAGATTCTGATGGATCTAAAATTCTATAGCATTCTATGAGGAGATATTGGTCTTCTTTAACAGCATCCCAACTCATATCAATATAAAGTCTATTCTGTCTTTTATTAAATCTCAACTGTCTTTGTGGATTAACAATCCAATCAATATCTTCAAGATATCTTTTAGTTACATAATAGTTCAACATTTCAGTTGAACTAAACCAATATATGTCATTTAAAAATAATTGATAATTTACATTAAAAAGATTAGATGCAATTGTTCTATTATCTATTTTAAATACTTTTTCTATACCAATTACAGAATCTGGAACTGGAATATAATTACTATTCTCTTCCCAACCAAAAGATCCTATTCCAGTAGTAACAGTAGTAGTTACTATTCCTGTATTAAAATTTCCACCTTTTGATCTTCCTCTTTGTATATCGTTTTCTGTCAGTTTGTATTTAAGAAACATTCTTTGAACTCCATCAAAATGTCTCTCTTGGAAATATTGAAGAGCTTCATCTACTCTATCATCTAATTGTTCTTCAGCAACATTTATTTCAAGAACAGGGGCACCAAGTTGCCTCAGGCAATAATCAATCAATTGTTGTCTTGATGCTGGTTTTGCCATTATTCCAATACTTTTCTAACTATTTAGATCTGGGAAAGCATTAGCAATTGAAACTAAAGATTCTTGCTGTTTCAAATATAGTTTGACATAACATTTACAAATATTTTTCATTAAATCTATATTAGTACAAGTATCAAGTTCTCTTGAAATTTTTTCAAACTCAAATAATTTATTAATACTTTCAAGTTTTAATTCTTCATGATCCATTAATTAAATCCTTTAATAAACATTTTATTTCATTAATAGAAGATTTTAATTTAAATAATTCAGTTTCAAGATTATCTACTCTAACTTTTTCTGAAATCTTTCTATTCTTTAACATAGTATAATGATCAGATGAAATAGAATCTGTATTAATAATTGCATTAGTTGAAAGATCCCTTAACAAATTTGGGTGTCCTTCAACTTTTGCATATTTTGTGTTGTTATGTATCATTTCAATGCAATTGCTCTCAGATCTTTAATTGTTGGGAAGGTTGCTTGTGATATGCTGCTTCCAACAATTTTAATTTGGAATCCAGTAAATGTTGGAAGATTATCTGCAGTGAATGAATAATCTCTATATTCTCCCAATCTACTTGATGGAACATTTGAGTCAGGTCTTCCATCATTATCATCTTCATCTACGACTCTTCCATTTACATCTAGGTTTAAGTATCCTGGGAATAGTTGCCATACTTGATCTTCATCTGCAACATCATTCCTAAAGATTTTATATAAAACTCTGAAGTCTGAATCAGAATCTCTTATTGCAGCACAAAGAACTTTTAATGAATTTGCACTTTCCTGAAGATCTATTCTAGTTGATATATGGACAAATGAATGTGGATCATTCAAATTAGAATTTACTCTAGAATCTGTTGAGTATGAGCTAATTCCTACTGGTTGATTGATTCTATTGATTTCAGTAGAGACATAAGTTTGCTCTAAATCAATTAATGGGGATATTTTAGTATCTTGAGTGTTTAAAGTTAATTCTAAAGTAAATGATTTTGATCCAGGGAATTCAGTAGGATTGATAAAATCAGTTTCATTTTCCTTTGATGCAACCATTCTAACTGTTGGGAACACAGTAGTTTCATTCACATCAATATCTTCAAATCCTTGATCAACATAAGACACCTCTTGTCCATCAACACTAGAAGATGAAATAGTTCTAATTCTTCCAGAAACAGAAGTCTTATTAAATGAAGTTGTAAAAACTTCATTGATTGAAAGAGTGTTAAACTGTTGATTCTTTGAAGCATATACATCAGAACCTCCTCCAGATTTTATATCAGTAAATGTGCTTCCTGCAGAAACTTGAACATAATAACTATCTAATGTTGGTTTTGGCGAAGAAACTACAGTATGAGTAGTATTAATCTTAGTTAATGGAACATTATTAAATTCATACTTATATACTAATGAATTTATGTCATGAGGTAAACTTATAGTACCAAACTGAGATCTAGTAATATTAAGCAATTGATTAGATGTAACTGCCTCATATCTAATAATCTCATCGTCAATTTTTATGTATCCTGGATTCGTTGCATTAACTAAAGAACCATTATATGTACCAAATATTAATGTATTTCCTATACCAATTGCTCCAGTATCAGTAATTCCATAACCAACTGTTAATTTTTCGGGAAGAATATCACTTTGTACTCCTATAATTTCAACTTTACTCCCCACTGCATGTAAACCATGATTTGGGTGAAACACTAACATGTATCTTCCATTATTTACAGGAGATTCTCCTAAAGTTGAAATTGCAACTATAGGATTATTTTGAAGATTTCTTTCTTGAGATCTTGTTGATATTTTTGCATTATAGAATCTTGCAGTTGCAGAATTTGAAATGAACTCTGCTCTCTTTAATGTAAATTTAAGATCATCTTCTGGACTTGGAACCCATGTGGCACCATTTTGAGACTTGAATAAAGTTCCAAGAGATGGTTGTTTATTGATAATAATTTTACCAAGTTGATTTTGATTTGCAGTGCTAATTTCAACTTCTCCTATTCTAGAATGCCATACTGTATAAGCATCAGAATCTGATAGCAATACTATTGCATATTCTTTACCACCTTCAAGTCTTACCAAAGTATCAAAAGTAAATGTAGTTGAGGTTAATCCATTAGTACTAGTATTAACTTGGTTTGGTAGTAATACTTTTTCTAATCCTCCCAGTCCTCCTACTATACTATTTGATCCTCCTGGATATCCATTTACAGTTTCTCTTATTTGTAAAGTTACTGGAACTGAGGAATCTTTTTGTGCAAAGAATACATCTACTGAAGTAGGTATGATTCCATTTTCATCATCAACTACAAAAGTTTGAGCAAGTGGATCATAAAAAATGTTTCTAACAGTTGTAATTAAAGTTCCAGCAGTAAAATAAGAAGTTTCTGCTGAACTTGAAGTTTCTCCTGGAATACCTAATAATGGTTGAGAAGTTTCTAACTTAGCTGTAACTGATCCACTGGTCAGTGCATTTGGAGGAATCCAAATTGAACCCTGAACAGTACCATTGTCATCAGTAATTAATCTGTTATCTAATATTATAGCTGATGCTTTACTGGTTAATCCATATACTCTAGAACCTTTCTTAACATTTCCCCAATACTGAGATGGGAAAGGTTGAGCTAAGGTTTCTATATCTATGTTTAAGAATGAAGATTGGGGTCCATATAGAGTAGAAATTCCTACAGTTGGAGAATATGGATTAACTACATACTTTGTGGAAGGATTATCTATTGGACCTTGTTTGTGATTTGGTGCACATAATCTACAAACACAAGTATCAATTCCATTTGTAATATAAATTGTTTCACCAACTTGGAAAGATCCAGAAACACTAGTTATTTCTATCAGTTTTGGAAATACTGAAGTAGATCCTTCTGAGAAATTTAATCCCCCAAATACAAAATTAAATCTAGTTGTTGGTTTTAATCTAGTAGCAGTGAACTTAATGTTCCTTGCCCTCATATATGGAATTCTAGTATAAAGAACTGCAGCTACTTCAACCTGCCCACGTCTATTATAATTTGGAATCCATCTATCTTCATTTATATAAACTTGCCAATGATCATATGCTGGGTTTAATTTAAGATTTCCAATCCAAGTAGTAATGTTATATGGGTTTACACTAACTACTCTACTTGCAAAAGGTTGCTCAAAATATTTTACTTCACTATAATTTAGTGATAATATAGTTCCAGTTCTTTTAATATTATTTGATGGAGTATCATTTATATTAATAGTTTCTATGGAATACTCACTGTCAGATGTTAATAGTGATAGATCTATTCTATTGCCTTCTTTTTGTGGACTTAAAGTTCCATCTGAAATATCTGCACTGTAAGAAGGATCTTGAGTATTTGATGCTGAATAATCTCTAAAGCTATCTACAAAAAATCCAGATTTAAATCTATTAAGACCATTTTCATCCTCAATTAATAAATTTTGAGTAGATGTTTCTAATAAGGACAATGTAGTATAGAATTCTAATCCTGTAACTCTATTTTCAATGTCTCTCAAATCGGACATTGTATATCTCTTATTGTCCTTAAGAACTACTATAATTTCATTTCCAGAATTTATATCATAAACATAAGGAGAACTAATTATAGTAGCTACTTCTAAAGTTTCTGATGAAACTGATGGTGCAATTGGAGTCTCACTTGGATCCCCAAAAACAATATTAAAGTTACCTTCTCTATCTAAAATTAATTTGTCAGTTCTTGGTAAGTAGAAATCATAATCAAAGATAATACTTTCTCCTGATGCCAGTATTTGAGAAGAATTATTGCCACTGGAATTAAATGATCTTGATGTAAAATCAAAAGGACTTAACTTAGTTTCAATAATATAACTACCAACTCTAGGTCTGATGTCTATAGTATCAGTATTTCTTATACCATCATATGTTGGAATAGACTTTCCATAAATGAAGTTTGGATAACTATTGACTGAAATTAAATCTCCAGAATCACTAGGTTCAAAACTAAAGTAATCAAAATAAACTTTTAATCTTCCAAAAGGTTCTTTTGAAGATAGTTTTCTTACTATTCTAGAATAATCATAATATTGCTTCCTTTGTCCATTATCTAAAGTAAATTCATCTAGTATATTTTTGTCTCCATATTCAACCACTCCAACAACTGCACTAACTCCACTTTCTTTAAATCTTACTGTTTCAGATACTTGAAATGTTTGTTGAGTTTTATAAATTAAATAAATTTGAGTTGATCCTCTTTGCTCTGCATATACTGCTACTGCTCCACTGGTTTCTCCTACAAGTAGTTCACCTACTATCAAATCAGTGGTTGTGCTGCTTGGACTTTCAATTCCAGTTAAAGCTATCCAAGGTACAGTTGGTGCTGAAGTATTAGATGATTCATATACTGCTTGTATTTGAATTACATCTGGAACATTTAAACTAATTTGAGTGTCTTCTACTCTTACTCCATAGATGCTGGTATATCCCAATCCAACATTTTTTGGAGTGGAATATTTTGTTCTATCTATTGTTATTGTAGAGCATCTATTTAACTTCTTCTGTTTTGCAGTAACATTAGATTTAATCTGAGTAGTTATTACTCTACATGGACCAGCAACAGCACTCAAATTAGTAAATTCAGCATTTTTGCCACCATTAGTTATGGTAAAAGTTGAATTTGTTAAATTTTCAAGAGTGCTATTTGCATTTACTACAATATATCTTTCTTCGTCAAATCCAGAATAAACATAATCAGTTCCAGAAAGAGATGGTAAAGTTAAAGTTGTTCCAGACTTAGTAAGACCACTATATTCTCTCTTTACATAAACACTGGAATTTAAAAAGTTTACATTTGAAATATTAGAATTATTTAATTGGGAATATAAAGAAGATTCTTCAGGATTAAATATTTGAGGTCTCTTTAAATTTAAAGTTTGTAGTGAGTAAGTTCCCACTCCAATATTTCCACTACAAACATTGGTTACTGTGGAAACCCCAGTAACTGTAATTTTGTTTTTTGTGGCAGCAATAGAAACTATCTTAGTAAAGATAGAGTTTACTGATCCTGAAGTATCATATGAAATAATATCTCCAAGTTTCAAAATTCCTGCAAAAGTATCTCCATTGTTTTTTGTGATAGTTGCTATTCCAGTTGGAGAATAAACAGAAACATCAAAAGGTCCAACTAATGAAGTAGTTTCTGTTAATACAGTATCACATACAAACCCATTTGAATCTGAAATTGATTTAACATCATTAATAGAATAATCAGTTACAGTTCCAATTGAATTGCTGCTTGATATCCCATCAAATATTAGAGTTTCATTTTTAGAAAACTTACCAGATACTTGATATAAAGATAATTGATTACTAGAAACTGATTTTACAAATCCTGATGCGCTAGTATTTGATCCTTGTACATAGGTTCCAACTAAAACTGCAGATGTAATTCCAGTTGTTGATACTATATTAGTATATGTTTGAATGTCAAAAAGTCTTAAATTAAATTGACTTGATGGATTTTCATAAGAAGTATTGTTTGATTCAAAATCATAAACTCTAGCAAATCCAATCGTGGTGCCAGTAGACACTTGATTTTCTAATCTAGAATCATATAATGATATTATTCCAGTTGTAGTTAATCCTATCTTAGGAGAATTTATTACATTATTGACTCTTAAAACATCTCCAGCAAAAAACGTAGTAGATGAGGACTCTACTGCTTTTGTAGTTCTTGGTTTTGGATAATCAACAATAGTTTCTACAGTATCTACTTCATACCCTTTAACATATGATTTTCCTGGAGAAATTCTTAATACTGCTAAATCATCTGATGGAACTGATCCACTAGATGTTTTTTGCCCATCAGAATAAATTCCGTTATTTCCATATCCATTATTTAAAGATTCTAAAGCGCTGACAAAATATCCAGTGATTGAATAGTTTCCAGACTCATCAAATGTTCTTCTAGCTAAAACATCAGTTATGAAGGTCTCTTTAGTATCTGCTTTAATTTTTCTTACTATTCCATTCTCTACTCTGAAAAGTTCTACAAAATCATCATCATTATAATCATCTACTGATTTTTTTGATAATGATAATTTAATAGAGAATCTATCTGCTCCAGGAGCTGCAAAATTAGAAAATCCTTGAGCATTATCATTTAATGATGAATCATCATTAGAGTCATTTATAATTTCTGAAATACTTAGACCTACTCTATAAGTAGGGGTATTCGTGTATTGATCTAATATAATAGTTTCTTTTTCTACATTTACGAAGTATCCTCTGATAAAGAATACTCCTTCTTCTATTGATGCAGCAGAACCAACTGAGGTTGCATTTCTCCCAATAGGATTTGCTATACTTGCAACAGATTCTCCAGCAAAAATAAATCCAGCCCCTAATATAATGTCTTCTGTTGTTGTAAGCTCTTCTCCATTTTCAAATAAGTCAGTTTCAAAATTATCAGGAGAAGAAGTTTGATATTTTACATATAATGTAGTATTTTCTTTATCAGACTCTGATCTAGACAGAACCTTAACTACTTTAGCAGTTATTCCTGTAATAGATCCTCTTATTGTTTTTCCAACTAATTGATTAAAATATTCTTCTACATCAAGACCTTTAAATGTATTATTTAATTCTATTGCATTGTATGCAGAATCATAAGAAACTGCTCCAGGAACTACAACTCCACCGTTACTAAAAAATTTACTTCCAAATCTTTCAATTTGATTTTGTAAAATTGATTGTAAAGTTGTTAATTCCCTTGTCTGTACTGTAACACCTGGCTTAAAAAGAACTTTATAATAGTTCTTAGATGCATTGAAGTCATCATAATATGGACTTCTATTTAAATTTGTACTTTGGGGCATTTTCTTAGAATTCTAAAACAATTTTAATGTCTTCTCTTTGCTGTGATGCTCTAGTTACTGAAGATCTATTGTCAACATAGATAATCTCACCACTCTTTATATTTATGTCTGGGCCAGATAGACCTGATCCAAAACTTTGTCCAAGATAATATGTAACTGATCCAACAGTTACGGAACTTCCAGTAAATGTAGTATCTATTGTGTATAAATTACTTCCTATTTGAATTGGAGTTGAGTTATCAAATTCATTTTGATCATATGTTGTAGCAGATTGAATGCCACTTACACTCTTAGAATAATTATAATCTATTGTAACTACGTTTCCCGTAACATAAGTATCCATGTAATTAGTTCTAGGTTGAATATATCTTAGAACTTTTGTTGTTGAATCAAAACTAACTAAATTTCCTTGAGCACTTGTTGATGCTTGAGTCATTTTAGAATCTAAAGATTCAGTAATAGTAGATGCATTCAGCTTTGCAGCATATACTCCAGATCCAGTGCTGTCAGTAAAAGTAGAATTAGATCCAAAAGTTTTAACATTTTTAATTATACCAACTCTTGAAAATTGATTTCCTACTATAAAATCTGGATTAGTTGAATCATTCTCAATTCTACTATAAATTAAAACTCTATTTGAACCCAATTCATTGTAAATATCTCTACCATGTCCACCAGTTGGAGGAATTATGACATTAAAAATTGCTTTTTCTCCACTTAATGGTGGAATTATTGAATCTAAATCTAATGTTGCATAAGTATATTCAAATCCACCATTAGTAACTTCAACTGAAATAGGTTTTGACTCTTCATCAAAAGTTACGCTAGCTTCTCCACCAAATCCATCTCCTTTAATTGGAACTCCAGTTAAAGTTCCAAAAAAATTGTACTGTGCTTGTTTTTCAATTAAAATAGTTTCAATTCTTCCATTGAATGAATTATTTCTAATTCTAGATATTTCTGCATTGGTAGTAGTTGTCCAGTCATTTGGAACACTAATGTAATCTGTAGAATCAAATTTTAAAACATCTGCGGGATTTAATGTGTACAAATATTTCCAAACATACCCATCACTCTCTTTTCTTGGTGATACGTCTGTATGAATAGGTTCTTCAGTAGAGATTACTCCTTTGTTTTCATTAGATGGGGCAGAACCATTACTAATACAAATATAGACTCTAAACTCACTATTAATAACATAGTATAAAGAATCATATAGTCTAGTAGCTGAAGTCACTGGAGATATGTTATAAACACTATAGTCGTGCCTATACATATCATATTTTCTTCCACCTATCCATTGATTTTTGGGGATTACTCTAATTATATCAGAAGCAGTAATCTTTTTAACACCAAGTATAGTATCTTTATAAGAATTTAAATATAGACCACTATCAATAGGATCTGGAGGAACATTATCCCAATTAGAATCTAATGCAGATGCATTTGGAAGACCTAAGAATATGTAATAACTGCCAGTTTTTACATCATTTATAAAATTGGAGCAGTTTAGTAATCTTAAGTTATCAGTTATAATTGCTGACATTTGATATTATACTTTATTGTTATTTATTAGCTGATCCTATAAAAAGTTAAAGGAATAGTGTTGATTCCTGCTGGTGAACTTGAATATGATGTATCCCCAAGATAATTAGTAGAAATTCCTGGAGATCCTATATTAATAATGCTAGATCCTATTGATACAATAGTTACTCCAACCCCAATGTAAGACCCCTCTACATAATCTCCAACTTGAACCAAACTACCAATTCCTGCATTGGTATTAATTCCAATTATATTTGTACTTATTCCACTGAATGATCCTGGAGATGTACTAATAGCTACTGTAACTATTCCAACTGTAGTGTTTATGAATAATTTTGATATACTAGTTATCCCAGATCTCCATTCTGATCTAGATTTACTAACTATTTCTCCATTAATAATCTTATCCGCTACCTGAGGAGTCCAAGAAATAGATCTAAATTGAGAAGATTCTTCAGACAATCCAATATTTGAATATACTTCAGTTCTTAGTGTGTCTGAGCTTACTACTCTCTTTGCGGTTCTATCTAACTGTTCAAATGGAGGAGCCTCAAAAATATCTCTTTGTATTCTTAATTTATCACCCTCCTTAACGTCAGTTTGACTTTGGAATAAATTTGCATCTCCAAAATATCCAAAATAAAAATAAACTTTTACTGTGCTTCCTTTAGCTGGTGCTTCAGTGAATACAAGTTGAGACCCTCCTGGAAATGTATATGATTTATCAGGTATTTGTAAAATATCATTAATAAAAACTAAAAGGTTGTATGATAAATCTATATCAGATCCAGGATCTGATTCCAAACTAGTTCTCCTAATTTCTCCATCTATTGTTTCAGTTAAAACAAATACTTTTCGTTTACCATTTACTTTATCAGTAAGATCATTTAATTTGTACAACTGTCCAATATTCCAAGCAGCAAAATCATCCTTTGCTACCTCATTTATAGTAATTTTTAACTTATCGTCTTGGGTTTGTGTTCCAACTCCAATAGTCCCAGATGGAAATAGTACATCTTCAGTTTTATAATTATATCCACGATTAGTAAATATTAAATCTTTTATTCTTCCTTCAGGATCAATGTCAAAAGAAACTGAAGCTCCTATTCCAGTAGAAGATCCAGATAATGGTATATTTTCATACGGAGAAGGTGCATCAAATTTAGCAGTATAGAAGAATTCAAATTTTTCTACAGTTACTCCTGAGTTGTGAAGCGTTCCTACAGTATCAAATTGACCTCTTACAGTTCCTGTTAATTGACTAGTTGAATTATTAATTCCAGTATATTGAATTACTTCATTTTCAATTTTAACAAATCCTGGGTTTAATAAATTAACCGGAGATCCTCTAAATGATCCAAATATTGATGTTGTTCCAACTCCTATTGGAGTTCCGTTTGGATCTAATGCATTAATTGTGGTAGTTAAAGATGTTGAAAGTCCATTATATCTGTACCCAGACCCTCCAGTTAAAACACCAACACTAGAGATTAAACCATCTGAATTTGGAGTTGCAATTGCTAAAGCTCCACTACCATAACCCTCCCCATCTTCAAACTCAACATAATATGTTGTAATTCCAGATCTATATCCAGATCCAGGACTTCCAATAATTACTGATGTTATAGTTCCAGCAGAGGACACTACAGCTACTCCTGATGCAGGTCTTAATGGGGAGTAATTCAATCCACTTGATATTCCATATCCAACTATAATTCCCCCTCTTGGAAGACCTTTTACATTAACATCATAAGTTTTAGATGCTGCTGATCCTTTAAAATCTATAAAAGTTTGAGTTGGAGTGCTGCCAATACCAACCTCTCTATAATCAAATGCTTCACTAGATTCTGGATATTGGAATACATTGTTGACCAAAACTATTCCATTATCGCTTGTGATTCCAACAGTACTTATTCCAGAAACTTTTAATTCAAATGAACTTGTTATTCCTGTAAATTGTTCTGATACATCATCAAATACATAATTTCCATCATAATTTGATCTTAAAAATACTCTTCCATGAAAACTACTATTTTCTCTTGGAAGGACTAAGAAAAGTTGGAAATCTTGCACTATAAATTCATTTCCAGTATTAGTAGAAAATTCTACAAAAGCACCATTAAATGAATCAAATAAACTCTCTGCAAATTGGAATGTATTATTGGAAGATCTAATTAAATAATATATTCCTCCATTTGTAAGTTCTACTGGTGGATTTTCGGAATAAAATACACATTGTGATCCTGTAATAATTTCATCACTAAAGTATGAGAATGAATCAGTTTCAAAATCTATACTTGAGACAGGAACAACTATATTAATTCTTTTTCCTTCTAATGGAGCATCTGCAAAATAAATAATGTCCCTGACTATATTATAATTTCCAGATAACACGCTTAGATAGTCATTTTTTATAGAATCATTAAAGTTAATTTGTGGAGTTCCCATCACACCAGTACCCCTAGAAATGGATACATTATATCCGGGATATGTTCCAGTTTGTAGTTGATAATCAATAGCAGAAATTTTTACTATTTCTGATTTTATTTTTAAAAATGATCCTAATTTAACATTTTTTAATTTATCTATTCTTAAAGATGTGTTAGTATAAGTTGATATTGCTACTGTAGATCCAACTGAAATTGGAGATTGAATTACATTGTCTATAGATATTAAAGTTTTAGAAGTTTGTTTTTCAGCTAATAAACTATGAACAGTTCCAATTCCTAAAGTATTAATATTTACATATTCTCCATCTAAAGCTAAACTTGAAGCTAATGCAACTCTAATGTTATCTTTGTCTAAAACTATTGGATAAACTACTGTTGGTAAGAACGTACCTATTCCACTAGACCAACCTGGACTTAAAGTACTTATTCCAATAGAGGTGCCAGATCCACAATTATATACTAATTTTTCCCCAGTCTTGAAGAAATGATTTATTATTTTTATTTTGTCTGAAGTTATACCTACTACACGAGAGTCTGATCCATCAAATGTTTTATAAAATATGGGATCTCCTTCATGTCTCAATGGAAATGAAGTTCTTCCATAGATTGAAGGAGTATAAATGGCACCAATGTCGTTAGCTGGCATTTTTAGAAATATTTATTAGATAATTAAGTGTTTGGATTTAGAACGCTCTTTTCAAGATATCTAAATCTATAGGTAGCTGAAACAGTGGGATTAAATGTTAATACGTACTCACTAGTTAGAGGATTTAATATGGTTTCAAAGTCTAATTCATCTTGTGGGAAGTCTCCAATTATTCCATAAACTGTGTTATTAGAATAATCTTGGAAGTGAAGAGAATTTATTTGAACTAAAGATTTTTGAGTACTTAATCCTACAGTTTTAGTAGCTTCGATTATATATTTTGTTGCTGCATATGCAGAACTTACTGTAGAGATTGATACAGCACTTGATCCAGTATATATTACTTGGTTACTTCTAACTCTACTCAATTCTTTAATTTTTTCATTTGGAACATCATAAGTATTGGTTATAAAGTTAAAATTAGTAAATAAAGTCACTCCAATTCCAGTTGGAGGTGTAAATGTAAATTGTATATTTCCAGCACTAGTGGTTATACCAAATACTCCAAGTTCCTTATATTTTTGTTCTGCAAAAATATTATAATCTATGATGTTGTTTTGATTTTTGACAAAACTTATCTCAAATGCATTTTCAACTCTTTTTGGAGCTGAAGATATTCCCAAAAATACAGACCCAGCAACACAATCTGATAGAGGAATACTATAGAAAGTACTAGTAGCTGGTGATGGAGTAGATGTATATATTCCAGTAGATTCTACATTTCTAATATATCCAAAAGAAGTTGTGGCAATCCCAACAGAAACATTTGCAGTTTCTTTAACTGCTCTAATAGCATAACTATTAAATATATTCCTTGGAATAAAGTTAATAGTTATTTCATCTCCATTAGTAGGACTGATTGCTCCTTGAATGTCTCCTAAAGGAAGAGCAGCTGCTCCACTTGAAGTGAAGAAATCATAATAATATCCATAAGATGATAAATTTATAGTATCATTATTTCTAGTTACAAATAAATCTAATACTTCAGGTTTTACAAATTCTCCAAAGAATGATGAAGTAGCTCCAATAAAGAAGAAATACTTTAATACAATATTTTCAGTAGTATCTACGTCATCTAGAGGGACTACAACAAATGGAGCATTATCAGTATCAAATAATGAGGAAATATCATCAATAGAAAGAACTCTATTTTGAGTTGATAAAATATAATCTGATAATTTTCTAGTTTTAAATTTAATGAATTCAGAATATGCACCTTCACTTTCGTCAATATCTTCTTCAACAACTAAATCAAAGTTTGAAATGGTATTTACTTGAGAATATGATGTTAATACAACATTAACAGAAGATGTAAAATCGGATTTAACTTTTAAATCATTATTAGTACTTCCAATTCCTACTATTTGATTAGACTCAATACTCAAATCTGCAAATTTTTTATATCCAGTAACATGAGATATATCTGAAACTATAGAATTCCAATCAGTGTATGGAATTTTACTCTTAAGTGAATATGAAAACTTTTGATAGTAATCATTATCTGGTAATTTTTGTAAAATGCTGGATAAATTACCTCTAAAATCTTTCCACCCTATTGTTTCTGGGACACTAGAATCTATTGAAAATACTGCAGGGAAATCACCTATATCTGATATAGTTCCTTTTGATTTTGAAGATAACCCAGAAACAGAATCGCCAACAGATAGTCCAGTAGACTTATGAAGTTTCAACACCCTAGTAATTTTATCATTATCTGGATTATCAATAATTTGAACTTCATCAGTTAAAAATTCTGAATTATAAAATTGACTTTCACCTAAAACAGGAGTAATTTTGGCAATATCTGAATAATTTATAACAATTGCATTAAATGTAAGATCTTCATTAAAGATTCCAGGGAATTCATTTACTTCATATCTAACCAAAGCAGCATCTTGAGAATTAAATGCTTGATCTACAAATGTTACTTTAAATGGAACATATTTAAAATCTTTGCTGTTAAATCCTACACCAGAGGTACTTTCTATATTTTCAACGAATATTTCATCACCAACTTTTATTGGCAATGAAGATTCAGTAGTAAATCCAATTAAAGGAGTTTCTAATGTTAATGTTACTTGGTATGGGTCTATTCCAGCAACAGAAGCTGATAGTATTCTAATCCCATTACTATTATCTAATACTAAAATTTCATCGTCAGTAGACTTTAGATTAGATCCTGAATTTAGTATTTTAATTTCATTTATTGAAGTATTTTTTAATATAGCAGTTGCAGTAAATTCTTCTTTAATTAAGTCTTCTGTTCTATTGTATAATTTTAAAGTTGGAGAAGTTAAATACTTTGATCCAGGAGATTGTATAATACAATCAATGACTTCATAGTTATTTGTTAGTTTTATAGTAGAAAATACATTTGAAACTGGTCTTAATGTAGTATCTGTTGGGAAAATTGATTGAGTATTTGTAACTTTAGCGTTCTTAAGTTTTCCTATACTATTGCTAAATGCAAATAAATTAGCACCAGTTCCTTCTTTTGTTGTTATCTGTTTAATTAATGGAAGTTTTTTATAATTAGATCCATTAAACAATACTTTTGCTTTGCCTATTGGACCTTTTACATTTGGTGATTTTACATTATACTTTAATGTTGATAATATATTTGTATATTTTTGTCTTTCTGGTTGAATTGCAACATCAAATTCAAATGTATAATCAGTAGTAGTGCTTATAGAGGCATCAACATTGAATAAGCTATTGTTTACTATTATCTTGTTATAATCCTTTAGAGATATGTCTGGATAAATTTCATCATCAGATGTAATATTTTTTAAATTATAATAAAGAGTTCTTGGGGTAAATTCACTAATGTTTAATCTAAGTTCTGAAGCAGTTTTAATGACTTCTAACCCATTCTCTTCATTTCCAAAATATTCATTATTAAATGAATCATTTGTATAAATTCCAAATTCTTTTCCACTTAAGCTTAATGATGAAGTGTCAAAGGACACAGTATCATTAGCATATACATTAATTAGATCACTTCCTTGAGAATTAATTAATACTCTTTTAGTTATAGTTGAATATCCTACTGTATAATTAGTAACTATTCCAGAAATAACACTAACTTTTATGTTATCATTAACTGATAACCCATGAGTTTCTCCAGTGGATACTTTTACTTTATTTTGAATTGTTGTGCAAGTAGTAACATTTCTTACAGTAGTTAATTTGTGTAATATTCCAGTTCCAACTGATGTGTACTGTAGTATAGATGCTGCATCATTAATTTTATTCTTTTCGTTGACTAATCCAACAATATCTGAAGACAATTTAATTACAAAAAGATCTGATATAGAATCAAGATTTCCTAAATTAGTTACTATACTTGATGCATTTGATTCATATATTACTCTATCGCCAGTTTTAAACTTATTATTTGGTAAATATAATCCCCCATACTGAACGTATTTTGTTATAGATATTCCTACACCCAATGGATATATTGCTAAAGTATTTCCAAATCCTACAGAAGTTCCTAACCCAATAGATACTGATTGAACTGGATTAAAATAGTAAGTTTCATCTAATTGAGTTAATGGATTATCTAATCCTTTATATTCAAATGTAAATCTATTTTGTAAAGGAATAACTGTTGATCCAATTCCATACCCAGGTGATGATGGTTCTCTTAAAACATTTAATAAGTTATTGGTAAGATCTAATCCTATTACTTTAAAAGTTTCACTTTGAATTTTAAATTGATCATCTATATTATATGAGAATAAAGGTTCTTTAACTGATAGTCCAGTAATAATACCAGTAGTAGTTGAATCCGAAAGTGTGCTTGCGATAGAAGTAATTGGATACTCTACATTAATTCTAATTTTTCTAGTACCTTCAATTTCAGAATAATCTGTTGTTGAAATTCCAGTAATTGTAATAAAACTTTGGTCTGCAAAATTATGAGGTATTGTAGTTATACCTAATATACCAGTGTTTATACTTAATAGTTTAACATCTGAAAAAGTATTTGTTGTATACTGTATGGTAGTTATACCTACACCTTCAACCTCTACAACTTCTCCATAAGCACCTACCCCACCAAGATTATCAACATCAAATAATATTTTGTCTCCAATCTCATAATTAAGTCCAGAATCAATAATCTTTATAGCATCTACTTTGCCAGATGATGATGATGTAATTACAGCATCACTTCCTAGAGAATTGGATTCAAATTTAAAATACTCATAATAATTATTTTTGTCTTCTATTCTGTATGGTTTTGTATATTTTACAATGTTTAACTTGTTAAAATCTAAATTTTGATTAAATTTTAAATCAAAATTTTCTTGTTGTGGAGTATATTCATAATTATTTCCTACAATGTATGGAAACGCAGGTACATTATTATCATCTAATGTACAGAAGTACGCATAGATTCCCTCTGGATATTCTGGAGTGATGCAAAATCTTCCATTATTTCTATCTAAGGATCCAGAATTTGTAAAAATATAATCTTCTATACAATCTAAATTAGAAGGTGGACTAATCTTTGATCTAGAATATCCACTCTTCATCCTAACTACACCACCAGTTCCATCTGAATTGGCAAATGAGTATGGACCATAAATTGGACACCCATCATAAGCCCATCCAACTATTGGAGAATGCTTTACTGGAGTGCTTGGTATATTAAAGGATGATCTAAGGTTTTGATCTAAAAAGAAAGTTCCAAAAATATTTCCAAATAAAGAATATTTTTTGCCAAAAATAGTTCCATTATTTAAATTTGAAATTCCTAATTTAGTAACTTCATTTATTGTCCAAGAAGTTAAATTAGCAGAGACCTTTAAGTTCTCTCCCTTAGAAACTACTTGAATAGTTGTATTTGTACTAGCATATCCAACTCCAGGATTTGCTATGATAACATCTATAATTTGTCCATAACTTACTTGTCCATTATAGATTTCTCCATTACTCAATACTGGTTGTAACAGTGCTCCATATCCATTTCCAATAACTTTAAGTTCAAAATTATTAAAATAATTTTCTCCAGCATTTTTAACTATAACATCAATAATTTTTCCATCTTCTATTACTGTAGCAAAAGATGCATCTTTTCCTTCTAAAACAGTAACTGTAGGACGATTATGATAATTTATTACATTATTTGACCCTAAGAACTGTTTAGCAGGTTTAGCAAGACCTCTTTGAACTCTAACTGAGGTAACAGACCCTTCAACTACAGGAATGATTGTAGCACCATATCCAATGACTGCAGATGCAGTTTTTTTAATTTTTCCAAAAACATTAGCAGTAATTGGAGGATATTGTACAAAATAAGTTGTAGCGAAATCTGTGCTGATAATGTTTAATATATTTTTTCCTTCTGGATCAGTAGTCAGTTGGAATCTATCATTATCTAGTTTTAAAATATAATAAATTTGATTTGGTGTTGCTCCATCTAAGTAAGTTCCTTCTACTGTAATTACTACTTTATCTCTAGTATTAAATTGATGATCTATGCTAGTAAAAATATTATCGTATACATTGACATCTTCTGGACCAAAAGATAATTTTTTATATTCAAAGTTAATATTCTGCCCTAAAACATTTACTTTGTCTATTACTTGGATTTTATTCAAAGATTTAAATCTTTGAATTCCTCCACCAGTAGTTCTTATATTGATTAAATTCCTTTCTGCAATAGCATCTTCTTGGTTTAATGCTAATTTAATTGAAGTTCCTGCTCCAATATTTACAGCATAATAGACTGAGTTATTTAATAAAGTTCCATCAGAAACTATAGATCCAATTCCTATTGGAATAGTATTAAAAGTTTCATATACAATAGGCTCACCAGTTATGAATCCATGATTTCTTCCAAATCTTAGATCATTAGTTACGGTATTTACTACTGTATCTCTAGTTGTTGCATTGAATTGAATCTGCTTATCTATGCTCTTCATTTTAACTTGAGCAGATAATTCATCATTATTTCCGCCAGTTATAGTAACTATTGGAGTGTCTTCATAATCATATCCAGAATTTACTACTATTAACTCTTTTAAAACTCCCTTCATTTGAGGAATTAAAAAAGTATCCTGATCTTCTTCAGTTCCACTAAAAATTTGGAAAGATGGGGGATTAATCAGACTATAGTTAGTGCCACCATTTAAAACATCTACTGTCTCAATTTGACCATAATAAATTTTATCATATGATTTATAATTTTGAATTTCTACTCCATTAACAAAAATTCCAATTGGACCTGCAGAAGTTTCAACTTTAGTTTTAGAAAATTCTAGATTCTTTGGAATTTTTTTAAATAACTTTGAAGATGTAAAGTTATTTCCATACAAAGGAGAACTTATAAGAACTATTTCATCTATAGTTCCAAATAAATTACCTTCATTGTCATATTCAAAGAAATTTATTGATGTATTTCCAACATTATCTCTATTTTCAGTCAATCCTAAAGTATTAGAACTTAATCTAGTAACATAATAAGTTACCCCAGTTGCAATTCCAACTTTATTATTGTAATTAGTAGACGTGGTATATGAAACTACCTTTACTGCCTCTCCATCATAAAAATTGTGTGTTCCTACTAATGTAGATACATTAACAGTAAAGGAAAACTCTCTAATATATGGGTTTATTTCATAATCAGGAAGACCATTAGATGTTACATAATAATAATTATCATCTACATAACAATCTTGAATATTAGAAGTAAATTTATTTTGAATATTATTATAAAGTTTGGTAAATGGAGTTGCTTTTGTTTTCTTTAAATTTCTTCTAAATAAAACCTTTTTCCCTAAAACACTAGGATTTGATATTTGCTGAACACTAAATTCTTTAGACAGACTAGTATTTACTGAAAGACCTGATAATATTAAGTCATATCCTTCAGTAGACTGTGCAAAAAGATTTACAGTATCACCTAATTTTAAATTGTGATTATATTTGCATAATGCCAAACCATTTACTACAGAAAATCCTTCTTTAAAATAATTTCTTGTTGTATCAGTTATTTGTGTTGTAGATATTCCAGATGGAATTGTTAATGGATGATTATAATATAAAGATTTTGTAAAGGTGGTATCTACTGTATTTCCTATATTTTCGATCCTAATTGGATCATTATCTAATGCATACAATGTTTCAGATGATCTTATGCCAGATAAAACATTGTTTACTTTTAGTTTGACTATGGATGAAGTATTTCCATCTTCATATGAATATACAAAATTAGATCCATAGATTTCTGATTTTCTTCCAATAACAGTTGTGGAAGTTATTCCAGTTACTTGTGTGAATTGATTATTAGTTTTATCAGAATATGTGTATTCTGTTCCATTGATATTTAATATTCCACTTTGTGGAAATCCTACTGTAGAATCTACAAATATAGTGGTTGATTCAACATCTACATTTTCTACTGAATATGTTTTTGGAGTAGATACAAAAACGCCAGAAATAGACCCTTTAGGACTTATATTATTAGAATACCCAGCAAATATTTTTATCTTATATAATATTTTGTTATCTAATTTAAATGACTCTACTTCATATATTGATCCATTAGCTTCTAATACATTTGAATTATATGGATCACTATCTTGATATAAGGTTTGTCCCTTTATTTTCAGTGGATCACCACTGATTAAATCGCATACAAAAGTTTCTGTTACTACCCACTTATCATCAGATGAAGTAAAGCAAAACTCTCTTGGCTTTATAATTTTTACATCTTCATCATAAAGAACTTTAAATAAAATCTGATATGCTTCGTCTGTTCCTTTACTTTGATAAAATGATTTTGCCTTTGAAATGAAATTTTGGGGATTAATTTTAGAATCCAGTTCTACTTCTTCAAATCCTGGAGTAAACTGATATTTAATTTTATTAAAGAATTCTACTAAAAATAAATTGCTGAGATTAATTACTGAGTCTCCCTCAGAATGAAAATCAGATTCAGTCTTTGAGAATACAAGTACTTCTGGATTATCTTCACTAGAAAGGGATTCTATGCCACTAAACCCCCTAATACATCCTAAGAATGAATTAGTTGTTATACCAGTATATGTTATGATTTCATTATTAATTTTAAATAGACCATAAGAATTAGGCCATCCATTAGTGGATTCTACATAAATTTCAGAATCAATAAAACTTGCATCAGAAGTTAATGTAGTACTTTTTATTAGATTAATTTTATCAAACGATTCTACATTTTTATAGTCGCTTAAATTTTCAGATAGGTCTACTGGTCCACCAGTATACTCTTGTGAAACATAATATTGGTTTAAGAATTCCGAAAAGTTTGGATTTTCTTCTAAAATAAATTCAGGAAGTTGATTTTTGACAACATCTGAAATTTTAATTACTTTCTTTTCGTTATTCATCTTATACTCTTATTATGTTTCTTGTTGAAAAACTTTGTTCTGGTGTAAACGCGCTTCCAGAGGCATTTTCTCCAGAAGATATTAAATCTTTAACTAAGTTTATTTTGCTTTTTCCAATATCAAGTTTCAAATATACAGATTTCTTTGCAATAATATCATTAGATAATGGAGTTGCCTCAATTTCTATAATGTTATTTGGCAAAACAGTGGAAGATACATTTATATTATCTATATTAATTTCTCCAGTAGTATAATTAATTCTACCTACATTTTGTAATCTAGTAATCATTTCATCACCCTCTAATGAAAATAAGAAAAGAGTACCTTCTGATGAATTTTTAACTGCATCTCCAATGTAAACAATAGAGTCTATTCCATTTACTCTAAATCCTGTGCTCCTTATATTACTTTGTGCTGTCAAAACTGCAAATGAATTTTCAAAACATATTTTATATTGAGTAGGTTTATCTATAATTACTCCAACATCTCTTCTAATTTTAATTTTGGTGATGTTGGATGTTATAGAATTACTAGTAGCATCTATAACTCTAAGACACTTACTGTACTTAAACCTTCCTCCAAATTTATTTAAATCAGTAGATTGTGAATACTTCTGTAAAGAACTAGTTACTTTTGCACTTAAATCACTAACTGATCCCACAAAATTAGAATTATAATAAACAACAGAGTCTAATTCCACATAGACTACATTAACATCTACAAAATTAACTTCAATTCCAGCAACTGTATATTTTTTTAGGGATTGGATTATACTTTCTTTAGTACTTTGTGATAAGTATTCTGCATTTTTTGGTTTTGCTGCCACAAAAACTTTACCATAATCTGGTGGATTATTCTCTTCGCCACCATATGCAGTAACTGATTCTATATTTGGATAAATTGATGGTAATAGTGCCTCATAATCAGATGCAGTTACTGCTCTGTATTGGGTAGAATACAGTCTAGGAGCATAGTATTTGATAGATTCTATTGATTGGATGTCATCACCATTAGATGCCACCTCATCAGTGATTAAAACCCCAACATTTGGACTGACATCTACTCCAGTATCAGTTAAAATTACTCCAGAAAAATCAAAACTAGATGCTCCATTACCAGATTTGCCATTTGTGGTGATGTATGTTGCTGAAATTTGATTATTATTACTTAATTGCTTACCAAAAATCCCATCGCCAAAAAATAATTCATATTTTTCATCTGATATTTCTTGAACTAAGAAGATTTGAGAATTTTTATTTATACCAATAATATTATCTACTGCATTATATTCTTCTGTTGTGGTAGACTGTGCTGTTTCTTTTACTGATACCCTAATTGTAGAGGTATCTATGTAAGGGTTTGGAAGAATATATTTTTGGTTTGGTTGAGAATTATCTACAATAAATGTCTTTGAAAGTAAAGTCCCTTCATAAATTTCAATTTGTGAGAATACAGCCTCATTGTTTGAAATTCCTACAGTAATATCTTCTGGGATTGAAAAGATATAACTTGTGTTATCTAAGTTACCAGTACAAACAATTCCTTTCTTTAGGGTTATTGTTTTGTAATTTACATTTAATCCAGTAACACTGAATGATATTTTTGCTCTTGCTGATCTTCTTGAAAGTGGAACATACCCAATATTTCTAACTAATGATACAACATTCTCTCTAATAGTGGCACTGTCAAGGAATGACTCATTGACCACCATATTTGTGTTATAGGCAGTCAAATAAGTATTGTAGGCAAGAACATCAATCAATACTGAGAAATTAGATCCTTCAAAGTCAAAGTCAGTAAATGTAGAATTTGCCCTTAAGTAATCTTTAATTGATGTTCTTACCTGATCAAAGTCCAGGTTTGTAAATTGAGTGAATGTCATTAGTATCTTGTAGGTTGTAATATGAAGCTAATATTCTGAGTTGGTAAACTTAAACCAATGATGTCATAGACTATTACAACATTCAATTCATTTTGATCCAAATATAATTGAACATCAACTCTTCTTAATGAAACTCTTGGTTCAAAGTTTCTTATAACATTCTTTATCTCATCCTCTAATGGTGTTACTATCCCACTATCAGCCAGTTCAAAGAAGTAATTTTCTACATTAGAACCTAACAGAGAATTAAAAAATCTTTCTCCAACCTTAGTTCTGACTAAGTTAATAACGGATTTTTTAATGGCATCCTCATTTTTCAATGATGTAACATCATTAGTAACAGGATGCCTGTTGAAAGACAGACTAATATCTTTAAATCCTCTGGAAATAGATTCTAAAGGCACTTGTTTATTTAATATTTATTTTTATTTATTGTGGTTTTCCATACACAGGCTCAGTTCCATACTCCCAATCATCATAATCTTCATCATTTCTGATTTTTTCATGAATATCTGCCTGTTCTTTTAAAAAATGCTTAGTTTTAGCAATATCATCATGCATAATTTCTTGAATTGTCCTTGTATTTGTGGGTTTAGTGTAATCAGTGACTAATTTTGTAGTCCCCCACATCTGATACATGTAATTTTGGTCCCTATCAGTAGGTAAATTTGACATAGTTGCTCCTAATTCTAGTGAATTAGAACTTTTTAAGGGGTTGCCATCCCTATAATCAATAAAAAAGCAGGGAATAACCCCTGCTTTATCTATATTATTTGCCTTGTCCTCTGTATTTTTTCTTTGCACCATTACTAGAGGTAGAAGACAGTTTAGTATGTTGGGACATTCCTTGACGAGTCTTCTTTGGTTTACCTTCAATAATGAGTTTATTGGTCAGTGAGGAACGCTTTGCCATAATCTTATCTCCTTAAGGTCTTAGACATTCTACCACAAGATCATCTGGTTTGGGAACCCCTGTCTCATAATATTGTTGAGACAGTTCATCCATCACCTCAAACATGTCTTCTTCTGAAAGATTGTTATAAATCACTCTTTCATTACAAAGAATGCGATACTTGTCCATAGATCAAATGACTCTGGTTTTCTCGTGTCCAACTCTAATCTGTGGATGGCACCAAATCTCAAAACCACACTTACGAGTAGCATCAAGACAGAATGAAACATCCTCTCCACACATGTCCTGGACCTCTCCAGACTCAAAGACTTGCATCTGTGGTGCAAACCATGGATACTTCATTTCAGGGTGCTCAAAGACCCCTTTCTTAAGGAGTACCCAACCAAAACCAGTATAGTCTACAGTGAATGGTTTCTTTCTATTACCAATGGTATCAACCATTTCATGATTCATGACTCCACCATTGCTCTTGAAGTTAGCTTCATCTGCCCAATGCGCAACTGATGTAGTTCTACCATCCTCTGTGGCATACCAACCACATGCAATGTCCTTATCCATTTGAACCAGTGCCCAGAAAGCATCTGTATTGAATACAATATCACTATCAATCCATAGTTGATAATCATAATTGAGGTTGCCTTGCCAGGGCACCTGATCTGGTCCTGCAAGCACATTTGCACCTAGTACCTTACATCTAGCAAAGTTAACCATGCTAGAGTAGTCCTGAGAGATTTGAATACTTGCTCCTGCCTGTACTAGATCAAAGCACAGTTGAACGAAGTTCTTCAGGAAAATATATGATACACCTCTTCCAGGTAAACAGAATACAATTGTTTTACCCTTAATCCTTTCTAGACATTCTTGAATGTTAAAAAGGGGTGTTTCTTGTTCTTGTTGTTTTGCCTTTACTGTAAATCCTTTTGACATAAAAATTTCAAGTTGTGATGTACGTACGTATCAACTCAAATGATACTGCACTATTTATTTGGTGTCAATGGTCCTTATTATGAGAGAAATTCGGGGTAGGTCCAATATTTTAAGAGAAATCCGCCTCACTGTTACTCAAATACATTGTATCAGGATTTAACTGATCCTCTTCAAGATCCTTCATAAGATCATCAAGATTATCAAAGGGTATCAATTTTTCCTTACCAGTTTTCACATCATCTACCAGCTGCATCAGATGTTCTAGAAAGGATCTGGGATAGGTATCATCTTCATTAAGTGACACCCAGAACCATTCATAACACTCTGTGAATGGGTCATCGTTATGAAGGAGGGTATAGTCCTTATAATTGTCTGTCATAAGGTCTGCCCATATTCTATATGCTCCTCTGATACTTTGCCATCCTGTCATCCAACAATGACCAATCCAATACTCAAACCAATTGAGTTTGATCTTTTCTTTGTCCGTTGCAAGTAATGAATTAGTAATCATGTGTGGTGCCTCTTACATTGAATTTCGTAATTTGGAAAGTGATGCGTCCTAAGTGCATTGTATACAATAAATGCATTAGTTATAAAAATTGACAGAAACATCACCATACGAAGCACTGCAACCTGATCTGCTTCTTTGTCTGTATTACCACTCTTTTCCCCTAGAGACTTTGCCACAAGCCTCCACATGGTATTCTTATTCTTTTTCATTCATCCAAATACCTCAACTTTACTAATGCTGACACTCTGACATTCATAATATGATCTGAGTTGCTTTGAACTCATTGGACTATTAACAGGAAAGGAAATCCAGACAGTTAATCCATTCACAATACTATACAAAGTCACTGCATACCTATTCATTCTGCAATCTCCCTCAATGTACTATCATACCTCACAATTGCATCCTTGGCAACCAATACTAACTATCACAAACTCTTCTACCTGAAATGAGGTAGAGAATCCTGCACTAATCATATTGGAAACTCCTGTGAGTGCTTCCTTGCATTCTGCTAATGTACCCTCACAAAATATCCTATCTCTTGCAATTAACCTATATTTCATTTTTTTCCTGGGAGAATTTTTTTTTCTATAATGGGACCCAACTATATTTAATGTTTCTCTGAGGCAACTCACAATATAACTCACCTCATCGCTGGGACCAATTGTAGTTCCATACAGACCCTCATAGATTAACCTTATGGGGGATTTTTTTGTACTCAGAATTTTTTTAATCATCTTTATATCGTTCTCTCAAATTGTCACCTCTGTAGGTTAGGGTAGTTTGGATTTTTCGCATTACCCGCCCCCACCCCACATAATATAACAAAACAACTGCGAATTCACTATAACACAAACACTGCACTTTGTCAACCCCTGTATTCACTGAAACCCACACATCTCATCACTGTCTTATACTGAGTTTTCCACAAGTTAACTATACTTTTCCACAGGTTTTCCACAGGTTTGACTATAGTTTTCCACAGG